ATAACAGCAATGGAATGGTTTGTAGAGCAATTACCTATAAGGATAATCAACTCCTACTTGGCGGAAATAGCCAAGGCTAAAACAATGGAGAGGGAGCAAATACAAAAAGCATTTTCCGATGGACAAGAAACACCCCTAAATCATCCCACCCTACCTCATTATAGTAGAGAGGAGTATTTTAACGATAACTACAACAAATAACCATGTTAACACCAATAGAACTACCAAATGATGAGGAGATAGAGAAAAAAGCAAATAATTGGTGTACAGTAGAGTTAGATGAAGACGGATTTGTAAGATTACATGACTATTACGACCTACATGAATTACCAGCTTTCATTGCAGGTGCTAAATGGATGAGAGATAAAATACTAAACAAACAATAACATGACACAATATGAATTTGACCGCATCAATTCAACATTAGATCGTATCGAAGCAATAATGACTGATATGAATAATAAACTGGGTAGGATGGTGAGTGAATTGGATAAGTATTATGATGAAGGTAAACCCAGTAGAACAATAACGAGTACGTACGACGGGGAAATAATGTATCGATTCAAACATAACGATAAAAAATATAGTAATGAGAAATAAACTGAATGTAATTGAGGATGTAGGTTTTTTTGTAGCAATGTGGTTTTTTTCTATCGCTTTTTGCGCTTTTTTGTTAAAAGTAGCAGTGTTTTTTATCAAACATTTTGTTTAGCAAGGGTGTTTTGTCACATACTGTAGTAGTACTACACAACGTAGGTTTTTACTAACTAATGTTTTTAGTATAATAGTATGTGGAATGGTGTTATAGTGGGGGTAGAGTGGTGTTGCGACCTGATCTGTTTTTTTTCTGCTCAACCACCTCTTTTTTTATCTACAACATATATACTATTTTTTGTAGTAAACTACTAATTTTTTTAGTAAGTTTTTTTTTGGTTTAGTTAAAGTTTTTTTTTAACTTTCGACCAATTTTTTTTTGTTTTAAATTTTTTTGTTTGGGGCGGGGTTTTTTTCTTAGATTTATCCCATGACGGAATTTAGTTTATTTACTGAAATAATTTTTTTCTTAATGGGTTTTTTTCTCGTGGTGTTTAGGAAAATTTTTCCATTCACCATCATATGGAAATATTTTTCAATATTCCTCATAGTATTTTTTGGTACGTTGTTTTTTAATAACATCAAAGGAAAATTTAAAGATTTTTTGAAATAGGGTTTGTTGGGGCGGGGTTTTTTCTTAGATTTAATTCAAATCAAAGGTTATGAAAGTTATAGAGAAACCATGGCAATACGGAACATACCTCGCCTACGATGAGGTAGAGGAACAATTTGTTGCAACAGAGAAGGGTGTACGTGTACTTCCAGCACCGTTTTTTTACGACAAGAAATTATATTTCGAGCTTTGGAAGCGCTACGAGCCAGGGGATAAACCAACATTCCCCAATGGAGGGTATGAGGTTGTCGACGTGAGTGGAGGCATCCGCTCGTTCGATCTGGATCAAGTGATCATTCACCCCGCCGTCCTCAAGCACAAGAAAATGTTGGATAAGATGGCTCGTCGAGCCGAAAAGCAGGCTAAACAGCGCGAGCGCAAAATGAAAAAGATAGCTAAGGATAATAAAGTAAAGCACGGTAGGCGTGGGCGCCCAGCTCTAGATCCCGCTCTGAAGGCTCAGAGGGATGCCTTAAAGGCTCAGGCGAAAGTTCGCTCTGGGGGTAAGAGGGGGCGCCCAGCTGGAACGGCAGCCCCAAAAACCGTTTCCACATCCGTGGGAGGGGGAAGGCGTGGGCGCCCAGCCCTCACGCCAGAAGCACTCGCTCAGCGAGCATCAGCTAAAGCAGCTTTACAGAAACGTTCGGGGGGTAAGCGCGGCAGACCTAAGTCAAAACGTTGATTGTCATAGTTGTTTTCCGTAGATTCATCTAAATTAAAAATTATGAATATAGAATCGTACGATGATCTCCATGAAACGTTTTACCAATTGGTTTTACCTCAGTATACATTAGAGGAAATACCGTCCGGGGCAGTAGAAAATGTTTTTTCCCACCTGGTTGATTTACTTGATGAAGGTGATATGCACAGCTCAGAAGATATGATTAACAGTATTAATGAGTGGATTAGGTTGGGCTGGACAAGAAGCATATTTTTAACCAAATAAAAATTACAATTATGACGAATTACGAAGCAAAAATGTTCAATGAATTGTTAGAAGTAAATTGGGAAATGAATCACGGCGATTACAACCCAACCGTTAAAACAGCTTTACTTAACCGTTATCATGAACTTACCTCCCAGCTAGAAGATAGTATGGGTAAAAGTGAATGGAGATATTTTATTAACGGAATGAGACAGATGTTTGCCCCAGTAGGTGGTTACGGGGATGAAAGCCCCGAGGAGGTAAACCGTATGATGGCAAGTGTAAGATAAGTTTTGTTCGGTCCAAGTTTTTTAATACATTCATATCACAATTATAAATAAATAAAACAAAAGGTTATGTCAAAAACAAAAACAGAAAACACAGTTAAGGGTTCAAAAGGTCGTCCAGTAGTAGAAACAAGTGCTCGTCAAGCCCGTCTTGCCGCCAGAGCAGCTCGTGTAGCAGCAGGTGGAGAAGTAAAGCGTGGTAGACCAGCCGTAGCAACCAGTGCTCGTCAAGCTAAATTGGCCGCTCAGGCCGCAAAGATTGCTGCCGGTGAAGCAATCAAGAGGGGTCGCCCCAAAGCAGCTACTGAGGTAGCCGCCTAATAGCACCCAGAATCTCTCCCCGTCCCACTGTTGGAGGTGGGCGGGGATTTTTTTGTATATTAATCTAAATTAAAAATTATGAATATAGCAATCGAACGTTTAGTTGAAATTGAGAGCGAAAGGGAGCAAACGATGAGTGATCCCTCGTTCCAGAGCTGGATGAAGGAAATTGGTGTGAGTGTTGTTTATAAGGATAGAGAGCCTGTTTTACGCGCTAGGGAGATGAATGCCGATTATGATTTTTCTAAATTGTTTATTCGTAGGTCCAAATTAATGTCATATATTCAGTGAAATAAAAATTAAAAAAGTATGTTTAACCTATTTGAGCGATTAAAATCAGAATTAAGAAACGATATTGAGTCAGAAAAAGAATTGTACCCACTTTCTTATGAGCGCCTAAAAAAGGATTTGAGTGAAACATTTTGGGTAATGGAATTGAGGTATGATAATGTTCTTAATCTAGAATCTAGAGCAACCAGATTAAATATTCCCTTTACTAACGCCTGGGATTTTTTTATCAGTGAATAGTCAGAGTTTTGTGTATACATTTATTCAAACAAAAAATTAAAAATTATGTCCACAAGATCTTACATTGGAGTTAGAAATTTAGATGCCTCAGTTGATTACATTTACTGCCACTTTGATGGCTACCCAGAGGGTGTAGGTACAACCCTAATCAAGCATTATGCTGATATGGATAAAGTAAACGCACTATTGAAGTTGGGTGATTTGAGTGTGTTGGGGGAGGAAATAGGTGAGCAACATGACTTCAACAAGCCAGTAAAGGGATGGTGCCGTGCATATGGTAGAGATAGGGGTGAGAAGAATGTGAACGCCAAGAATGGAGATTATGATGAGTTAATTCATGATCAAAACGTAGATTATGTTTATATTTTTGATGGTGACTATTGGGAGTGTTTTAGTACATGGGATCCAGCAATGACTGAATTATATAAATTATATAAAATGGAAAAAACGAATTAAACGCGGTTCATACTTTTAATTTTTAATGGTTAACGGCCCTGGGTTTCTACCCGGGGCCTTGTTTTGTTATGTCAGAATTTTATTATTATATTTATTTAAATTAAAAATTATGAATAAATTTGTTATTAAAGGTATTGTTTATGAAATTATTAGTGTTGAAGATTTTATTGAATATTATTATAGAAGTGGTTTAAATTAAATGTGGGTGGTCAGAAATGACCACTTATATTTATTGTAAACAAAACCGTTAACATGAACCTCTTAGATCAAATCGTTATTAAAACCCAATTCGTAGGCTTTATTATTGTGCTTATTGGAGCCGCATTTATTATATCTAAAGACATATATTCCAGGGTTAAGGGTTAATTATTACATTCATTAAAATTAAGGTTATGAAGCAACAACGCGAATTAGATTTTACCATCCCAGTAGTGGCACTCCTATTATTCATCATCCTGGCTGCCTCCAGCTGTGTAGTTAACGGATACGGTTACCATGGCCGTTCTAAGATTATTACACGTGTAAGGTAAACGGTACGGGGCGAAGCCCTGTTCCTACATTCACGTTATAAAATTAAAACGTATGATTACAATTAGTGTATTATCTAATTTTAAAGGCACAACAACCGAATGGATTAAAGCAGCAACCATATGTTTACTCCTTGATTCCACTTATATAATAATAATGTTAGTGTAGGGCAGAATTAAACACATACATTCACGTTATAAAATTAAAACATATGAATAAACAAACATTATCAACTGTATATTGGTCATTAGTAAGCGTATTAGTATTATTAGTATTACTAGCTGCTGGTAATGATGGTCCTATGGAGGTATCTGAATTAATGGTATTATTAATGGTAAGTGTAGTAGCAGTAAGTACAACTGTAATGATATTATTATTAATAATGAGACAGGGACGGTCAAAATAAACAACGTATATTCATCACATAATTAAAAATTACAATATGAAAGTATTTAACGGCATTATGAGTGTATTATTAGGTCTAGTATCAATGTATTTAATATTCATCTGGGCTAAAACCGATATGGACTTCGTCTGTGGGTTCCTAGTATTAATAATGGCAGCATTATTCCTCATGTTCATGATAGTAGAAGAACGTAATGAAGAAATAAGTCAATTAAGACGTACGATATTAAAGATGAAAGGTATAGTATAAACGGGTGGGGCAAAGCCCCACTCATATATTCATTACACAATTAAAATTAAACATATGAACAACAATTACGTTATCGTTTACAAGACATCAGACAATGAAATCGGAGTAATTAATGTTACAGGTGAAGACCATGTTGACGCTGAAGCCTCATTTTACGTTATAGCAGACGAAAATGGATGGGCAGTTGAAGAGGTAATGAGTGTAACTGTAGCTATGGAACCGGTTGATCCCGTTTATGAAATGGAAGATGCAGATCAGTGGCTCGATAAATACGTTCACATTCACTACTAATAATAAACACCATATCGAATAATTCAGGTGACGGGGTAAAGCCCCGTCCCTATATTCACGTTATAAAATTAATAATTATGAATTATATGATCAACAACGAGGCAAGTAAACAGGTGGCAATCGAATTCGCTAAGTGGACTATTATTAAGGGTATGTGGCAATCAGACCTTACGTTCGAGGAACAGTACGAGTGCTGGATAAAGGAGCTGGATAACCAGGCATACGACGATAGAGTAGCACACGACAGCATAGATGCCGATCATGAGTGTTGGGTCGATGAGATAGATGGCACCAGGTAGGCTCAATAAAAAACCGTTGATATCGGGTCGTTATCGGTTGATAGCGGTCCGATAGCGGTTTAATAGCGAAGTGCTCCCATGATAACCGCGGTCCATCGACGGGGCGGGGGCGGTGTAAAAAAAAGTATATGTATTCACGACTCACACACAATCTCTAACCACCGACAATATATACAAATATACCATCCGCAATATTTATTGTCGATTTCCATTTAAACCATTTTTAAAATCCTTTGCAATATTTCAAAGATCTCTTTTAAACACCTCTTTTTGCTATGAAAAAATATATACAAGATAATATTTTATTAACTAAAGAAGCGCTTGCAGATTATATATTAAGACAACGTGCAGAACAAGCAGCGCGCTATGGCCTCACGTTGGAACAGTATATGAACGCTATTGAGAAGGGGATTGTTGTAAGTGAACTTGCTCAATCTTCTCAACCAACAGGCAGTTTGTAAAATCCTTACCCAACTCCTCAATTACACGTTGCGCCGTAACAGAATCAATAGCAAACATTTCTCTATTATCGGCTACTCTATATTGACTCAGATATTCATGTACTCGTTGCTCCAATATAAGCGAAGCATAGCACTTCAGCGACCAAACCGGTATCCACGGCGTTGGAACTCCAGTTGCTTTATTAATATCACTTGCTCGTTTCGCTGGAGTACTTGTCGTCATACCAATCTTTACCATTCCAGGCATCGATCTATTCACTAACACATACACATATTCCATCGGTCTTATTCCACCCGATGAATCTATTACCGGTTCTTTTAAATAAATTACATCTTCCCATCCCTCTTTAAAGCCAGGATCAGTAGTAGGAATAAGAGCATAGTGAGTTGCCATTCCATACTCACCAGGCTTTAAACGAATATAATATTGTATATCGTCCGCATTAACGCGGGTGAAATCTTCTTTACTCATAATATAAAATATAAATTGAAAATTTTGACTGTCAAAATAATTTAAAATATATTTAATTTATGAAAAAACATATTATTGCACTTATAGGTCATATTGCTATTGCTACCTTACATTTACACTTAATTAATACTAAGGGAATGACAGGGTTTCAATTTATTTCATTTGCTGTTGTACATTATGTATGGCACGATCTAATGATAAATCGTATATACGGATTGAAGTAGTTAGGTAAGTGGCAGCAATGCTATGTGGGGGTTATATTTTTATTATATTTATTGTAAATGACATTTAAGATAAAACTTGAGGATAAAGCTGCTTTTCTCAATCGCATGGAAAAACAAAGCGAAGCGATAGGTAGCGAACAAATTCAAAATAATAAACTTGAAGGTTATTTTGAAGTCAATATTGACGATCCAAAACAATTAGAAATAGCAAAAGCAATTTTAAAACAATCCCCAAAAATAAACACACTATCAGAAATGGAAAAGAAAAAACTTACCAAAAAAGAATTAGCTGAAATGGTTCGCCAAGAATTACATGCCGTATTAGCAGAAAAGAAAAAAATGAAGGATGAAGATAAGAAAAAACAATTAGATGAAAATCAATTAAATGAAATAGCAGATGTACTTGTTGCTGGTTTAGCTACTTTACTTGGTGTAGGCGGTACTTTAGTTGCTGCTTTAATTAATGATTTAAGAAAAGCTAAAACACCAGAAGAAAAACAAGCAGTATTTAAAAGAGGAACAGATGCCATTGAAAGAAAAATGGGTGGAGGTATGTAATTTTATATTTAATTTTATTATAAGGGCGTCTTGAAAAAGATGCCCTTCTTCTTTGGAAGTATAAAATTTCTTTGGTATATTTAACCTACGAGAGGTTTGAAAATAAGGAAACGAGTAAGGTAACAGGGGTGGTGGGGAACGGAAATTATCATATATTTATATATAAACATATATTATGCGTTATAAAAACAACGTTTTAGACAAATTGACTCAACTAGAAGCACTTGCTAATAAAGTACAATTTCAAGTTAATCGCAACATGGATCAAGATCAAATTTTAGAATCTATTGATTTGTTAAAAGAGCATGTTGAAAAAACCCGTGAAATTATTTCTTTGGAAGCAGATGAATTTGCTCAACAATTTGCAAATAGATAATCATGTTGACTTGGTTAATAATAATTCATTTAATTGAAATAATTGGAATAGGTATATTCTTTCTAATTAGACGTAATAATATACTTGAAAAAGCAGTTAATGAACAACAACAATACATTGATGCTATTAGTATTATAATTGCTAATTCTAATGCTAAATTAAAAGAATTAGATACATTAGGTGCATTTCAAACAGACGATGAAGTAGGTACTTTCTTTACCAATTTAAGAGAAATTCAAGAAGTACTTAACCAATTCAATAATAAGAAATAAGTTTGGTTATGTAATTTTTTCTCATTATATTGAGATTAAAAATTAGGAAATCATACTATGTCATATTTTGATAACTACGGCTCCGATATATTTGCTGATGATACGTTAGCATTAACTAAACGAGGTAAGCCACGCAAACGCAAACCAAAAGAACCCCGCATTTATTTCACTCAGGATACTGAGGATGCTATTGTTGAATATCTTGTAACAGTAGATACAGCTGAACGTAATCGTATTTATAATGATCGTATTGAATATGGTTTTTACAAATTAGCCGAAAATATTATTCATACGTTTAAGTTTTACTATACCGATACTGATACAATTGAAGAGCTCAAACACGAGGTTATTACTTTTCTTCTTGAAAAACTTCACCTATATAAACCAGAAAAAGGTAAAGCATTTTCTTACTTTGGCACTATTGCAAAACGTTATTTAATCGTTTATAACGAAAACAACTACAAGAAACTCCAGGAACGAGCTGATGTAGATGAATCGGATGACGATCAAATGCAACTATACGAAAATGATAAAAGTATAGAAAATCTATTCAATGAAAATAATTTTATGGATCAATATATTAAGTATGTTGATACTCATATATACAAATTATTTCCTAAAAAGCAAGATGCTCAAACGGCCGACGCAATTGTAGAATTATTTCGCAAACGTGAAACATTAGAAATATTTAATAAAAAGGCACTATACATTTATATTCGTGAGATTACTGATGTGTCAACTCCTCAAATTACTAAGATAATTAAAAAACTCAAATTATTATATGTTCAATTGTATAATGAATATTACAATCATGGATATATAAAAATTTAATTGTTTATATTTATTGATATGCTTAAGTTGATTGATATATTAAAAGAAATAGCAGAAAATAAAATTGCTATATTAATTGATGGAACATCATCAGCAGGTAAATCAATGGCTGCTCAAATATTAAAAGCTGTTCCTTTTTATAAAGCAACTAACCCTAACCAATGGGTTCAAATAGATAGTGATATGTTTGGTAAAGGAAAAGAAGAAGAAAAAAGAAGATTAAAACATGATCACCCCAATATTAGAAAATGGTCAATAGAAAATGAAGAACCGGGAATAGTCTCAGGTTTATATCGTAAAGCAGGTGAAAATGTTCCTGAAAATCCATATGAAGACACGTATATTGAAGATACAAAGGATGCAAGAGCATGGTATATGGCTCAGGAGTATAAAAAAGGACCTTGGAAAAAAGTTGTTTTTGATAGTGTAAATGATGATATTTTAAAATATGTTCCTAACGTAAAACATGTACTTTTACATGCTCCGCTTACTATATTATTTTCAAATATTAAAGGAAGAAAAGAAAGAGATCCAAGGGATCTAACAATGGTTTTAAAGCAGTATCTTGAAAAGTATGAAGCTACTACCTCTAAACCTTCCGAAAATGTTGGAGATCCAAACACTATTTTAACAAAAAGTGGATTGGAAGAATTATTATCTCAACATACAACTGATCAAAAGTATATTGATGATTTTATTAAAAAATTAGGTATTACAGGAGATGGCAATTATTATATTAAAGCAAAGAATATAGATCCAAATAAAACCGTACTTATAAATGTAGATCAAAAATCAAGAGATGCAAAAGTAGCACCTGCTAAATTACAACAAATGTTTAATAAATTATAATAATACAATTTATGTCTAATTTTGATGATGTTACAATATTTGGCAACACATCTTTAGCAGACCTGTTCAAGCAGATCCATAGGAATAATAAAGATGTTGATAAACAAATCAACGAATTAATCGATACTCTTAAACCTATTGCCACATCTAATGCAGGTTCCGCAGTAATGTTAATGCCTACTGTCAAGGATTTAATTGATGTTAACGTTAAAAATAACGAACAACTAATTAAAATGGCAGGTATAGCACAACGTGCTGCAACCGTTAACGCTAATGCTGGTCAAGAATTAATTGATATGGATGAAATTAATGCATTGCTTGAAGAACAAAAAGCAGTACAAGAACAAGGTAAAAAATTACTAGAACAAGCTCCTGTAATACAACTTGAATCTAAATGAGAGTAAAAGAAAATCTATCATCGGTTGTTTCCTCTATAGGTAAAAATAGTTTTTCCTCTCCTAAAAAAACTCAGGTAGGAAGAGTATATGGTGTAGTTACTACTGAAGATACTCCTACACCGGCTATGTTTAAAAAAGCGGGTGGTTATAGTGGAGTGGGAACTATATTTTATCTTGATTATGAACAGGCAAAAAATACTACAGGTAGTATAGATGAAAATTTTCTAGATACTTGTAAAACAGCTAAACCTTTAAATCCCCAATACCAATATTATCCTATTTTAGGAGAACTAGTATCATTAGAAGAACTCCCATCCCCCTCATCTCAATTATCAAATACAGCCTCTCAAAAATATTACAATAGTATAATTAATCTATGGAATAACCAACAACAAAATTCCCAACCAGCAAATGACAATGCTATTTTAGGAGTTACATTTGTAGAAAATCCTAATATTAAAACTTTACTTTCATTTGAAGGAGATCATTTATTACAAGGCAGACAAGGCGCAGGTTTAAGATTTGGTTCCACTACTAAATTATATAGCAATTTAAATGAATGGAGTTCTATAGGTAACGATACAGATCCTATTACTATATTAAGTAATGGATTTGCATATGATCCAAATGAAAAATATCATGTTGAAAAAATAAACCAAGATTTATCTTCTATTTATCTCACCTCAGCTCAAAAAATACCTTTACAAACAGATAAAACAGGTGTATTAAATAATTTAACTAATCCATTAAATGTACCTGATTATTTTAATGCTCAAACTATTATTAATAGTGATAGAGTTGTAATAAATTCTAAGCGTGACGAGGTAATGTTATTTGCGAAAACAAATATTGAATTAAATACTAAAAATATTATTAATTTAAATGCTGATACTAGAGTACATTTAAATTCTAATTCTGTATTTTTAGGCCCATATGATAAAAATAATATACTCCAGCCTGTATTGCTAGGAAATGAAACATTAAATCTTTTTATTCATTTACAAAAAACATTAACTAGATTAGCCTCCTATTTATCTCAGGCAGTAAGTACATCTGAAGGGGCTCCTATAGTTACTTTAAACTCTGCAGGAAAAGAATTATTTAACGATATGAAAAAAACAAGTGATTTATTAAGTAAAATTACCTCTAAAAAAGTATTTACGTCATAATGTCTAATACTACTAATATATCACCCGTAGTATCTCCTGATATTCTAAAAGTAATATCTACATCTACTGCTATTAAAACTTTTGGAGCTCAAACAAAAGATAAAAATAAAGAAACTACAATTATAGGAGACCAAACTAAAACAGCTGAATTAAGCAATGAATCAGATATATTAACTCAGAAAGAAAAACAAGCAGGATTAAATAAAAACAATACTATACAAATAGCCCAGTATAACCTTAATACAAACCAAATTACTCAAGACCAATATAATAAAATATATGAACAAGCTGAAGTATCTTATTTGGTTGAAATGGATGCTATTGAAGTACAAAGAAAAAAACTAGAACAAGATAAAGAAATTATAGAAAATAACCCTTACACTGTATTAGAAAACAACCAGAAAAAATCAAGTGCTGAGGTTAAAAAAACAAAAAAAGATACTCAAAATGAAGAAAATAAATCTAAAAAAGATTTAACAAAACAAATAGCATCAAACACAGTAAAAACACTAGTACCTATTATTGCTCTACAACTATCCAATAACTTCTCAGTTGTTATATCACAAAGAAAAAAACTAGAAGATTTAGTTGATCAAGTAAATAACTATATAGATACACAAGTTAAAGACCAATCTACAGTTACTATAGCTACTAATTTAAGAAATAATGCTATTACTTTAATTAATAATAATATTAAAAAGTTACAATCATTAGAAAAAACACTAAAAACTATAACAGCAGTCATTACCATATTTTCTTTAGTTCTCAGGGCCTTATCTTTAATCCCAACCCCAGTTCCACCTAAAGTAGTAATTACACTAGAAAAAGCAAATAAACTAATTTCAGGTTTAAGTGCTTTATTAGCTGTAGTTACTTTATTATTATCAAACGAAATATTAAAATTAAACGAATTAAGAGATCGATTAAAAGAGGCTAGTTTAAAATTAGATGGAAAAACATTAAATTTTGGTGATTTAAATGCTTTGTCTAATGAATTTCTACCTACAGGGGGTAATTATGGTTCATATAAAGGATTTAAATTTGCTATTAAAGAAGAACAAGATCAACGATTTGTTGTTAAAGGTAACAAACGTCGCTATGCCGTAGCAATTAATCGTAATGGTGTAGAAGCAATTAAAAGTGACTTTTCATTTACACAAGATCCAAATGACTTAATTGAACAATTAAAATTAATTATTGATCAACAAAATTTACAAGGATAAAATATTTATAATTATGAATGCTAAAGTATTTAAAAATTTGATTAAAGAAGCAGTTCGCGAAGCCGTTCGTGAAGAAATTGGTGTTCTTTTATTAGAACAGAAAAAACAAGAATTAAACGAAAATAAAACATTTAGTTTTACTAGTAGTGATGTACCTGCTAATGGCGAAGCTAAAGCAGCTTTACGCAGTAAAATGGGATCTATGTTTGGATATGAACAACCACAATCACATCTAAAAGTTGATACTGCTTCTGATAATCCCTTTGCTGCTTTTATTGCTGATGCTGGAGCTAATATGACTGCCCAGGATTTATCTGGATTAAGAAATTTAGGATAATATGCCAATACCTCAAACGATACGAGTAAATCCACTTGATTTACAAAAGAATATTGCTATTGGGGTATCTCTTCCGTTTGATAAACCCTTCACTAGTACTTATACTACTAAAGACCAAATTAAATCTAATTTAGTTAATTTATTATTAACTGATACTGGGGAAAGATTAATGAATCCTAATTTTGGTACTCTTTTAAGAAGATTTTTATTTGAAGGAATTACGGATAGTAATATAGAATCTTTAAAAGAAAGTGTATTAAATAGTATTGCTATATATGTTCCTGAAGTAGCAGTTTTGGAATTAATTATATCACCTAATGCTGATTATAATTTAGTAGAACTAACTATAAATTATGTATTAAAAATTTCTAATACACCTGACCAAATAACAGTACAATTCCAATAATAATGGCTAACGGAGATAAAAACATATCCTATTTAAATAAAGACTTTACTAGTTTTAAAACTGCTTTACAACAGTATGCTAAAACCTATTTTCCAACAACATATAATGACTTTTCAGAAGCTACTCCTGGAAATTTATTTATTGAAATGGCTTCATATGTTGGTGATGTAATGTCATTTTATTTAGATACTCAAACACAAGAAAATTTTCTTTTATATGCTAAGGAAAAGGAAAATTTATATGCTTTATCTTATGTAATGGGGTATCGTCCTAAGGCATCTTATGCTTCTACTACTAATGTTGATATATACCAATTAGTTCCTCCTATAATTAACCCAATTCCGGGCACTATAATACCAGATACTACTAATTATGGCCTAATAATACCAGCTAATACTTCTATAACTTCTAATTCTACAGGAACTAAATTCCTAACTACACAACAGGTAGATTTTACTGATACGACAGATGCTGAAATTACTTTTGTTGATAGTAATTTTTTTCTTATTAAAAAATCAGTACCCGTTATCTCAGCTGAAAAAAAATCAATTACTGTTTCTTTTTCTGGAAATCAGAAATTTGTAACAACTAATATAGTTGACACTAATATATTACAAATATTAAATATTACTGGAAGTGATGGTAATATTTGGTATGAGGTTCCTTATTTAGCTCAATCCTCTATCTATCAAAAAATAGCTAATCCTAACGCTACTACTGATCAGGCACCTTATTTATTACAATTACAAAAAGTTCCTAGACGCTATGTATCTAGAATACTTTCAGATAATACATTACAGCTAGAATTTGGAGCAGGCTTATCTCAAAATAAAACTGATGATCAAATTATACCAACCCCTGATAATATTCAATTAGGTTTAGTACCTGGTATTTCATTACTAACTAATAATTACAATGAAGCATCAGTAATGTTTACTCAGGAATATGGTTTAGTTCCTTCTGGATCATTTAATATTAGTTATTTAGTTGGTGGAGGAATTACATCTAATGTACCTGCTAATGATTTAACAATAATTAATACTGCAGGGGTATATTTTAAAAATACTACACCTCCCTTCCCTTTAGCTGTTGATACTGTTTTAAATAGTATAGTTTCAACCAATCCTTTTCCTTCAATAGGAGGAAGAAATGGAGATACTGTTGATGAAATTAGACAAAATGCTTTAAATGCTTATTCAACTCAATTAAGAGCTGTAACTAAAGATGACTATATAATAAGAACTCTTTCTTTACCTGCTAATTATGGAAATATTGCTAAAGCCTATATATCACAAGATTTTAATAAAAGTATACAACAAACTGTAGCTCTTACTTCTCCTAATAATCCGTTAGCTTTAGATTTGTATGTATTGTCTTATAATAGCAATAAGCAGCTAACTCAAGCTTCAAATACTTTAAAAAATAATCTAATAACCTATCTTAATCAATATAGAATGGTTACTGATGCTATTAACATTAAAGATGCTTTTTATATTAACATAGGAGTTAACTTTGATATTACTACATTAAGTGGATTTTCAAATAAAGATGTTTTAGCTGCTTGTATATCATCTTTGCAAAACTATTTTAATATAGATAAATGGCAAATTAATCAACCTATTATATTATCTGATATTCAATCTGAACTTTTACAAATAAGGGGGGTAAAATCTATTGTTAAGCTAGAAATAACAAATAAACAAGATAATACAGGAACAACCTACTCACAATACGGATATGACATAGCAGGAGCTACTAAACAAGGAAACATATATCCTTCCCTAGACCCAGCAATATTTGAAGTTAGATATCCTAACACAGATATACAAGGTAGAGTTGTTGTTCAATAATATTTATTAAAAACCACTAATTATGAACCTAGACAAACTAAAAGGACACATTCCTGATGCTGTAATTGAGCAGCTACCATCTACAATTGCAAAATTTGAATTAAATACTCCATTGCGCTTAGCCCATTTTTTAGCTCAAGCTGGACATGAATCTGGTGGTTTTAAATTAGTAAATGAAAATTTAAATTACGGAGCTAAAGGTTTATTAAGTATATTTAAAAAATATTTCCCAACTCCCGATAAAGCCGCCTTATACGAACGCAAACCAGAAAAAATAGCTAATTTAGTTTATGGTGGGAGAATGGGTAATGGTCCTGAAGCCTCTGGTGAAGGGTATAAATTCCGTGGTCGTGGGTATATTCAATTGACCGGTAAAGATAATTATACAGCATTTGGTAAAGCTATTAACGAAGATATTATAGCTAATCCTGATTTAGTTGCTGCTAAATATCCATTATTATCTGCTGCCTGGTTTTTTCATAAAAATAACTTACATAAAATTGCTGATAAGGGTGCTACTGATGCTGTTGTAACTGAAGTTACTAAACGTGTTAATGGCGGTACTATTGGTTTACCTGACCGCCTTAAACATTTTAAAGAATACTACGCATTGCTTACATAGCACAGCTTGATAGTTACTATATTTATATGTAGTAATTACTAATTATGGCTGTTTATAAATTATTTCCTGAAAAGAGTGCCACTATTTACTCGTATTATTCCACCCTCAATTCAGGGCAGGATGAAATATTAGATTTAAGTACATATAAATCTATAACAGGCACTAATGAAGTTTCTCGCCCTCTTATTAAATTTTCATTAGATCAAATAAATGATATTATAGATAATAAGATAGTTGGAGCTACATATGATGCCTATTTAAAATTATATTTAGCACAAGCTTCTGAACTACCTTTAGATTATACTTTATTTTGTTATACTTTAACACAAGATTGGAATGTAGGATCCGGAAGATTAGGAAATAGTCCTATTACAACTGATGGAGTAAGTTGGATTTATACCGACCAATTAAATGGTAATGTTTGGACAGATACTACATTTGAGTCTGCCCAAACGGGGTCATATAGTCCCGATGGAGCCGTAGGAGGAGGAACATGGTGGGATTATTCCTTCCTTCAATCTAGCCAATCATTTAATAACATATCATCAAAAGATATTGAAATTAAAGTAACGGATATTGTAGATATATGGTATAGTGATAATACTTTTGAAAACTATGGCCTTATACTTAAACATTCTTCCTCTTTAGAATTTACAGATGCCCCTAAACTTGAATTAAAATATTTTTCAGGAACCACCCACACTATATACCCTCCTTCTCTTGAATTTAGATGGGATGATTCAGTATATAATACAGGTTCTTTAACCGCAATAACCTCAAGTGTATTTGCTCTTACTTTAGGCAACAATAAAGCAGAATTTCAACAAGACTCAGTTCAACGTTTTAGAGTAAATGTTAGAGATCAATATCCTTCTGTAGCATTTAGAACATCTATTAGTTATGCTAATTCAAAAGCATTACCTTCTTCTTCATACTGGTCAATAAAAGATTTGGATACTGAAGAAATTGTCGTAGATTACGATACAAGCTACACTAAAATAAGTTGTGATCCAAATGGTAATTATTTTGATGTTTATATGAATGGATTAGAACCGGAACGTTATTATAAATTATTAATTAAAACAGTAGTAGCAGGTAAAGAAATAGTAATATCTGATAAAGATTATATTTTTAAAGTTATAAGATAATGTCCCAAATTCCAATACAAAAAACTGTATTTAGTAAGGATACCTATGGAAGAGTAATTGATACTCAATTTCGTCAATTGATTACTCAAGATGGAGAAGAACAATTATCTTTTACTGTTGATGATTTTTTTGAACTTTATGATCAATTATTTTATCAAATTCCTAGAGAAGGAGATACAAATTCGCATCGATATATTTTACAAAGAGAAGCAGATTACTTAGGTATTAGTATTAGTCAAGATGATGTACAAGCATTATTAGATGAGATTACATCATTAAGACAACAAATATTAGATGCTCAAACTACAATAAACGATTTGACTAAATAATAATGGCAGATAATATTAAAATAGTAGGTGAAATTTTAAATACACAACAGGTGTCTCGCTATGATGACGCTGATATTAATTTACTTTCTCCTCAGTTATTAAAAGAAGATTTTGGCCAACAAAATGATTATATTGAATATTTTGTTTATGATGCAGGAAATAATCTTTTAAATATTAATTATAGTTATAAAGATTTTAAATCCCCTTCTACATCATATGTTAACCCCATAGGTGGAACTTTACCTATTATTGAAATAGACCCTGTTAAAGATTTACAAAATCTAGGCTATTCATCAGGAGAATTTATAGTCCAATATAATTTTTTTAACAATCAGGTTTCAGATCCAAACGCAGAACTATTTTTAAAAGAAATATCATCAGATAGAACTGAGATAAGAGTAGGATCTACTGTACTAACAAATAAAGAGATTGAAACTGCCGCTCTATCTCTTATAAATGCTTATACTGGTTCTGCTTATTTTGTTGATTATCTTATCAATTTTGGTAATAATGAACAGGTAGTAGCAGTAAATGTTGCTCTTAATAAAATAGATTCTGGTTATGAGATTTTATTTAAATTATATCAACCTCTCCCTGACACAATTGAAGATAAATCAACTTTATGGGTTGTAAAAGAAAAAGTTAACCCATATGTTTTTGATATTAATTTAGATAAATTAATTATTACTGCTCCTGGTCCTCAATTAAGGGGTCCTAATTTTGATATTGATATTCCTAATCAAAATAACATAGCCACTTCATATCAAACATATAGTGGTTTGATAGGTAATCTTCAAAATGTATCCTCTTCATACCGTCAACTTCTAAGTCTAGTCACCTCTCAGAGTATTGACATTAATACAGATTATACTAATTTTACTAGGTTTGTATTTTTTAGTTCTGCAAAGCAAAGAGTAATAAATTTTTATAATAAAGTAAAAGAAATAGAAGATTATACAAACAATATATCTATTTATACTCCTTTAACTTCTAGTAGACCCAATTTAATTAATGATATTAATGTAGCTACTGCTAGTATAAACAATATTATTGGTAATTTTGATGGATTTGAATATTATTTATATTTTGAAAGTGGTTCGTCTCTTACTTCTTCTATTGAATTTGGAGTTGTTCCTTATCCTAAATCTGGTTCTTTAAAACCCTTTGTTTTATATTCAACTGGGTCAACTTCATCTTCTCTTTGGTTTAATTATTTAACAGCGAGTGCTGATGATTATGATGATTTTAATCAAAATAATTTAATATATACTCTTCCTACTTTTATAAAAGATGATGATAGCAACACACCATATTTTACTTTTGTTAATATGGTTGGTCATTATTTTGATAATATTTGGATTTACTTAGATGCTATTACTGATATTAATTTAGCTAATAATAATTTAGAGCAAGGAATTTCTAAGGATTTAGTTTATACTGTTTTACAATCATTAGGAACTAAATTATATAACAAATATGGTGATTCCGAAACTGATTTATTTTTAGTTGGACAAGATAGTGGTAGTGTTAATTTTGATAATAATTTTACCCCTACAGGTTCTTATTTAAATAATATACCACGTAAAGATTTACTCGCAGAAACTTATAAACGTATTTATCATAATTTACCTTTATTATTAAAAACTAAAGGTACAACTTATGGCTTACAAACATTGATATCTACTTTTGGTATTACTAGTAGCATATTAAATGTTAAAGAATATGGTGGTGATCTCAAAGCAAACATGCTGGATGAGTATAATAATGATAAAATAAGAATAGTTACTAATAGTATAGCATCGGGTAGTATTTTATCTCCTTTTGTTAATTTACAATCAAACCCTACTATATCTCAACCTAGAAACACAGATTATCACTACGTTGATGTTTCATTTTCTCCCGAAACTCAAATTGATACTTATGCTTCTGCTTCAATAGCTATAGCAGAACCTAATTGGAGTTTAGATAATATTATTGGAGATCCTGGTTATTTGTATAGTGGATCTTATAATGAATTAGATATAGATAGAAACACATACTACAATTTTAATCCATCATATATGGATTATGCTGGGTTTATCCGTCTAATCCAGTTTTTTGATAATTCATTATTTAAAATGCTAAAAGATTTTGTTCCTGTAAGAGCAAATCTTTCAACTGGTATTACTATTAACTCTCCTGTTTTAGAAAGAAATAAATTTGCATATGCTAATCCATCTTCTACTTCTAAAATAGAAGTAAATGAAGGTACTATTGAAGGACCAACTATTGGAACCGAATATACAGACATATACCAACACTTAACAGGAAGTAGAGCAGCCTACTATACAGGTGAATTTGAAGGTGATGTTGTTGATTATAGTGATATTTTTGATGAGGTTAATTTTAATCCATATTTACTTCCTACATCTAGTATAGACCTAAATATATTTGCTCATTCAGATTTTAATGTATTATTTAATAATGTTTCTTCTAGCAGATTATCGACTAATCGCAAATCATTAGAAGCAATCTATATAAAAAATAGCCCCCTTAGATTAGCAGGATATTCAGCTAGTTATTATGCCGAATTACAGGATTCATACGAGTCTTTAAAATCACATCAACTTTCACGCTATGAAGGAGTAAAAATATCTAGCTTAAAATATAATAATTATAGTAGTGCTTCTTCAACTTACGCCGGAGATATATCATTTGGTAAAGAACCTACTATAAATAAAAACACAAGAAAGCTTGGACTATTTACTGAAATAGTATCTTCATCTTTTCTCCCAGGACGTAATAGAATATCTTTAAAGTATCTTGTAGATGATAAGGGTGGATTAACAGAGTTAAATCAACGTAACAAACACTGGGAAGAGGTTCAAAGAATTTTTATTGCTGGGGGTTATTTAAACATATCCCAATTTGATAATCAAAAATATGGTAATCAAAAAACAACAGATGGAGATAAATTAATATTCGATAGTGGATATTCCTATTATCCAATTTTATATTTTAGTAGTTGTAGTGTTGATCCTAAAATATATTTTGAAAATTTAGAAGGAGCTAATAGTTATCAAATAGATGCCTTTAATGGTACTCTTCCCCTAACAATTAGTGGATCGACTAGTCCTGGATATCCAATTACTAGTAATAATATACTAAATATATTCAATACAGAAATTACAGATGATAGTAATATATTTACTCCCGGAACTATATCTGCTCCTCCTACTTATTCTGTACAAGAATCTGGTGATTATAGGGTACAAGCTTCATTTGCTGTGTCTGCAAGTGTAGTAGGAGGAACTACTTACTTAACTGGATCTTTAATACTTTTTAAAAATGGAACTGAAATACTTCGAGATACTCATAATCTTGATTTAATAACAGATCCTACTCTCAATACAGCTTCTATTTTAGGCCCTGCTGCTTATAGCTATCCGGGCTTTAACCAGGGAGGTAGTCCCCCTACTTTAACATCAACACCAATAGTTTTAGGAAGAGATATTCTTATAGGAGGAACCACTAAACTTGCCGGAGAAACAATCTATAAATATAACCAGGCAATATATAGTTCATCTATAGGTGATCCTACTTGTACAGTAGATGGTAGATATCCTAATGAATACTATTCTCTTGTTTCTAGTTACGGATCAACGTATACAACATGTACTGACCCTACACAAATATGGCAATATAATATTAATACTGATGGATTATACTATATATTCAGCCCTGAATCATCACTTCTTAATTCTGATTCTACAGTATTTGATATAAATAGACCTATTACCTTCCCTATAAGTGGATTAACAGCAGGAGATAAATTATCTTTTATATTTAATATTTCTTCTAGTAATGCTAACTTTACTGCTTCATTAACAGCAGGAAATCTAATTATAAGTTCATTATCAGTTTCTACAGGATATGCATCAACAACCTGTCAGTATTTTAATTCTTCATCAATATCTGCATCTGTAGCTACTGGCAGCAGAAACATAATTACTTTTAATTCAGGTATAAGTAATTTTTATGATAGAAATTATCAATTTATTCCTAATCCATTAACTGGGTCTATAAATAGCCTATATAGTGGAAGTGCTAATTATGGAGATGTTGATTATCCCTTTTCGATTAAACCTTATGATATTATAATTACATTTCTATCAGACAATACTTATGTTGAATCTAGAATATTAAGTTCATCCTATTCATCTAGTTTTTTACAGCTACATATAAATACCCAGATGTCTAATTTATATATTTCAAATTTACAATCAGGATCATATCAGCGTTTTTTAATATTAAAACGTGTTGAAGACGAAACAAATGCTCACTTAGTATTTAGAAAAAGACCAGGAAAAACATCTTATGGTTTTACAATACCTTCAAATATAGCTACTGATTTTTTAGATAATATTGATACAATTACTAAAGAAGTAAAACAAAAGTTATTAGCTGATCAACAAGGAACTACAGCATAAACTTAAATTTTTAATATATTTATAATATATACAATAAACGAATATGGCAATTTTAAATCCTACAACAATTACTGTAGATGCAATACTAACTAAAAAAGGGCGTGAATTATTGGCTCGTAACGATGGTTCATTCAAAATTACACAATTTGCATTAGCTGATGATGAAATCGATTATACCTTATATAACCCAACCCATCCATCTGGATCTGCATTTTATGGTGAAGCAATCGAAAACACACCGGTATTAGAAGCTTTTCCTGATGATTCACAAATTATGCGTTACAAACTTGTAACTTTACCCCGTGGAACTTCTAAACTACCAGTAATTAATCTTGGATACAACAGTATTTCACTTAAACAAGGTGCTTCACTTACAATTACTCCACAAACACTTAACTATTTAGGTGCTACAAGTACATTTGAAGCCAATGGATACGTTGCTACTATTGCTGATTCTCGCTTAGTATCTACATTTACTGGAACTGGCATTACAACTACAACTCCTATTCAAGGTTTAAATACAACTACAGGAACTGTACTATCAGTAACTCAAGTTGGTACTTCGTTTACAATTACAGGTACTACAATTAATACTTTATTTGGATCTAGTTTAACCCAATTAGCTACTACAATTACAGTAATTGGTAGAGATAGTGGAGCAAGAATTACTATTCCTCTTAGTATCTTAAAGGTATCAACAAACTAATATAATATAAACTATGTCATTTTCAAGATATAATACAGACGATCAAGTAGTAAGCTCTGAAACAGTAGTACGTGGGTTATGGGGAGGAGATAATAATCAATTGTCTTCTTTTTATACATCTAGTACCTATACAGAATATTACCTAGATGTATACGATACTACTGCTACTTCTTCTCTTCAATTTGCTATTCAATATGGTAATTTACAAGGATCTGGGTCTGCGTTAATTAACCCTAATGTTCCTGGACTTACACCTTCTCGTGTTGTATATGGCGAATATAGAAATTTGGTTTATGGAACTGAGGTAACTAATTTTAGCTTTGACGGCAGTACAACAGCAAATCAAATTTACATACTTAATGTAGCTCGTGCTCGTTATAAAGAATCTTTATTACCTGGGTCTTTTGTTTTGAGTTTATCTGTTCCTAGTGCTAGTGTTATTAATACTATTACATTAGTAGATGATAGTACTACTACAAACTTAACTCGTTACATAGGAGAAAACAGAGTATTTTATATTATAAGTGGAAGTACAGCTGGTGTACCTTTATCTTCTGCTACTTCTTCTTATTATGGAATGATGTTTCCTGATCTTAATATAATTATATTAAATGCAACCTCCGGATCATCAACTTCTCTCCTCCCATATCTTACCTCTTCTGTAAATGTAAGTCAAATAACAGCTTCTGCTGCTAATAACGGCTTAGTATTATATAAATCTATAGTTAGTGGTTCCTTATTCAAACTACAATCAGAAGAAACAGTATCTTCAACTTATTTCTTTACACGTGTAAAAAATAGTGAATATAACTATACTACAAATCCATCTATTATAGATGATAATGGTAATTTGTTATATACTACTTTAATTAATAATCCACAAACATATGTTACATCAGTAGGTATGTATAATGATAATAATGAATTATTAGCGGTAGCAAAATTAAGTAGACCATTAACAAAAGACTTTACAAAAGAAGCTTTAATTAGAATCAAATTAGATTATTAATGCATGTCTTCATTCAAAAAGTTAAGCAAATCAGACGTTTCAGTTGTACAATATTCTGCTAATAAGCAGTGGGCTGTTCCTTCTTCTTCTTTTTCTAGTTATTTAAAAATATATCAAGGTGCTAACATTGTTGGAACCTTTTCAACAGGTGAAGCCACTACTACTGATGACCAATATCAAAGACTAATATACTCCCAGATAAATCAGTTATATTATCAAACTTATACTTCTTCTCTAAATACATCTTCATTAGCAAATTCAATATATTACGAGTCTGCTTCTCAACAACGCCCGACTGCTTCTTATTTTATATATAATGATAAAAAAGAATTAATTAGGAATTATCCAACAGGAATAAATGAAACTATTCAAGTAATATCTGTTAATCAAGATGTATACGGTAGTAAAATATTACCTACTACCTTTATTATGTCTTCTTCTGTTTACTTTATTGTTGATGATGGATATGGTAATCTTATAGACTTACAAGGAGAAACAGATAGATATATTAATATTAACTATTTTGATTACGAAGGTTACTTTGCAGAAAACGTAATAACCCCTGAAAATTATATAGGAAATATATTTTATGCTCAAGGAATAGCTGTTATAACAAATCAAGATCTATCAACAGCCCCTGAAACAGATAATTGGCAAATATCTTTTAAAAATGAACATATCATTTATGAAAATGAAGTTCGTTGTTTAGTAAAAGAAAGTGATTATAACTTATCTTATAACCCATCACTCATAACTGGTAGTTATACAGGTAGTATTTTAAGAAATTTTGCTACTGGCTCTGATTTTTACACCTACGCTACTACTTTAGGACTATACAATGACAATAATGAATTATTAGCTGTAGCTAAATTTGGTAAACCCATGTTAATGTCTCCTGATACTGATATGACTTTTGTTGTGAAATATGACACCTAATGATTAAGCTATTAAATCTTTTAAAAGAAATAAAATACACTAAACCCAATTTCGACATTGAGTGGGAAGAAGCTATCAGATATCCAGAACTTAAAAAAATGGGAAAGGAGGAATGGAAAAAAATAGCTAATCAAGGATACATTATAAAATATTCTAAAATTAAAGATGTATTAGGTAATATAGATTTAAATTTTAACAAATTAGAAGAACCTAAAAAAGATAGATTTAATAAATCATTTTATCAAAATAAAGTAGAAATACCTATAGCAGTAAAATTTAATGATCAAGACTATGATCTGTTAGCTGGAAATACCAGACTGTCAGGATTAATAAATAAAGGAATAGATCCATCTATTTGGATAGTTGAAATATGATACACAAGTGGAAAAGTTGGGATATACCTAATCCCGAAAAATATTATGGTTTTGTTTATAAAATTACCAATTTAAAAACAGGTAAATTTTATATTGGTAAAAAAGTGTTTTGGAATAATAAAAAACACAAACTCACTAAAAAACAACTTGCTGAACAAACTGGCCCAGGTCGCAAACCAACTCACGAAATAATTCGTACTGAAAGCGATTGGCAAAAATATTGGGGGTCTAATAAACAATTACTTACTGATATTAAGGAATATGGCGAGGAAAATTTTGATCGTTGGATCCTAATACAATGCAAAACTAAAAAAGCATTAACATATTACGAAATGCATTTCCAGTGTAAAGAAGAAGTTCTGATTGGAAAGGACAGATCATACAATGATAATATACTAGGTAAATTCTTTACTAAAGACTTGTTGTAGGCAAAGTTATTTCGTATATTTGAGGTTATGGATAATACAGCGCTTCTATTTTTAGTGGAATCCGTACTAGGCAAAGGGCAATCTACAAGTAAAGGTAACTATGCCTTTAAGTGTCCATTTTGCACACACCATAAAAACAAAATGGAAATTAACTTGCGCACAACAGCTAAACGTGAGAATTTTTGGCATTGTTGGGTGTGTGGTGCTAAGGGTAAATCGTTGCTTTCACTATTTAAGAAAATTAAAGCACCACAAAATAAAATTGCTGAATTAAATATTCTAATAGTCCCTAACAAGAAAGAAATTAGTGTATCTTCAGATATACTTGAACTTCCTAAAGAATTTATATCTTTTTCAAATATAACTGAAGATAGAATTATACAAATTGAAGCGAAACATGCTTTAAAGTTCCTTAAAAAACGTGGTCTTACACAAAATGACATTATAAAATATAATATTGGTTTTTGTAAAGAAGGCAAATATGAAGGTCGCGTTATTATACCTTCATACGATGCTGATACTAAATTAAATTACTTTATAGCACGTGACTATAAAGAAACATCATTACAAAAATATAAGAACCCACCTGCATCCGCTAAAGATGTTATTGGGTGGGAATTATTTATAAATTGGGATGCACCAATTATCCTTGTAGAAGGGATATTTGATGCTCTCACCATTAAACGAAATGTTATTCCTTTATTTGGAAAAATAATACACGGAAAACTAATGGAAAAATTAGTTAAAGCCTCTGTTGATAGAATTTATATTGCTTTAGATGCTGACGCTAGGCGCGATGCTTTGAAACAAGCTGAAATGCTTATGTCATACGGTAAAGAAGTATATCTTGTAGAAATGGAAGGTAAAGACGCTAATGAAATTGGTTTTGAACAATTCCTTAACACTCTTGAGCAAACAAAACCTCTGAATTTACAGAGCTTGCTTGAGAAAAAACTACAACTAATATGATTGACAGACACGTTAACGTCATAAAAGACCCTAAAATTAAGCGCATCGTTGAGTACAGCCAAGGAGACAAGCAAATTAATGTTTTAGACTCCCGATTCTATAGACGCAACGACAAATACTATCCTTCAGTAACATCAGTATTAAATTATTTTCCTAAAAATAAATTTTTCCATGAGTGGCTTAAAGATGTAGGTCACAATGCTGATATCATTGCTTCTAGAGCAGCATCTGAAGGTACACAAGTACACACTGCTATTGATCGTTTCTTGAATGGTGAAGAAATTAATTGGTTAGATGAAAACGGAAGAGCAGAATATAGTTTAGAAGTTTGGAAGATGATTCTTAAATTTGCCGAATTTTGGAATACACATAAACCAGAACTAATTGCTACAGAATATCATTTATTTTCAGACGCTCATGAATATGCAGGTACAGCTGACTTGATTGTTAGATTAAATGATCAAGTTTGGTTACTTGATATTAAAACATCAAATTCACTCCATACTTCATATGATTTACAATTAGCAGCGTATGCTGTTGCTTGGAATGAAACACACGATACTCTTATTGAACGCACAGGTATTTTGTGGTTAAAAGCATCTACTCGTGGTGAGGGTAAAAAAGATGCAATTCAAGGTAAAGGATGGCAATTAAAACCATCAGATGGCATTGCTACTAATTTCAGCATGTTTAAAAACATATATGAAATCTATAAGCTTGAAAACCCAGACTTTAAGCCTATGACGGAGTTATTACCCACGAGTATTAAATTAAATGCCTAATAATTATAAGTGAAACAAAATTTCTCGTTTGAAACATTTATTATTCTTGTTATTGTGTCCTGTATTTTTATTTTCTCAAGACACACTATTTAACAAAAAATTAGACAATATTACGGTTCGTTCCGTAACTAAAAAAGAAACCAACGTAGCTGTTCTTAACACAATTAGGAACAGCTCCGTTATTTCTGATGGCCTATCAGTTGAATTTATTAAAAAAACACCAGATCGTACAGTAGGTGATGCTCTTAAAAGAGTAAATGGTGTTACAATTCAAAACGATAAATTCGTATTAGTACGTGGTTTAGCTGATAGATATAATTTAGCTTTACTAAATAAAACCTACCTACCATCAACTGAACCTGATCGCAGAGCATTCTCATTCGATATTATACCTTCAGGATTAATAGACAATATAATTGTAGCCAAATCGGCTACTGCTAATTTGCCTGGAGATTTTGCTGGTGGTGTTATTCAAATTGCTACTAAAGATGTTTCTAGCAATTTTTTTTCTTTAAGCCTGGGGTCAAGTTATGGAGTGGTGTCTACATCTCAAAAATTCAACTTGGTGGAATCTATTCAGTTCCCTTCAATGTTCCCTTCCACTTACAAATACCGCATAAGCAGTAATGGAGATAAAAGAGCATATACTAAGTTAATTAATTCTCCTCAGGCTAAACAATTTACATCTATTCCTAATACAAATGGATCTTTGTCTTTTGGTTTAAAGAAAAATAATTGGAATTTCTTATTTAGCTCCACAGCTAGAAATACTTACTCTTTAAATTATATTGATAGACAAGATTATCAATCATCAACCGAATTAGCATATAAGTATAAAGATACACTATTTACTAAAACAACACTATTAAATGGTTTAGCTAATATTACTTATACAGGTAAAAATAAATATAGCTTAAAGACATTATTTAATCATCAAATTGAACAATCATATTTAACTCGTAATGGTGAAAATTATGATAATGTTCAAAATGTAAGAAGTAATGCTTCTAATCACATTATTAAAACTGTTGTAAATTCTCAATTTGAAGGTAAAATTAAAACATTAGATTTTAACTTAGGTTATAATTTAATGTTACGTGATCAACCTGACTATAGAGTAAATCCAATTACAAAATCATTAAGTATAAATGAACCTTATGCTGTAGCCTGGAGAGATACATACCGTTTTTGGAGTGTAATGGATGAAAATAGCTTTAATGGTAATTTAAATAAATCATTTAATAAAGTTAAAGTTGGTGGTGGATACCTTAAAAGAACAAGAAACTTTAAAGCCAGAATATTCAGATATGAAGCAGCAGATATGCTAAATGAAATCACAAACAATACAGATAAGTATGTAGCTGATTTTGATTTAGCAAATGGATATGCAATGTACGATAATGAATTTGGGAAATGGAAATTAAATACTGGTTTAAGAACTGAATATAATCTATTTAATGTCAATACAGCTGATTTTAGCGGTACTAAAGTAAATGTAAATAGAAAATATTTAGATGTTTTACCATCATTAAATTTATCTTATAATTTAGATAAAACCAAATACCGCATATCAGCTAGCAAAACATTATCTCGTCCTGAATTTAGAGAAGTAGCTAACTTTGCTTATTATGATTTTGTTAGAAACGCCCAATTATTAGGTAATCCTAATCTAGAAAAATCAGATATCTATAATTTAGATCTTAAATATGAATTTTATCCTAAATCAGGTGAAATTCACCAACCCCAAATCAGCTATAATTTATGGTGTTGAATTTGAAATTCGTAAAAAAGTAAATGAGTGGTTAGATTTTTACACAAATACAGCTTTAACTAATTCTGAAGTTAAAGTAAATGGTATAAAACGCCAATTACAAGGCCAATCAAAATACGTTATTAACAGTGGTTTAAATTTCCATAAAAATAAAAATACATTAAACGTATCATATAATAGAGTAGGAGACAGAATATCAGCAGTTGGATTCCAAGGGTATGCTGATATATTTGAAAATTCTAGAGATATAATCGACTTAGTTTACTTACGTAAGATAAATAAAGGTGAAATCAAATTGGCAATAGGTGATGTACTTGCGCAACCATCTATCTACTACCAAAAAACAAGAGGTAATTTAATCAAAACAAACAACGAACAATCAATCTCATTAACAATCAATCTTAATTTATGAAAAAGCTATTAACATTATTAGCATTAGTAGGGATATTTTCCTGCACTAAAGAATTAGGTGGTGAAGATGGACCTATCAATGTACCATCAAACACTGTACTTAATGGCAATATTAACACAACTATTACCTTAACATCAGACAAGGTATGGACTTTAAAAGGATATGTGTATGTAACTGATGGAGCTAAAATTATTATTCAACCTGGCACCACTATTGTAAGCGATATTGCTGAAAAAGGTGCTTTGTGTATTGAAAGAGGAGCCCAAATCATTGCTGAAGGAACATCTACAAAACCGATTATATTCACCTCAGGTAAAAACGCTGGCGAGAGATCTCCTGGCGATTGGGGTGGTATTGTAATTTTAGGTCGCGCTAAAACTAATCGCTCATCAGAACCAACTATTGAAGGCGGCATTGGTAGAGCATTTGGTGGTACTAATGATGCTGACAATAGTGGTGTATTAAAGTATGTTCGTATTGAATATGCTGGTGTTGCTGCTTTACCTAACTCTGAAATTAACGCTTTAACATTAGGTGGAGTAGGTTCAGGTACTATAATTGAAAACGTTCAAACAGTATATGCTAACGACGATGCATTTGAATTCTTTGGTGGTACTGTATCCCCTAAAAACCTATATGCATTTGCAACAGCAGATGATGATTATGATTTTGATTTTGGTTATACAGGAACTGTAACAAATGGAGTATCAAAGCGTGACCCTCAATTCGTAGATAATGGAGATGCAGGTAATGGTGTAGAATGTGATAATGATGGTGTTGGATCTTCCGCTCAACCATTTACTCATCCTAAATTAGTAGGAATGACATTAATTGGTCCATTTGATGCTGCTGCTTTAGCTAATCACAACTTAGGTTTAAGATGGAGACGTGCTACACAATTTACGATTACTAATTCTAAAATATTAGGATATCAAAAAGGTGCATTTTCAATTGAATCAAATGAAACAGCAACCTCTTATAAAGATGGTGTTAGTAAATTTGAAAATAATGAAATTCAAGCATATGATCCATTATTAAACTTTAAATCAACTTCAACATTATTTACTGCATCTCAAATGAAAACAAAAGCATTAGGTGAAGGTAATATTGAAAAAAATTACACTAAATTAGAGATGGAAGCTCTGGCTAGACCATCATGGATAAATGGATGGACACGCTTCCCAGCTAAAGGTCAATAATCAAAAATAACAAATATTTATAGGTAGCTTGGGCTGTCCAAGCTGCCTATTTATGTTTAATTATGATCCAATTATTAAAAATAGCTAAACAAATATTGTTAGAAGGTGGTAATGTATTTGGTACTACCGATTCAATTGAAAAAGACAATATTGAACCTACAATTGAAAAATTTGTAGATCAATTATCTAAAATATTTCCTGCAAAGGCATCAACGTTTAAAGCATTTGAAAAATTAGGATCTGCTGGTAAAAAAGCCGTGTCAGGTGATATTGATTTATCATATGATATTCAAAATATATTTCCTGGTGGAAAACCTGACTTTAAAGGCTGGGGTGTAGATGAAAACAAATATAATGAACTTTTAGCTCAATTTACTAAAAAAGCTAGAACCGCTACTCCTGAAAAACTCCAATTACGTGCTATGATTGTATTGATTGGAGATAAAATTAACGATGCTTTACCTGACGTTGAAGTTGATCTTAAAGCATCAGGTGCCGGCTCTATATTTTGTGCTATACCTCAATACGGACCTGACGGTGAAAAAGTAGGTAAAGCAGTTCAAACCGATATTAATGTAGGTAATCCTGAATGGTTACGTTTTAGTTATTATTCTCAATCATATGAGGGCAATGTTAAAGGATTACATCGTACACAATTAATGTTAGCTTTATTTGCTAATAAAGGTAAAACATTTGGTCATACTACTGGTGTTTTAGATAAGGAAACAGGTAAGCAGGAAGCATCTAATCCTAAAGAAGCAATCGCTCTATTAAATAAATTATACGGTTTTAATTTAACTCAAGATATTCTTGATGATTATTTCAAATTAGAAGATTATATAAGAAAAAATATATCCAAAGAAGAATATAATTCTATTATGGATAGATATCTTAAAATACTTGACTCAACTAGAGCAGATATACCTGATAATTTACAAAAATATTGGATTGATAACCAAGATAGACTAGGATTAAAAGGTAAATTCTTACCTGATAATTCTAAATTAATTCCTTACCAAAAAGAAAAAGCATAATGTCAGGATCAGCCGGTGGAAATAGGATTACTAGAGCTTCTGTTGCTAAAACAACAGATAATTATATCAACAGGATATTAAAGAAATTTCCTGCTTTTAAAAGTGCTAAAATTTCAGGTTCATATAATACAAGCGCTAAAGAAGATTTTGGTGATATTGACTTAATTGTTAATTTAGAAGCAACAGACAAGAAAAATATTAAAGTAGAGCTAGCTAAATTCCTATCAGCACTACCAGACGACGTTATTATTCCCTTTAAAAGTGAAAAATATAAAGGTAAAAAATACCTCAACACAGGTGAAATTATTACCATACTATATCCTATAGAAGACCAACCAGATCAATACGTTCAAATAGATAATATTGTTTCTGTTAGTGATGATGAAGCTGAATTCAAGAAAGAATTTTTAGATTATCCTGCTGAAATACAAGGACTATTATTAGGATTAGCTAAGGTAATATGTCTAGAGGAAGATCCTAAATCAATATTTGCTCGTATGGGTATAAAAAATGTACCTGTACTAGAAGCAAATCAAGAATATGAATTTAACTTATCAAGCGCCGGTTTAACATTACGTATCGTAACGTTAGATAATTTTAAAGAAACTGATCGTACCGAAGTATGGAAAACTAGCAATTGGTCTAATATCAAAAAGCTATTTACCAACTACAAAATAGACGGTAGCTTCGAGGAACTGTTAAATAATATATCATCTAAGGTACAAAATCCACGCTCTAAAAACCGCATTAAAGGCGTTTTTAACTCGATGGTATCTATTAAAAGTGGTGAAGTAAATACGCCAAAAGGCGATAATAAACAAAAATCATTAGATAAAGTAAATTCAATGCTAAGTGAAACTAACCTAGGTAGATACATTGCATCATTGCTACTTGAACAAAGTGAAACAACAATAGCACTATTTCCAGGCAAATTCAAACCACCACATAAAGGTCACTTTAGTGTAGTAAAACAATTACTTAATAAAGCAGATCAAGTAGTAGTATTAGTTTCACCTAAAATACATGATGGTATTTCACCTGATGAGAGTGTTGCTGCTTGGGAATTATACAAAGACCAATTAGTAGACGGTGATAAAGTAGAAATAAGAGTATCAGCTGTTACACCTGTTAAAGATGTATATGATTTTGTAGAAAATAATCCTGAGGTAACAGTATATGCTGCTTATGGTAAAGGTGAAGAAGATAGATATAAAAATTTAAGTAAATATTCTAACGCAAAAATATTCGATGCTGGTAATTTTGGTGGTTTAAATGCTACTGATCTTAGAAAAGCAATACGCGATGGTAATGAGGAAGAAATTAAAAAATTCTTACCTGATGGTGTTGAAGTAGCTGATTTCCTATTAGCAATGGGTAAAGAATCTAAAGAAGAACCCAAACCAGAACCGGCTCCTGCTGAACAACCACCTGCTGAACCATTAAAAGAATATTCTGAAAAGGTTATTAGCCAACTAACAGACAAATTCACACAAGAAAATCCTGAACTATCGACTGAACAGGTAAAAGAATATATTAAACGTTTTGATCAGATTAAAAATAATTTATCTGCAAATAAACGTGATATTTTTCAATATTCATGGAGTGATTTAGAAGATACAATAAAAGATAATCTACAATCAAAACGTATTAAAGCAGGTAAATTAAATGATGGAGATGTTACTAACGCTGAGTTACTATATAATCAAAATAATATTAGGGTATATGAAGGTGGATCTAAAAAATCCTGTATAAAGTATGGTAATGGATATAGTTTCTGCATTTCAGCTCGTGGTTCAAGAAATTTATATGCTCGATACAGAGTAGGATCAGAAGAAGGATCATATGAAGAGTCAGGCCCAGCATCTATATATTTTGTATTTGATGATAGTAGATCTAGTGATAAAGGTAAAAATGGTTTTATAGATCCTACTCATTTATTGGTAATATTGGTTGAGGAAGGAGAAGCATTTTCTGTTACAGAAGCAAACAATGCTGGTGAAGAGCTTTTTAGTACTTTTGAAGAAATGGCAGAAGTATATCCCCAACTTAATGGATTAAAAAATATATTACAATATAAACCTATAGGGGATAGTGATATTGATGTTAAAATATATAATCTTGAACGACAAAAAGAAAAAAAACTAGATAATCTTCTTGATGAATACCCAGCATTGAGTATTATAAGTGGTAAAGATACTAAGAGTGGTAAATCTACAGCAACTAAATTATTAAAAGGAGAACTACAATTATATTTTTACCGATTATTAGCTTATGATAAAAAAAACGGACAACTAAATCCATATATGACTATTCAAAAAAATTATGCAGTTGCTAAAAATGAAAAAGAATTTGAAAAAAATATAAGTGGTTGGATTGATAATGTAAAAAAATTAAACCTAACACCAAAGTTAGAATATAAATTGGTACCCCTCGATGATGAACATGAAGAAATTTTATCAACCTATATTGAAATATCAAACAAATATGATAGAGAAATACTTAAGTTAAAATTAATAAATGAAACTTCTATCAATGAATATTCTAACAAATTAGTTAATGATTTAACTGCTAAATTTCAACAAGAAAAACCTAATTTAGGAGTAAATATTATTCAATCATATATTAATCGCTTTAGTCAAATTAAGGATAGTCCTAGAGTAACTGAAAAAGATATTACTAAATATAACTGGAAAGATTTAGAAACTACAGTTGATGCTAATCAACCAAAGCGTATTAAGGCAGGTAAAATAAATGATGGTGAACCTAGTAAAGATGCTAATCTAGTTTATAACCAAAACGGATTAAGAATATATGTAGGTAAAACTAAAAATGCCTGTATTAAATATGGCAATGGCTATTCATTTTGTATTTCAGCTCGTGGTGATGATAATTTATATTATGATTATAGATATGAAGAAAGTGGCACACCATACTTTGTATTTGATGATACAAAATCATCTGAACAAGATAAAAATGGAAATTTTGTAGATATAACACATCTATTAGTAATATTTGTCCATCCTGACCCAAATGGGGAATTCGTTGATGCTAACTATAATATGTATTCAGATAATGGGATAGACCATTACACTGTAACAACAGCTGATAATCCGGGGGAAGATTTCTATTCTTTCTTTAAGAATATAGAAGATAAGTATCCTAGACTTAAAGGTTTAAAAAATATATTTAAAGATGTAGAAGTAGATCCTAAAGAAAAAGCAGAATATGAATTAGATAAAAAATACAATAGTTTATTAGGTAATCTTAATGATAGTTACGATTATAAGAATGGTAAAAATTATCAAGAAGGATTTCGGGATAAACAATATGTTTTTAGATATATTAAAACTGCTGATAATAAAATTGATGATATTTTAAGTGGTAAAATAAAATCTTACAAAATTATAGCTACACTTAAATATGTAAAAAAAGAGGACAGATATGCAACCTCTTATATATCACAAAACCGAATTGTAAAAGCAGGAAGCGATATAAAAGATGAATATAAAAAATTTGCTGATAATATTTTAATGAGTCTTGCTCCTCCTGGAATTACATTAAAAGATGTTCTTAATGATTGGAATATAAATTCTGAAGAATTAGGCCTTTTAAAAGAATATATGGAAGAAGTTAAACAATTAGTAGACGAATATAGAAAAGAATTAGCTAAAATAAAATTAATGAATGAAGGTTTAAAATCTAAATTACAACGTTTAGACGAAAGTGAAACAGGTACTATTGGAGAATTTATAAAATATGCATGCAAAAATTTGGCAATCCAGAATCCTCCTCGTAGCTTAACCCTCTCCTACGATACTAATCAAGTAAAAGACAGACGCAGTTTTGGTTATTTTGATCCGAATGATAATAAAATATGGGTTTATGTGAAGAATAGAAACATGGCTGATATATTAAGAACATTAGCACATGAATTAGTTCATCATAAACAAAATTTAGACGGACGAATTAGTTATGAAAGTGGAAAAACAGGTAGTGAAATTGAAAACGAAGCAAACGCTAAAGCAGGAATATTATTAAGAGATTTTGGCAAACAAAACAACGAGATATATCAATAAGTTATGAGTGACAACATGTTGAAACGCGAGTTTAAAGATCGCGATGTACAGCGCATGCGCAATATTATTACTAAAGATTATACTGCTAAAACAGTTACTCAAGTTGGTTATACTAAATCACAAGTAGAACATAAGGAAGGTGATGTATGGGAAGAAAAGGGTAAACAATGGACTATTAAAAACGGTATCAAACAAACCGTTACTCGCTTTGATAAATTAAAAGAAGCACTCAATATACCACTAACTTGTCCTAAATGTGACAAAGCAATGAAAAACCACACCTTAAATAAAAAAATGTGGCCTTTACACAAAATGTGTTTTAATTGTGTTGTTGAAATGGAAACTGAATTAAAACGCACAGGACAATTCGAAGAATATGCTCGTAGTTTAACAACACGAGGTATTAAAACACACATTGACGAATTAGAACAATTTGTACTAGAAATAGCATTAGAAGATAGTAATGAAGGTTTCGTAACTGAACAGGGTGACGTTGAGAAATGGGCAGGTAAAGGTATAGACAAGCAAAAAATAACCGCAGAATTACAGGAATATATCCAAAAACTTAAAGAACACATCGGATCTTAATATTTATAGGTAATGATTTACTAATAAAATCAACTTATAAATTACGATGGAAAATAGCAATCTGTGGACAGTGTTAATCACTGCAATTACGGTTTTGGGAAGTACATCAGCTTTTCGCTATTATGAAAGAAGGGCAATTCACAAGGAAAAAGACGAAGATTTTATTCGCCATGATTGCAAAGAACGCATTGCCAAATTAGAAGCATTGCTTGAAGAATCAGCATCTGAAAAAGATGATTTACGCAATTTGATCCTTAAATTGACTTCCGAAGTAGCTGAGTTGCGCATTAAGGTTGATTTTCTCACTCAAGAAAATGATAAACTTAAAAAAGTAAAATAATGCATAGCCTACTTGAATTACTTAAACTCCAAGAAGGTAAAATTGAATACCCTTCAGATCATAAACCCGGTATGAAAGTAACTAAAGGTGGTTCAATGTGTGGTAACTGTGAATATTGGGTTGAAAAGGGCAATTTATGCAATAACAAATATTGGTTACAGTGGCGTGATGGTAATGCTAAAATACCTGTCGCTGCCGACGAATATTGTTGTAATTGGTGGCATTCAAAATAAAAACTATGGCAAACGCAGCACCTAAAAAAAGACCAATGAAATCAAGAAAAAACGGTCTTAAACATAAAAAAAGAATCGATCAAAATAACAAGATATTAAATCAATTCAAATGATTAAGTTATTAGAAATAATAGACGAAGTAGAAGAGTACGACGTTGAAAATGAACAAGACATTTTAGAATTTGTTCAATTCATGGAAGAATATCAAAACGAACTTAACGAAGCTGATTGCGATTGCATGTTAGAAGCTAAGTATCAAGGTCGTACTGTACCATTAGGTAAACCAATGCGTGGTGATTCTAAAAAGTTTAAGGTATATGTTAAAAACCCTAAAACAGGTAAAGTTGTAAAAGTAAACTTTGGTGCTAAGGGAATGAACATTAAGAAAAATAATCCTAAACGCCGCGCTGCCTTTAGAGCAAGACATAACTGTGCCAACCCAGGACCACGTACAAAAGCAAGATATTGGTCTTGCAGAAAATGGTAATATGATTAAATTATTAGACATATTAAAAGAACTTGAAATATCCCCCACAGGACAACTTCAACAAAATTCAGAGGTATCTTCTATATTAAAACAATTAATTGTTCAAGATTTAGGACATCTAATAGGGTATGATGAAGATGAAAATGAAGATGAATGGATTTCTGAGTGGAATTGGGATAATAAACCATACAAGGTATTAACTAATGATGTAGAATATATAGTTTTTTTAGATAATAATCCTAAAATACTTCATGAATTATATAAAGATGCTATAGATTGGCATCCTAAACATGAAGATTTTCAAGATAATTTTGTTGAATCCTATTTTATAAGAGGTGTACAGGATGCATATAAAGGAAACATGAACAACATCAATACAATGATGAATGCAGGATATACAGGAACAACAGATAATTTAGAGATGGTCAAAATTAATGGGAAAAATCAATTATTATATTTTTTTAATATATAAAAAGTGATCAAATTAACCGACATAGCGAAAGAAATTCTTAACGAAGATCGTTGCAAACGAATTGCCGATCGCAAATATGATAAGCCATCTGCCTATAAGTCAGGTGCTATTGTACGTTGCCGTAAAGGTAATATTTGGAAAGGATTAAAAGAAGAACTTATTGATCAATTAGACGAGAAAAAAAAAGAAACCCTTCGCACTTGGTTTAAACGCAAAGGTGCACCTGGTAAAACAGGAGGTTGGGTTGATTGTAATACATGTCGCGAGGTAGACGGTAAGAAAAAATGTAAACCTTGTGGCCGTAAAAAAGGTGAAACGCGAGCAAAATACCCTTCCTGCCGCCCAACACCTTCACAATGTTCAGATCCTGGTAAGGGTAAAAAATGGGGTAAAACAAAGTAATGAGAAATATAGATAGATTTATATTACACGTTGTACACAATTGGAAAAATGAGCTTAATGAAGCTTATGGCGAAAACGCTATAAAAGGTTTTATTAAAAGATTCCAAGAAGAAGCTGATGATCTTAATATTCAAATCACAGATGACCAATTAAGAGCATATATCAATACTTTTGATCGTATTAAGGAAAAATTACCTAGCGATCAAAGAGATTTAAATAAATGGTCTATAGCTAAATTCATTAGATTAGTTACTGCAACTAAAGGTGAAGAAGGTGTTGAAGAACTAGATATCACCCCAGATGTTGTATATCATAATGACGATAATACTATTGTTATATATAATGGTAGTAAACAAGATAACTGTATTAGATACGGTGATGGAGAAAAATGGTGTATAACTAGATCCTCATTCCCTAGCTATCGTTATAGTGCATACAGATCTTATCCAACATTTTATCTAGCAAAAAATAATAATCTTTCAGATGGCGATAAATTAAGTTTTGTTGCTATTCAAGTTAGAGATCCTAAAACAACTAATGAAAATGAAAGATACGTTTATACAAATAGAAAAAATTCTCCTCACGAATCAAATCCAATGGATTTTGATGGGTTGTTAAGTGAAGTTCCTTGGTTAAGAGATATACCAAATATTAAATCTATTTTAAAGTATATCCCTATTTCTTCAACTGAAAAAATGACCCAACAATACAGAAATCAATCTGTAGGTTATAGAGAATGGACTAAATTCCCCTTTTCAGCAAAACAACAATACTTAGTAGTTAGAAAAAATAATAGAAGTAATGAATTGTTTTCTGATATTAGTGATGAAGAATTTGTAGAAAAATATTTACCTAAATATCCTGAATTAGCTAAATTTATAGCTGAATCCCCTGGTGTTATTGATTCTGTTACTTTATTGAAAAATTTAGATAAGTTCCCAAATCAAATTAGAAGATCAATAACAGCAAATCTCCAAAATGAAATTCCTTTAAAATACCTTTCGCAAGAAAAGATTCCATTTGATGTTAAAAAACTTATAACTCAATTAAATAAATGGTATTTAGAGTCTGATGAAAGAGTATATATTAATAAAGAAGGTGATACTATAGTTAAATTAGAATTGGGAGATGATATTAAAATAGGATTATACCAAGCCGAAGATGATTTCCCCAACATCAAATTAAACAAACGTACATCAAAATATCTTATTGACTACCCAGAACTAGATAAAATCCCTATAAGAAATCTATTGAAATTAGCTCAAGATGAAATTATTGATAGAAGTTTAATTACAAAAATATTAGACAATGCTAAAAAGGATGAAAATTCTGCCTTAATAGTTAAACCAGTAGAAGGTGGAGAAATTGTATTAGATTCTAACTCATTCTCTTCATATAAAGTAGGTGAAGACGGAAAAATAACATCAGTTCCCTTTGATAATGAAGAAGTACAACAAGCATTTACTGATGCTAAAGATAACGAATCATTCCAGCAAAATGCATTAAATTTATTTAGAGATGATGAACGAAATATTCCTGCAACTATAGATAAAGATGCTTTAACATCGATTATTAATGCTATTCCTTATAACCAAAGAATAGTACAATATGGGGATATCCCATCAGTAGTATTAACGGCTTCTGGTGAAAGATCAGCATTTTTATTAATGCCTGCTACTATTAATCCACGCCAACAAAGATCAATTGCTGATTATAGTGGTAATAATTGGAGAAGCAGAAATACCTCAACTAGTCTAGATGCTAATGAATGGAGATCCTATTTTGCTTATTTAAGAGCAACAAATCAAACATTCAATGATAATGATTTAACTACACTATTAGGAAATCAAGGATTTAGTATGATTGGTAACTCTAAAAAAGACTTTATATCTAGCAACCCACCAGTATCAGATACTAACAGATACAAACCAGCTATGAATGGTAATACTGCTTTACTTATCAACACAGCAGATCCAAGAAATAGCTTTAAAGTATCTGATCAATCAGGTAAATTAGTTAAAGCAAATGTACCTAGCGCATTAGCAAGACAATTACTAGGACAAGGACAACCAGCAGCTGGTCAAATAGCTGCTCAAGTAGGTGGTATTGCAAGAAGAGGTAGACCAGCAGGACAACCAAATGCTCCTCGTCCTCAACAAGCCGCTGCACCTGCAGAAGGAGAAGTTGGAATAGGAGATATTTTTCAAAATGCTGGAATCCCTGCTACTCTCACTACTGCTAACTTCATAATAAGAAACTGGCCAAGAAACTGGTTACCAGGTATTACAGTAGGTAATAGAGGTGTTGCTCGCCGCCAAAATCTAATAGGTGGAAGAGGTAGGGTTAACCAAGTATATGAAAGTGGACAAAGTGCTATATATAATATTCGATTAAATAACAATACAAATGTATTATCTGTTGTAATCCAACCTGGAAATAATCATTTCCTTATTATACAGAATACCCTAGTAAGGTTAGATTCACCTGCTAATTTACTACAAGCCTTACAACAACGTAATTTGGCAGAAATTCATCGTTATATTGTAAATGAATATTTTGACCGCAATCCAAGTCACTTAACAGAATTTAAAGAATTACTACGCAAACACATAAACGAAAAAAAGAAATAAAATGAACAAAAATAAACTTAAAGAAATCATCCGTGAGATCGTTGATAGAGTATTAAACGAAAATGCTCCGGCACCTAGTAAACCAAAACCATCTCCTGGACCAGCTGTAGCACCAGGTAAACCAGATACAGGTAAACCAAAACCACGTCGTCCATTAGGTAATCCTGAAGTTAAACCTGCTCCTAAAGCAATGAACGAAGAAGAAATGCTTAAAAAAATTGTAGCACGCTTTAAATCTAAAAAATAATGAGCCGCTTATTAGAAGTCGATTACGAAAAGATATTTTCACCTAAAACAATGACTGCCCTAAAAGGTAAATCAGGTGAATCATTACGCCAAATGCTTGGTGATAAAAATCTAATGCAAACAATGGTGCGTTCACAAGCATTATTAGGTGAAATTATTCAAGCAGAAGAAGGATATCGCGATGAACTTGAAATGGTAGCTGCCCAAATGGTAACTGATGCTTACCCAATTATTGATTATGCAAACATCAAAATTGATGCTAAGATAGTTGATATGGGAGATCTAAACATGGGAATGGGAGGTGGTGAAGAAAGTTTAGATAATATGCCTCTTGAAGCTGAAAAAGCAAAACGCCGTATTATTAACGGTATTACACAAGGTGCCTCTATTAGAGGTGCTTTTGGCTTTATGCTCTTTAGAGAGTACCTTGACCAAATCAGTCCAGAATTGGTTGAAAAATATAGTGAAATATTAAAATTAGCATTTGGTATATATGATGATGAGAATGCAATTGCAATGATGTTAGCAATGCTTGCTCAAGGTCAAAAAATGCAAGGTGGTGAAAGTGAAATGGAATATGATGAAGAAAACGAGCAATTTGTAATCAAGGCTCGTGCTATTTGCTTTCCAATGTTAGTACATGAAATAGTAAAAGGTTTATATGAAATCGTTGGAACTGAAGGCTTTGGAGCCGATAAAGAAAAAAATCAAGCCATTGTTGGGGCTGTTGACAAGCTCTCAAATGAGCCTCGTGATTTACAGTATGGTAAATTTATTTATGATGCTATATCTGATTTATATAATGAATCGAATATAGATGATGCACGCGTTCGTGAATTGTTTTTTGCTGAAGTATATAAATTGATTGACGATGAATTTTTTCCATTCATTGAAAACGCAATCAATGGCGAATTAAAACCATTACAACGTAAATGGGCAATGGATACAATGCGTGACATTGAACGTGACTTAAGAAAAGACGACACGGGATTAGCCGATCTAGATGAAACTTTATAATATTTATACACATAAACACAACAAAAACAAAATCATGAATATCACAGAAGTACGTAGCGTTGTTCGCCAAGCAATTGCCGAAGCAATGGAAGAAAAAGGTGGATTACCAAAAAGTGGTGGTAAATTAGTACACCTTAAAAAAGAATTACAAAGCCTTAAAGGTATGAGAGAAGCATTAGGTCAATACCAAATTGCTGAAGGTGGCGAATCCGCACCAGGATTCGTAGCTGAATATGCTCATATGCAAAAGTTTGTAAACGAATTAGAAAAGATTAAGTCTGCTCATGCTAAATTAGCTGAAATGCTTGACAACCAAATTTCTGAAGTTGAAGGTAAAGTTTCTTCTGAAACTGAAAAGATTAAAGAAATGATGGGTCTTATCGAAAAAGCTAAAAAACCAGCTGTTGGTAAAAAAGACGATAAAAAAGCTGATAAAAAAGAAGAGCCTAAAAAAGACGAAAAGAAAGAAGAGCCTAAAGAAGAAAAGCCTGTAGCTAAAAAAGCACCTGCTAAAAAAGATAAATAAAATGATTAAACTCATTGATTTATTAGAAAATCTTGATCCTGTGGGCAAAGAAGATGCCGACATCAACAATGATGGAAAACAGGATAAGACAGATAAATATCTTTTAAAGCGCCGTCAAGCAATAGCTAAAAAGATGAGAGAAGGCCACTTAAGTTGGCCTCCAACTCAAGATCACGAAGCTACAATGGCTAAAAGTGAATTAAGAGATATGGTTAATAATGCTGCTAAAATATATCAATTAATTGAACCCAACCAACAATTGCCTGGATGGGTATCAGCATATATTACCTTAGCTTCAGATTATATGCATAGTATAGCTGAATATCTAACTGAGGAAGAAATCCAATATAGCCAAAATTCAGATAGTGAGTAAAAAAATATTATTAGAGAAATATATTAAAGTGGCAGTGCGTAAAGCTCTAGCAGAACAAGAAGCAAGAGAGCAACGTGCTGCTAAATCTATGTATTTAATATATCGTTTTCCTGGTTTAAAAAAGATTGTAGAAGACTTAATGTCTCCATCATTTGGTCGTTTTATTACTGAAGTTAATTTAGTTGCTCCAAAACCAACTACATTCAACCTCAAATTAATTAACGAACAAGAATTCACAATTGTGTATGACGGCAAGAAAAATTACACAGCAAAAGTAGCTGGTAAGAGATATAATATGCAACAATTAGGTGAATTAGAAAGAGCACAACAAGGAATAGCTGATTTATTAGAATTAAATTATGCTGTTGGTGATAAAGAAGAAGGTGGCGGTGAAGCACCTAAAGCTGATGCTGGTGCTGAAGCATTTACAGCAGCCGCAGGCGCTCCAGAAACTACACCTCCAGCTGAAGAACCAGCTCCTGAAGCGCCAGCCGAAGAAACTCCACCACCAGCAGAAGCATAATATGGAAGTTATAGACAAAATATTAAATGAGTGGTCATTTCGTTGCCACGATGGGATTGTTGATTTAAACGATCCTATTAAACTGTCTCTCTTACAGGAAATAATTCAAGAACATGAATTAGAAGAAGCTATGCTATCGTTAAAATCAATTAAAAAACGTCCTGATCAGTTTTCAAATAAATTTTACGATAGTAAGCCTTTTAGAATAGGAGTAAAAGGTGAAGATGAATTTATTATTGATTATGTTGCTGTAGGTGATGAAATTTTTAAAGCAGAAAATAAAGAAGAAAAATCCAATTTAGTTGGTGCTTTTAGAGATGCTGCTTCTGCTCGCGATATAAAATTAGTAGGCAAACTAAATGGACAGGAAACTGCATTAAGTATAAATGCTATATATAAATCGGCTGATTTAGGAGGACAAGAAGGTGGAGGAAGAGGAGTATCAAATGAAACTGAATTAGTAAATGTTATTAATAACTATATTGAACAAAATGATAATAATCCTCTTACTATTAAGTTTATAGCTAAAGAAGGTCCTGAAATTATAGTAGAAGGTGTAAAAAAGGCTGAAAATATAGGTTATAAAGGTAAAAAATTAGGAATGAAAGGAGATGTAATGCTATACAGCACATCCCAAAACCAAAGTATCTCAGTTAAAAAAGATGGAATTTATTGGTGGAGTAGCGAAAGACAACAATTTTCAGATTTGCTTAATAAATTTGTTGAACAAGGCAAAGCAGGAAAAATTGATAATCTAATACTTAAAGAAAATCCTTTTCAATCATACGTTTTAGATATGATTGATCCTAGGGATGATAAAAGGTATGGAGTGGTATTAATAAAAAATTATCCACCTCTAAATGATGAAAAAATTGTAAAACAAATTGCTTTTGGATCTGAAGATGCAAAAATAGTACAACGTTCTTTTTCTAAGGGTGATTTTAATTTACAAGATGGAATATTAAATATTAGTACTACAAGAAATATAGATAATATAAATGATTTAACTGAAGAAGATAAACCAATTATATGGTTAGCTCGCCATGAAAATCAAAAATATGGTATAGATTTTAGAACAATACCTTATAAACAAGCTAAATTTGAATCTAAAAGAGGAGGAAAAACACTAGTCATTGACTATAACAATGCTCCTGCTTTACAATAAGATAGAACAGATTTATAGCCTGTTCGCTCGTAAGAGACAAAAATATTGGAGCTGTAGCCCACCCTAAAGGTGGGCTTTCTCTATTTGTAAGTCAAAATAAATTTTATACCTTTATAGTATGAATATATTTTACATTAATACCGATCCAATCACAGCAGCACAAGAGCTTGCTGATGACCACATCCGCAAAATGCAAATTGAATCAGCACAAATGTGTTGTACTACACATTGGGCTATTGGTAAAGAAGCTCCATACAAAAAAGCCCATTTCAACCACCCATCAACTAAATGGGTACGTGAATCAATTCAACATTATCGTTGGTTAGTAGAACATGGTTTGGAAATTTGTAGTGAATTTATTAAACGCTATGGTAAACGCCATAAAACACAAGATGTACTTGAATGGTGTAAATTAAATGAACCTTCTATTCCAGATAATGGATTTACTCCGCCCCCACAATGTATGCCTGATCAATTTAAAGGTGAAGATACTATTTCTGCTTATAAAAAATTTTATATAGAAGATAAAGTCAAAATAAAGAACTTATCTTGGAACAAATTAAACAACAAACCAAATTGGATTAATATATGAGAAATCATCAAAACGCAATTAGAGGATGGAATAATATGGTTAACAGTGCTGTTCCTGCTGAGAGCAGAATTAAAACAGCTATTATTCCTCCATCTCCAATAGAAGAAACGCCACCACCTGTAAAAGAAATACTAACATATAAGAAAATTGTAATTGTAGGTGCCGGTGTAGCTGGTATTAATGCTGCTACTAAATTAGTAGATAATGGCTATCCTGGTGAACTAATCACTATTATTGATAAAGGTAATGATCCACATAGCCGTTTACCTGAAGAAGTAATGACTGGCATGCTTGGTGCCGGTGGTTGGTCTGATGGTAAATTAACTTACCACACAGCAATTGGTGGTCAATTATCTAAATACTGTGGTGAAGAAAAAGCTATGGAATTAATGAAACAAGTAGTAGATAACTTTACTCGTTTCCACCCTAAACCAGAAGAAATATTTATGTCTGATCCACAAGAGGAACCTGAATTTATCAAACCATACTTTGGTTTGAGAATGTTTCCTGTATGGCACATTGGATCTAATTTCTTACATGAGATTGCTAAAGCATGGTATTCATATTTAGGTGATAGTGGTGTTAATTTTACATGGAATGCTACTGTTAGCAATATCCATTTTGAAGATAAAAATCTATTATATTACTCAGAACATCCCGAAATATTGTTTAATATTGAATATGATACCCTTATATTCGCTGTGGGTAAATCAGGTATTGATTTTGCCCAAGCACTATCAGATCAATATAAACTACCTAACGAACCTAAATCAGTACAAATTGGAGTTCGTTTTGAGGCACCACAAAAATACTTCCAGAAATTAATCGATGTAAGCTATGACTTTAAACTCTATCAAAAATTCGATAATGTATCCCTTCGTTCTTTTTGTACGAATAATAACGCTGCTTATGTGGCAGTTGAGGAAACATATGGGGATGTAAGTTATAATGGTCACGCCAAAAAAGGTAAGGAATTTGAAAATAAAATGACTAATTTTGGTATCTTAATGGAAATTAAAGGTATTGAAGATCCATTTAAATGGTCACGCGATCTAGTAAATAAATTACAAACAAAACCTAATAATACCGGTTTATATTTTTCACCTAAAGGTACACGCAATCCATCCAATACATCAGAAGGAACACCTATCAATACAGCCCAAATTGATGAAATTGGATTGAAAGATGTAGAAAAAGAATTCCAAGGATACTTTAAATATATTACTGATTTTATTTTTGATATGAATAAAGTATTTAAATTTGGTAATGATTGGGGGATGTATATTCCTGAGGTAAAATATCTATCACCTGAACCACTTGTTAATTATCATAATTTATCACTTACAGAATACCCAAATGTACACTTTGTAGGCGATGCCTTATCAGCTCGTGGTATTACAGTTTCCGGTGCACATGGTATTTATGTTGCAGAATCACTTTTAAAATAAAACAAACATGTCAGAAGTAAGAAAAATGAAAACAGCAGATGGTAGTATTGTTTACTATCTAGACGGTAAAATGCATAATTGGGATGGACCTGCTTATATTCCACAAGGTAATAAACGTGCCTCTGAATATTATTTATTTGGTATTAAACATACTAAGGAACAATGGGAAGAAAAGAAAAAAGATGTTAATGGACAACCTTGGTATAAAACAGCAGCTGGTAAATCTGCAGGTGCTAGGGTTTAAGCAAAATTAATATTATATCTTTATAACATGAAAGAAGTAAAGGAAAGAAAGTTTACTCGTGTATATGAAGATGAAGAAACTATAGAAACATGGACTTTTGATTTAGATAAATTCGACAAAGGTCCTATTTCTGTAGATATTAAATATAAAGCAGGAGCAGATAAAGCGATTAAAGCACGTGCTAAGGAAGCTAAACAAATTAAAAAGACAGCACGTCAAATGAAAAAAATTAATAATAAAAAATGAGAATAGGATTAGCTGGTACAATGTCTGTAGGTAAAACTACATTAGCAAAAGCATTAGGTGAACTAGATCAATTTAAAGATCATAGTGTACAAACTGAACGTAGTAAATATTTGCGTGATTTAGGTATTCCACTTAATACTGATTCTACACTGCGTGGTCAATTTGTATTTCTAGCTGAACGTTCTACTGAATTGCTATACGATAATATTATTACTGATAGAACAATTTGGGATGTCTGCTCATTTACTCTATCAGCAAAATCAATTAGTGATTTCGAAAAACGTGCATTTGTTGAGGCTGCTATGCATCTTAAAGATTATTATGATATGGTTATTTATGTATCACCCAATGGTGTTGATATAGAAGATAATGGTATTCGTGAAACTAATTTAGAATATAGATCAAAAATAGATACTGCTATTCAAATGGCATTAGAAGAATATAAACCTAATAAGTTAATTAAGGTAGAGGGTACAACTGAGGAACGTATCGCTATAATTTTACAAAATATTTAATATTTATATGTATAACGACCAAAACATGAATAGAAAAGATTTACAAGAACTTGTACGTAAAGCCATACAAGAAGTAATAAATGAAGCCGACATTTCCCCAGCTGAAAAATCAGCAAAAGATGCTGAAATGAAAGCAATTGATGCTAAAATTAAAGCATTGCAACTTAAAAAAGGTGATATATCTTCAGGTAGAGAAGAAATTACAGAAGATGCTATTGATGAATTAGCAAACGTAGCCGTACGCTATGAACTAGCTCCGGATGCAGCTGCTGCTGATTTTGCAGGTAAAAAAGCAAGAATTGTATCAGCAATGCAAGCTACTGAAGAACCAATGTCTAAAATGGATGTAGCTGGTGCTTTAGGATATGATAAACAAAATCCAATTAATGCTGATTTTATGGCACTTGTAGCTGATGGCGTTATTATCCCATCAGGTACCCAAGCAGCTCCACGCCTTAATCGTCCTACGACTGAACCAGCAGGTGAAGAAGTACCAGCAGGTGAAGAAGGACCAGAGGGTGGTTTAGCAGGTGATATGAGTGATGAAGAAATCGAAGCATCATTTGCTAAAGCAATGGGTAGTGGTGATGAAGAGCCTGAAGCAGGTGAAATTGAAACTGCTGATATATCTGCTGCTTCAATGTCAGATGACGATTATGAAGCATTTATGCAATATACTGATCTTGAAGGTCGTTTAGCTAAAGTTAAAAGCGATATTTTAAAAACTAAACGTTCTAGAAGAGATATTAGTGATATTACAGATGAACCATCTTCTGAAATTGAAAATCTTCGTGGATTGAAAGATAGATTACAAAAGAAAATGAATGATCTATTAGCTAACTCTGAATATTTACAAAGACGCCAATCTAAAATTACAGGTAAACCAATTGAAAAACCAGCAGCTGAGCCTGAAGAAGAAGAAACATTAGATGAATGGATGAAAGGTAGAATGCAATATTACGCTGGTATTAAAAAATAATATATGAAAAAATTAGTTTTCCCTCTTGCAGTTGTAGCTTTATTGTTTTGGGTATTTGTTGATAAATGCCAATTTGATGGATTATCAAAAGAATTTGTAGCAAAACAAGATAGTTTAACTCATGTTGTTGATTCTTTAGAAGTAGATATTGATAAAAGAGATTCTGTTATTGATGAATTATATGTTCAAAGCTTAGAATTGGATTATCAATTAAGTAATCAAAAAGAAAAAGTAATTACTGTTACTAAATGGGTTGATTCATCTAAAAAGAAAATTGACACTTATTCTGAAGCAGAACTTATCTCCTCATTCAATCAACGCTACCCAGAAGATACAGTTACTAATCCACTCCCAGTAGCACAACCAGTATTAGTTAGTGCCGCTAAAGATTTAGTTGAATTAGATGGTGCTAAACAAATTATAGTTGTTAAAGATAGTGTTATTGCTTTAACTGAAGATAAAGTTATCCTTAGAGATAAAATTATTGATGAATTTAAAGGCAAAGAAAATAACTACAAAGGTATCATTACTATCAAAGATACACAAATTGCTGATTGGAAAGACCAATATAAACAAATTCAATTACAAAATAAGAAACTCAAAATCCAAAATAAATTTGTTAAGATAGGAACTGGTGTTGTTATTGGTGGATTAGTTTATACGTTGTTAGCTAAGTAAACTCTTGCATGCCCATACGCGAGCCCAATCGATAAGATTGGGCTTCCCTTATATATTTATATATATGAGTCAAGCCAATATTAAAGAAATAATTAAACAGGAATATGTTAAGTGTGCTACTGATCCTGTACATTTCTTCCGTAAATACTGTTATATTACACACCCAATCAAAGGCAGAATTTTATTTCACCTTTACCCATTCCAGGAACAAACACTAAATGATTTTAGAAATAATCGTTTCTGTATCATTAATAAATCAAGACAGTTAGGTATATCAACATTAGTTGCTGGTTTTTCTTTGTGGATGATGTTATTTCAAAAAGACAAAACAGTACTTTGTATAGCAACAAAACAAGAAACAGCTAAAGGCATGGTTGAAAAGGTACAGTTTATGTATAATAACCTACCTAGCTGGCTAAAAGGCAATCAAAAACCAGTTTCAGACAATAAATTATCACTTAAATTAGCTAATAACTCTCAAATTGTAGCTACATCAGCAGCATCAGATGCAGGTCGATCCTACGCCGTGTCTTTATTATTAGTGGATGAGGCTGCGTTTATTGAGGGTATTGATAGAATTTATACAAGTATTAAACCTACAATTGCAACAGGTGGAGGAATTATTGCTTTATCTTCTCCAAATGGTGTAGGTAACTGGTTTCATAGAATGTATGCTGAGGCTGAAATAGGTAAAAACGACTTTAAAGCAATTAAACTACCTTGGAGCCTACATCCAGATAGAGATGAAGCTTGGGAACAAAGAGAAAGAACAAACATGTCACCTAGAGAATTTGCTCAGGAATATGAATGTGACTTTTTAGGTTCTGGTAATTCAGTAGTTGAACCTGATTTATTATCATTTTATGAAGAAACATATTTACAAGATCCTGTGGAACGCAGGTTTATGGGTGGCGACTATTGGATTTGGCAGTATCCTGATTATAGTAAGCAGTATCTTGTATGTGCTGATGTTGCTCGCGGAGATGGTAGCGACTTTTCTGCTTTCCATGTCATTGATGCGACGACTTGTGAGCAAGTGGCTGAATATAAATCGCAAATTGACACTCGTACTTTTGGAAACATGCTTGTTTCTGTTGCTACTGAGTATAATAATGCTTTGCTCGTGGTGGAGAATGCGAATGTTGGATGGGACGTTATTAATACTATTATAGAAAAAGGATATCAAAAATTATATTATTCACCTCGTGCTTATGGTGAAATGCATATAGATAAATGGCTAGATAAAATGGATAAAGAACAAACGGTTCCTGGTTTTACAATGTCATCCAAAACAAGACCCCTTGTTGTTTCAAAAATGGAGTCGTACATTCGAGAGAAGGTCTTTGTGTTTAGATCAAAACGTTTATTAGAAGAATTACGTGTGTTTATTTGGCAAAATGGTAAAGCTCAAGCACAAAACGGTTATAACGATGATTTAGTAATGTCTTTAGGTATAGGTTTGTTTACAAGAGATACTGCAATGAAATTTTATGAGCAGGGTATGGATTTAAACAGGGCTATGGTATCTAGTATTACTAAAACAGGTTATATAGGAGGACCAACAGTACCTAGTGGATATCAAAACCCATTCATGATTAATGATGGTCGTGGGGGATTCGAAGATATTTCATGGGTACTTGGTTAATAAATATTTATTGGTATATTATTAAATACAAAACATGGCTGAAAATCAAATAGGCTTATTCGATAGATTAAGACGTCTCTTCAGCACAGACGTTATTATAAGAAATGTTGGTGGCAATCAATTAAAAACCATAGATGTTGATAAAATTCAAGCATATGGTAATGTAAAGACCAACGCTCTTATTGATAGATTTACTAAGCTACACCGCTATGGCGCTAATATGCCATACAACCCTACAATGAATTACCAAACACTTCGTATTCAGTTGTATACTGACTATGAAGCTATGGATACAGAATCAATCATTGCATCTACTCTTGACATTATTTCTGATGAATCTACTTTAAAAAACGAAGTAGGTGAAATATTACAAATTAGAAGCGCTGACGATAATATCCAGCGTATTCTTTATAATTTATTTTACGATGTTTTAAACATCGAATTTAACTTATGGTTGTGGATTAGAAACATGTGTAAATATGGTGATTTCTATTTACACCTTGAAATAGCAGATCAATTTGGTGTATACAATGTAACACCATTATCTGTTTATGATATGATTCGTGAGGAAGGATTAGACCCTCACAATCCATCTTTAGTACGTTTTAGAATCGATCCTATGGTTATTGCTATGGGTGGTAGTATGATTGATCGTCCTAAAGATAAAGAGGGTAAAATTATACTTGAAAACTACGAAGTAGCTCACTTTAGATTATTAACTGATGCTAACTATTTACCTTATGGTAGATCGTACATTGAGCCTGCTCGTAAAACATATAAGCAATATGTGCTAATGAAAGATGCAATGTTGTTGCATCGTATTACTCGCGCCCCAGAAAAACGCGTATTCACTGTTAATGTTGGTAATATTCCACCACATGAAGTTGACGGATTCATGCAGAAAATAATGCAGAAGATGAAGAAAACTCCATATGTTGATCAACAAACTGGTGAATATAATTTAAAATATAATGTACAAAACATGATGGAAGACTTTTATCTTCCAACTCGTGGTAATGATACAGCAACTAAGATTGATACCATTAAAGGTCTTGAATATAATGCAATTGAAGACGTAAATTTCTTACGTGATGAAATGTTAGCTGCGTTAAAAGTGCCTAAAGCATTCTTTGGATTTGAAAAAGATCTTGAAGGTAAAGCTACATTAGCTGCTGAAGATATTCGCTTCGCTCGCACAGTAGAACGTATTCAACGTATTGCATTATCTGAATTGTATAAAATTGCATTAGTGCATTTATATGTTCAAGGATATGATGGTGAAGCATTGTCAAACTTTGAATTATCTTTAACAGTTCCATCTATAATCTACGAACAAGAAAAAATAGCATTATGGAAGGAAAAAGTTGACCTAGCTAAATCAATCCAGGATACCAATTTACTCCCTTCAGATTGGATTTATGATAAAATATTCCAATTTAGTGAAGATGAATTTGATGAATACCGTGATTTAATGATTGAAGATAAAAAACGCGTATTCCGTTTAGCTCAAATTGAAAATGAAGGCAACGACCCAGCTAAAACAGGTAGATCATTTGGTACACCACACGATTTAGCATCATTATATGGTAAAGGCAGATCAGGAATGAACGATAATGGTCCTGTACCTGCTGGATATGATGAGAAAAAACCTGGTCGTCCTAAAGAAAGAGCATCTATAGTTGGAACACAACAAGATCCATTAGGTAAGGACAGAACAGGTAAGATAGCTAATAATACTTTATCAACTCCTAATGAAACTGGTGAAGGAACACCAAAAGGTGGTTCACCATTAGCATTAAATGAATTGAAAAGAAATAAGCATTTGTTTGAAGGTATGAATATAGTTCGCAAAGAATTAGTGTTCAAACCTGAACAAGAACCATCACTATTAGATGAAAAAAATATCAAGGGCGTACAATAATTAAATATTTATAGATAGTGCATACTATTCATTATGAAAATTAAACACAGCAAGTTCAAGAATACTGGTATCTTATTCGAGCTATTGGTTCGCCAAATAGCCTCAGATACCATTTCTAATAAAGATTCTGCGGCTGTTGGATTGGTTAGAAAATATTTTGGCAAATCCGAATTAGCTAAAGAATATAAATTATATCAAACCTTAGTATCTCCTAAATCATTAAGTGAAGCTAAAGCTGAAACATTCATCAACGCAACGTTGGATGCTTCTTTGCGTTTAAACAAAACGGCTTTACGTAAGGAAAAATACAATTTGATTAAGGAAATACGTGAAACATACGACATTGAAGAATTCTTCAAAGCCAAAATCAATAACTACTCACAGTATGCTGCTGTATATAATTTAATCGAGGTACACAATTCACTTGAATTTACTGACCCACAGCAAATCATTGATAATAAGATTACATTATTAGAGCACATTACACGTAAAGAAGTAAATAAGGAAGGTGTTAAAGATCGTGTAATGGAAGAATATGCTAATATGGATAAGGGTTCTCGTATACTTGCTTATCGCATGTTGTTGGAGAAATTCAACAGCAAATATGCTACTTTATCAGATCGCCAAAAACTCATATTGAAAGAATTTATTAATAATATTAGTAATACAACTAAATTACGTGATTTTGTTAATACTAATTTCAATACTATTACTGAAGAAATTAAAAAATTAATACCTTCAGTAGCCGATAAAACCACTCAGATTAAATTGGCTGAAGTGGTTACCTTATTACATCCATTAGACAAAACACAAAATGTAAAAGATGAAAATATTGTTTCTCTTTTGCAATATTATCAATTAATAGAAGAATTAAAAAGCGCTAAATAAAATGAATAGACTACAAGAATTAGCTGGGATAAAAGAAGGAGCTCCAATTAATTTTGAGTCTGGGAAAAAATATAAAATAAATCTTCCTAAGAGTAAAATATGTGATATAATGAATAATTTTGTTGGAGAAATGGGTCCAATTAAAATTAACAATGATTATAGTATAAATGTACATAAAATATCTAGACTTAGTGATTTTAGTAAAGTAGCAGGAACATTTGTGATTGAATGTTCTGTTTCTGCTTTTAATCATCAGTTTGGTCACGTAGAGGATCCTAAAACTAAAAAAATAACAAGCCCTATAAGTGGAATAATATTTGAAGTTACTTTAAAATAATGAATTTAAAAGAATACATAAAATCCCTAATACGTCAACAGCTAGAAGAAATGTCTACTACTGGTAGTGGAGAAGCATATTCTACTCCACTAGCATTTGCTAAAAAAGGGCAAGGCCCAAACGCCGCTACTAAACAAGCACAAAGATCAGGATGGAAATTAGCACCAGGAATGCCTAAAAATTCTAAAGTGCTTGATTATAAAGAATTATGGAAAGGTAAAAAATCTGCTATGAACGAATCACTATTAAAAATTATCGAGCAAGAATTACTTAACGAAGTAACATATTCTAAGTTTAAAAAAGATGTAAAATTCAGAACCAAATCTGAACAATTACATAAAGCAATTCGTGAAGTAAAACGTAAATTAGCTGAAATTGATCGTATTGTAGAATATACTTCTCGCATGAAGCAAGAATTAAGTGAAGGTGAAGAAGGAATAAAATATTGGAAAGCTACCCAAAATAACATTGGTAAAATTTCCGAAATGGTAAATCATTTAAATAACAAAATTAAAAATTTGCATCAATAATGAAACAGCAAATCAACGAAATAAAAAGAATGCAGCAATTAGCTGGTATTTTAAAAATAAATGAAGGTATGAGTTTTGATATTGATGATAATAAAGAAGAATTTGTCAAATATATTGTTGTCAATAGAGATATATTATTAAAACATTACGATGATGTTATGCAATGGACTGAAACCGGCAAAAAATCCAGTGAATATAACAATCTATTACAGGCCATTGAAAGTTTTGATGATGAAATAGAAGATACTCCATATCCTAAACTAAAAAGACTTTTATTCAATAAACGTGTAGGAGAACTTGATGATATTGCTGATAATATTAGATACTATAAAGAAGATTACAATCAGGAACAGATGTAAATCTATCTAAATTTAAAATAAATAACAAAATTAAAAACTTGTACCAATAATGGCTAAAGCAAAAGGTTCCAAAATGGGTGAATCCCGTAAGATCACCTTTGGTAAACGTAAATTAGGTAAAGCAAAAAAATCATTTAACAAACACGATAGAAGCGAAAAAAACTATCGTGGCCAAGGAAGATAACTATGAAAAGTATAGCAAACCAATATCGCGATTTGAAAGAAGGCAAAATGTCACAATCGAACTTTATGAGAAATGTTCGTATGATGATGCCTCAATACATTACTAATGTAACTTCATTTAAAGATGCTGTTAAAATCCTTAAAAACAAGGCTATTTTAACTGAAGGTGATCTTAACCGCAACGCTGAATTAGGTGGTGTTGAAAATGATTTTAAAAATCTTCTTGCTAAAGGATACTCATATTCTGAAGCTTTAGAACTCCTAGCCCAAAATACAGGCATGGACCCAGATGAATTAGAATCTATGTTCCCACAAGATGCTGTTGATGTTGAAGGACATGAAGGTGATTTAACTGAGTATTACGACCCAGAAGAAAAATATGCTGCTTCTTACAAAGGACGTATATGGGGTGTAATTGAAAACGAATATCCTGATATTTCAGCAGAAGTATTTGAGGATATTAAGGATTATATGGATAATACTACTGAACGTAATTTAAAAGATAAATTTGAAAATCCATTAGATGCTGCTAAACAAATTGTAGCAATGTTCAGTGGTAATGAAGATGCTGATATCGAAGACATGATCTCTAGAGGTGAAGAAGAAGAAGCAGGCAAATATACTAAATTCCAAGATTTTGAAGGTGGACTTAGTGAAGAATATACTGATGAACCTACTTATGAGTATAATGGTAAAACATTGTATGTTGATAATCAAAGTGGTGAACCTGATGCTCCTGGAGGAACAGTAGATTTATATGATGAAGATGATACTAGATATACTGCTACTATTTCTTCAATAGATAGAGAAGGATTTATATATGTTGATCCTAAATCAATTCAAGTCGTTGATGATCAATTTTATCCTGAAGATGAAGACTATGAAGATCCTGATATGTTTGATGCCTATGGTATGGATGCAAGTGAAAGTTTAAAAAATATGGATGAAGGTTATTATGGATGGGATGATCCTAGTGATAAAACATCTTATGATCTTGAAAGATTACACGATTATATAAACCAAAGATACGAAAAAGAAAGTGGAGAAGAAATACCATACGAATCTTTTGAAGAAATTGATGCTTATTTCCGTACTCCTGAATTTAAAAAAGATAAAAGTTATTACTTTGATAATTCTGAAGGACTTATTGATCATATATTAGATAAGTTTGTTAGAAATCGTGGTGAAAGTGTTGACTTATACCCAGGAAATATGGGTGATGAAATGTCTGCTCCTACAGAAGGAAAAATTAATGAAGCTAAAAAGAAAAAAGAAGCAGTAGCAGATCATCCCAATCAATTCCATCCACAAGAAGTAAGAATGGGTATTAAAGTTGAATTGGAACATACAGATGATTTAGATAAAGCAAAGAAAATTGCTTTGGATCATTTAAGAGAAAATCCATTCTACTACACAGCATTAAAATTAGCTGGCGTTGAATCACCTTCAGCTCCTAAAGTTAAAGCACCTGAAGAGAAAAAGGCTAGAAAGAAAAAAGAAGCAGTTGAATTAGTTGATAAAGCTAATCAAATGGTTAAAGTTAAAGATTCAAAAAAAAAGTTAAATGAGGCTGGTGGTGAATTTATGTTTAGTGGTACTTTGAATAATGTAGAAGCAGAAGAATTAAAAAAAATTATTCCTGGTGTTGAAATTGAAGAAGAAGAATTAGAAGATACCTATAAAACAGTTATATCACACCCCGTATATAATGAAAAATCATTAAGACACGCTGTTAAACAGGCTATGGGACAATTACCCTCTGTTGGTGATAAAAAAGATTTAGGTGCTTCATTTGATAAATTTAAATCATCATTAGAAGAAGTTGTACGTGAAGTAATTGCTGAATATTATGATGGTAGAGATAATTTAGACGCTGAAAACGAATACTAATATGAATAAATCATTATTAATAGATCACACTCCATTCCAAACAGCAAACCTAACCATTGTTGAAAATAAACAATTAGGTGAAGGTAAAAACCTTGTTACCCTTGTTGGTAAATTACAAGAAGCTGAGCAAAAGAATGGCAATGGTCGTGTATATCCTCGCGAAATTCTTGAAAGAGAAGTAAAAAAATACACAGATGGACCAGTAAAAACACGTACTGCCTTAGGAGAACTCGATCATCCTGAAGCATCTGTTGTAAACCTTGCAAATACTTCCCACGTTATTACTGAGGTATGGTGGAAAGGAAATGATTTAATGGGTAAATTACAATTATTACCTACACCTTCAGGCAATATCGCTAAAGCATTAGTAATGTCTGGTATTCCACTTGGTATTTCATCTCGTGGTATGGGCTCTGTTAAGCAATTAGGCGAAACAGTTGAAGTACAAGATGATTTCGAACTATTGTGTTGGGATCTAGTATCAGTACCTTCAACTCCACAAGCATATATGCAATTAGCTGAGTCAAAGAAATTTGGTTCTATAAAAGATTATAGCAAAGTAAATAGCTTAATAACTGAAATTATTTGTAACGCAACAGGAGTATGTCCACTATGTTAATACAAGAAGCAAAACGTTGGCAACAATTAGCCGGTATTATTACTGAAGCCGAACAAGTTGATCCTGTAGCTGATAAAGATGCTGAACAAGGACTAAAATTAGCACTAAATATGCTTAAATCAGGAGCAAACTCAGTTCAATTATCTCCAAATGATGGTGAAATTGATGAAGCCGCTGGTTTAGCTTTAGGCCTAATTGCTGGTGCTCCTGGATTAATAAATTTAGCTGGTAAAGCTGTAAATGGTATTGCTTCTATTTTTCAAAAAGATAAAAAACAAGGAACAGCAGTAGGTAATGCTCTTAAACATTGGGGTCATCAATTAGAAGAAGCATACGTAGATGCCATCGGTGTTATTTTACAAAAATCTTTTCCTAAAAAATTTAAAGGACAAGAAGTACAAGATAAATCATCACAATTATATGATGCTGCTCATGGTGTATATGCTGCTATATTAGCAGCTGCTGCTATATCAAGTGGAATGGGAGCAGTAGATGCACATACTGCCATAGTTAAAGGCTTAGAAGGTGGTTTATCCGCTTTTAAAACATCTGAGGTAATAGCACTAGCACAAAAGATAGCAGCTGTTTAAAAACAGTTTGCGTTTTTACATATCTACATATATTTATGGGCATCCTAAATAGGTTGCCCATTCTTTATGCAACCTGGGTATATTACAAACCCCCTATTAAGATTTCCTAATAATCTTATTTCCTCAATTAAATTTAAGGAGAACAATTTTATGTCAAACAAAGACTTATTCAAAGAGGCTATCGCCGACGCTAAAGCCGTTCGCGAAGCTGCCTTAGCAAACGCTAAAGCTGCCCTTGAAGAAGCTCTTGCTCCAAAACTTCAATCCATGTTAGCTGCAAAGTTACAAGAAATGGATGAAGATTTAGACGAAGCTAAAGACAAGGAAGAGCTTGATGAAATGGAACTCGGAACAGACAACTATGCTACCGATGACATTCAACGCGTTAATGCTAGAAAATTACACGCCTCATTAGAAGAAGGCGACGATGAGCTTGAAGAAGATTTCGATTTATCTGAAATTTTAGCTGAATTAAGTAAAGAAGATGAACTTGAAGAAGGTAAAAAAGAAGATAAAGAAGATCTTGATGAAGCTGAAGAAGGCGAAGAAGAAGAATCTGAAGAGGAAGAATCTGAAGAAGAGGAATCCGAAGAAGAAGAAGCTGAAGAAGCCGACAAAATTACCGACTTAACAGTTGACGAATTGAAAGACATTATCAAAGACATTATCTCTGCCGAAATGGGTAGTGGCGAAGCCCCAGAAATGGGTGATATGAGCGCTGACATGGGTAACATGGGTGGTGAAGATGAAGTGGCTGTAAACGTTGACGCTGAAGCTGGTGATGAAGAAATCGAAGAAGATTTCGATTTAGAAGAATTATTAGCTGAACTTGATGCCTTAGACGAAGCTGACGACGATAAAGATGATATGTACGAAGCTAAGAAAAAAGACGACAAGAAGAAAAAAGAAGATGAAAAAGAAATGAAAGAAGCAATTGAAACTATCAATGCTCTTCGTAACGAATTAAACGAAACTAACTTACTCAATGCTAAGTTACTTTACGTTAACAAAATCTTCAAAGCTAAGAATTTGAACGAATCACAAAAACTCAAAGTAATTGCTCAATTCGATAAAGCAACTACTACAAAAGAAGCTAAAGCTATTTTTGAATCAATGAATGGTGCTATTGCAAAATCTAAGAAAAGCACAATCAAAGAATCATTAGGATTTGCTTCTAAAGCTGCTGGTGTAGCCCCTAAAAAACAAATCGTTGAAGTAAACGATACTGTTGCTAGATGGCAAATGTTAGCAGGTATTAATAAATTTTAATTAACAAAACCCAATTTTAAATCGTTTAAAAATGAACGTACAACAACTCCTCGAATCATCTAACCAATATAAAGTGGTGATGGATGATGCAAAAAAGTTGTCAAGCAAGTGGGCTAAATCTGGCCTTTTAGAAGGTATTAGCTCTACTACTGACAAAAACACAATGGCAATGTTGCTTGAAAACCAAGCAAAACAATTAGTAACCGAAGCTAACGTAACTGGTGGAACTAACAGCATGTCTGGTGGTGGATACAACAGTGAGAACTGGGCTGGTGTTGCTTTGCCTTTAGTTCGCCGCGTATTTGGTGAAATCGCAGCTAAAGAATTCGTTAGTGTACAACCAATGAACTTACCTTCTGGTCTTGTATTCTATCTTGATTTCAAATATGCTAACGGTATTAAACCTTTTCGTGTTGGTGATTCTCTCTATAGCGCTGCTCCAACTAACAATGTAACTGATTTCGCTAACACCGCTTCTTTGTATGGTGCTGGTCGCTTTGGTTACTCTATTAACCAATACACCGCTTCTGGTGTAGCTGCTGTTACTAGCTCTATCGGTTGGTCTGACTTTAACTTTGATTCTAACTACTCAGCTTCTGTGACTAGCTACTACAAAGTTAACGTTGCTCTTCCTTCAAACATTGATGTAAATGGTGTTCGTGCTTTCGTAATCGCTTCTGGTTCTACCCTTGGTGTTACTGATGTATTACAGGCTTTCACTACTATCAATGCTGCTAACACTACCGCTTCCTTTATTGTTCCTACTTCTAAAGTTACCAACATTGCTGCTGGTGTTTTAGTTGGTGGCGTAACATTGTATTATGACATCCAAAACACTCCTGACAGCCGTGGTGATTTTGAAGACGGAAAAACCAAAGTTGGTGCTACAAATGCTCCTGCTACTATCGACATCCCTTCTATTGACGTTCAGTTGAAATCTGAAGCTATCGTTGCTAAAACTCGTAAGTTAAAAGCACAATGGACTCCAGAATTCGCTCAGGATTTGAATGCTTATCATAGCATTGATGCTGAAGCTGAATTAACTGGTATCCTTTCTCAGTACATCTCTATGGAAATCGACCTCGAAATCCTTGACATGTTAATCCAGAATGCTTATACTGTTGATCGTTGGACTGCTGTTAATAACAAGTCTTTAGATTCTACTGGTGCTGCTACTGATCTTGGCTACTACAACACTCAAGGCGGTTGGTTCCAAACTTTAGGTACTAAATTACAGAAAGTTTCCAACACAATCCATCAGTTAACTTTACGTGGTGGTGCTAATTTCCTTATTACTTCTCCTTCTGTAGCTACTATCCTTGAATCTATTCCTGGATTTGCTTCTGATGGTGACGGCGAGAAAATGGAATTCAACTTCGGTATTCAGAAAGTTGGTTCTTTGAACAGCCGCTACAAAGTATACAAGAACCCATACATGACTGAGAACGTAATCCTCATGGGTTACAAAGGTGCTCAGTTCCTTGAGTGCGGTGCTGTATTCGCTCCATACGTTCCATTGATCATGACTCCACTTCTTTACGATCCAACAACCTTCACTCCTAGAAAAGGTTTGATGACTCGTTACGCTAAGAAGATGATCCGTCCTGACTACTATGGTAAAGTATATGTTGCTGGTTTAAATACCCTCTAATCCAACATATAATCTAACCCCGTAAGGTTAGTAAATTAAGCCCAACCCCGTAAGGTTGGGCTTTTTTTTTATATTTATAGCAAACGTGTTACATGACTGATCACCTTCCCAAAAAGAAGAGCTTCAAAAATCCGATTAAATTTGCGGTTACTCTCAACGAAGAGCAGAAAGAAGCTAAAGCAATTGTCCTCCAAAATAAAATTACAGTATTAAAAGGTAGTGCTGGTAGTGGTAAATCAATGTTAGCAGCGCAAGTTGCTCTTGACTTATTATTTCGCCATGAAGTAGAGAAAGTAATACTTACTCGCCCTGCTGTAACATCAGGAGAAGAAATTGGATATCTTCCTGGCGATAAAGATGCTAAATTAGCTCCATACACAGCAGCCATTTATGACAACATGTATCGATTATACAATAAAGAAAAAATCGATAAAGAAATAATGGAAGGGCACATTGAAGTTATTCCATTAGCATTTATGCGTGGTCGTAACCTTACTAACTGCGCTGTAGTAGTTGACGAAGGTCAAAACATCACCCACAGACAAATGGAATTATTATTAGGAAGAATATGTGAAGGTAGTAAAATGCTCATATGTGGTGATACTGCACAAATTGACTTGAAAGATAGATTAAGTATATTTATACGTGTTAAATACTACTTAAATAATGGCCGCAAAAGCAATCAATCTAAAAAGACTGTGGGATGAATATTACGGTGATACATCGTATTTAAATCCTGTTAAATGTAATACACCATTTGAATATTACGATAACGATCCTGAGTTTGTTCGTGATGCTAAAAACTGTGCACGTTTTGTTGCACAACGTTTAGGCGCTAGTGGATTAGGTAATACACAACTTAATATTTCTGACTTAACAGTATATGCTGCTTTTGAAGAAGCAGTTACTACTTATGGTAATCTAGTTTACCAATATAAAATTAGAGACCAGTACCTTAACATGGAGGGATCTCCATCAGCTCAACTTAATAACGCTACTGTTACTTATGTTGATAGCATTGATATAAACTCACCTGTAAATTGGTCAGGACCTAGATGGGCCACTCAAGCCGATATTGAATATAATGCAACTTTCTCTCAATCAGTTGATGATGGTAATGTGTATATTATTTCTGCATCTGTTTCTGATTTTGTTTTACCCAATAAAGACTATGTAAAATCAATTACATTTGCAACTGAATACACTGACTCTGTTTCAGGGAATATTATTGATTTAAGTGCTTTTGTCTATAATCAATTAAATAGATTGGGAGGACCAACAGTAGATGGAGTTATTACTCCTGGGGAAAGTTATGTATATGTTTTCACCTCAGACTATAATATAGCAGGTGGATCCCCTATATTTGGAGGAAATACAATTCCAACAATTTATATTCAAGATAGCCTAGAACCAGAATTAAATAATAAAATATTAAGCAATAATCTTGCTACATTAACAACTACTATTGCTGAAGATTATGCATCAGAAACAGGAGTAGGAGGAAAATACACTGTATTAACTGGTTCTGTTTCAATGTCTATGGGAGTTCAAGATTACGATTTAAATGTATGGGCTGCAGCTTCAGCATCATTAGATCCTGGTGATAGAATTGAAATTAGAAGAATATTTTATGAAGAACCCCCTGCAATCGTTCGTTACTTTGATCCATATGCAGGTACAGGTACTGGTATACAATCATTACTTGAGACTTTTGGATTTGGTCAATTTTCTCCTGGTGTTAATTTCCTATTAATGCCAATTCATTTTGATGTACAAAAAATCCAAGCAATTGAATTTAATGATCAAATAAGAAAATCAGCTTATTCATTTAATTTAGTAAATAATAAATTAAAAATATTTCCTATCCCTACAATGGATAAGAATTTATTTTTTGAATATGTTACTATAAGTGATAAATTTAGTGTTATCAAGGATACTAGAAACAATGTTGTAACAGACATTATGAATGTTCCTTATCGTAATCCAATTTATGCTAAAATTAATACTGTAGGTAGAACTTGGATTTTTAAATATACCTTAGCATTGTGTCGTGAAATTGAAGCACACATTCGTATTCAATTTGCAAATGTAAATGTTCAAGGTGTAGGTTCACTTCAAGGATCTGAATTAGTAGCTGATTCTAGAACAGAAAAAGAACAATTAATAACTGAGTTAAAGGAAATGTTAAATGAAACGTCACGTAAAGGACAATTAGAGCGCAAGCAACAAGAATCTCAATTCCAGCGTGATACATTACAACAAATTCCTTTACCAATATATGTTTTCTAATGAAGCAGTTTAGAGGAGTACAACGATATATAAATCTAGGAGACTGTGATTTAGCAGATTTCCCAAATTCTGCTCCAACTGCCTCAGCAACCAAACCAGGGGCACCGACTACACCTCCACAACCACCAACTGGAAGTGCAGGATTAGGTGGTGGACCTAACACATATCCTGATGAAGCAGCGGATGCTGCTATAAAATATTCAAACCAAAAAGTTGGATATTTTAAAATTGATTTATATAAGACTAAAGTAAATATGTATGGTGAATCAACAGAAAAATGGTATTACCCTCCTGTTGAAGTAAGGTGTTTAATTGATAGAGGTGAATTTGCTTATACTGATACTGAATTTGGTCCTGATGTAAACCAAACTATAAAAGTTACTATATCAAAAATAGCATTAGTAGAGTTAGATTTTATTCCTGAAGTAGGTGATATAATAACTGATCAAGAAAAATATTATGAAGTATTTACTGTAGATAGATCATTTATAACAATACCTGGAGGAACAGGAGCAGGATCTTCCTTAGGAACCCCAGGACAAATTGTATTATTTACTTTAAGTGCTCATTTAACAAGAACAACAAGACTTAACTTAATTCAATATAGCTAATGGGATTATTAGGTAAAATATTATTAAACGAAGGTATCACAATTTTTAGATGTGATGTACTTATTAAAACAGCTGCTGATCAAAATAAAGTAGAAGTTTATAATGAGATTAGAGCATTAAGTGGTGTAGTTGTTGTTACTATTGAACAAAGTGACTTTTTAAATGCTAAAGCAACTGACAAATACGAATATTCTTTACTTAAAATAAAATATATTGGTAGAGGAGATGCAAAGACATCAATTAAAGAAATTGGTATAGACGCTGTAACTAAAAATAAAGTTCCTGGTTTGTTGCAGTTTATACCTAGATACCCAACAATTATTAAAGTAGGATCATACTAATTATTATGAAATTAATAGATATTTTAAAAGAACTAGAGAAACCAAAAAAAATTTACGCTGATAAGCCATCAGGCAGAGAACTTACTATTGCTGATTTAACTCCTGAAGAGCGTGATGAATTATTTACAAAAGGATCTATTATGATCCCTATTGATCCTAGTCGCCCTGAAATTACTAGTGCTTCTCAGGTAATTAATTTACCTAAGATGGATCAGGTTAAAAGAGACATTATTCAAAATAAAAAAGAATTTGATGTATTTACTTTTTCTCCTGATCCTGATATTAAAGCAGTAGCAAAAGAAATAAATAGTCTTCATAATAAATTATTTAGAGCAATGACTGCTCTTGATAAGTTAATCGACCTTAAAAAAAGAGGTAGAATATAATGGCTACTAGAGATAGAAAACCAATACCAAAAAACCAAGCAGAAATAGTACAAGATACTATTACTCCTTTTCTTAATCAGGGTAAACCGATTAGTCAAAATGTATTTACTCATCGTGAAAACAGAGCATTAAATACTACTCGTAAAACTGATAAGATAAAGGATATTGCTATTGGTTTAGAGGATATTGATTATGCATTAATGCATTATTTTCAAAATGTTATTAAACCAACAATAGTACAAGATGGAAATAGAATAGCTGTTCAAGTAATGTATGGTTCTCCTGAGCGCTGGCAATCAGTTCAAGCTGACGGATATTACAGAGATACTAATGGAAAAGCTGTTTTTCCCCTTATAATGTTTAAAAGAACAAATGTTGAAAAAAATAGAACATTAGGTAATAAAATAGATGGTAACTTAGCTTCTTTATTTCAAACTTTTGAAACTAGATATAATCAAAGAAACCAATATGATCAATTTTCTGTTTTAACAAATAGAACACCATCAAAACAATTTTACGTTTCTGTAGTTCCTGATTATGTTACTATATCATATGACTGTGTTTTATTAACAAACTACGTTGAACAGAACAATAAATTAATTGAAGCAATTGAATATGCTTCTGATTCATATTGGGGTGATGCTAATAGATGGCAATTTAGAACATCATTAGATTCATTTGGTATAACAAATATTATTAATACAGGTGAAGATAGAATATCATCTACTACAGTTAGCTTAAAAGTAAATGGATATTTAATAGCAGACTCTATTAATCAACATCTATCAGATACAAATATCCATTATTCTCCTGCTCAAATTAAATTTACATTTGAAACTGATAGTAGTTCTGAAATATCAATAGCAGGAGGAAAATCAGCACCAAAAACAGCTATGGGTGGTACTTCATTTGCTGATTCTTACAATGTGAATGTTAATTCTCAAATCACTATCCCCGAGAATTTATCTAATTATTTATTAGCAAATAAAACAGAGTATGCTGTATCTTTTACTGACTCCACAGCAACCTTTAATACTTCTTTCTTAACAGCACCTTCTCCTTTACCGGCAACTACTGTTTCTAATTTTACTTTCTTTTTAAATGGTCAATTAATAGATTCTTCTTCTATAGTTAGCTTTGCTGATAATGGAGATGGAACCTGCACATTAACTATAGACCCAGCTCAGTTAGGAGTAGGAGGAGAACCAATTACATTTAGTAATGACGGAGGAGTAGCAGATCAAATTCTAGCAATAGGTAAATTTGTATAAATGGCACATTTAAAACTAAAACAAGTATTATCTAATATGTCCTATGATAGTGGTTCAAATCAACTTACTATTAGTGGTGAGAATAATGCTTTAATTATATCTGGTTCTGCTATTGTTACTTCAACTCCAACTACTACAGGTTCACTTACAATTCAAAATATTGATACATTTGGTGATAGTGGTAGTTTCTTTACTGTAGATTTAGGCGACTATTAATATTTATTAACGGCTATATATATAGCTTTTACCGTTAGTATATACTAAGACATGTCGAATCAATATTTAAAATTACGCCGTTCTGCGGTACCAGGTAGAATACCAACTACCTCTTCTCTTGATTTTGGAGAGATTGCTTTAAATACATACGACGGTCTGGCTTTTATGAAAAAGTCAGGTTCTAGCGGTGAAGAAGTTGTTACGATTGGCTCTAAAATAGGAGCATTTACAGGCTCATTTTCAGGCTCATTTACTGGCTCATTATTAGGTACCGCAAGTTATGCTTTAACAGCATCATATGTAGCTAATCTACCAGTTGTAGATAGTTCCAGAATAGTAACAGGTAGTGTTACAGCTAGTGTTAGCATTAATCCTGAGAGAGCTTTTGAAGTAACATATAATGTTCCTGACCCTTCAGGCAATACTACTTTACTTCTTATCAATCAAAGCGGTAGTGTTGCAATCAATACTAGCTCTTTTGACCAGTTTAACCCAGAAACATTATTGATTGTATCTCATGATGATACAACATATAACTTAATTGTTGGTAGAAGCAATACTGATAATTATTCTCAAGTTAACTTTAAAAATATAAGTAGTGGATCATTAGCATCAACTGATATTGTTGTTACAAACGATATAGGTGATGAAGATAATTACTATGTTGATTTTGGTATTAATAGTAGTACATATAATAATCCATTTTTTGTTGGTTTAGGAAATGATGGTTATTTATTCTCTAAAGCAAACGACTTTTATATAGGAAACGCTGCTGCTGATAAAAAAATTGTTATATTTAATGGTGGTTTAGACACTACAGCAAATGCTAAAATTTGGTTTCATCCTGAAGGTGTAACAAGTTTTAATACTGATACTACAAGCTCCGCAGCAAGCCCTGCCCTACCAGCGTTAAGAATAGTAGCTCCCCCTGCAGCTCCTAATACATACAATCTAATCCAAGCAGAATCAGATGTAAATAACTACTCACAAATTTCTATCCAAAATATAAATTCAGGAACTACAGCATCTGCTGATATAGTTGCTACTAATGATATAGGAAATGAATCTAGTTACTACATTGATATGGGTATCAATAGTAGTAACTATAGTCAACCTAATGCTATAGGTATGGCTAATGATGCTTACCTATATTCTACCGGAGACCACTTACATATAGGTAATGCCTCAAACCACCCAGTAATGTTTTTTGCTGGTGGTACTGATACAGAAGCAAATAAAAAATTAGTATTAAATCCTAATAATCAACATGAATTAACTGGTTCTTTAAATATTAGTGGTTCACTAACTGTTTTAAATGGTATTACTGGTTCTTTACATGGTACTTCTAGTTGGGCACAAAATGCATTAACAGCATCTTTTATAACAGGAGCTAATGTTTGGGGTCCTTATGGTTCTAATAGTATTATATCTGCTTCTAATGCAGCAACCGCTTCTTCAGCAGATAATTTTACAGTAAGAGGTACTCTTACAGCACAAACAATTCACGCTCAAACAATTACATCTTCTACTGAATATGTAACTGGATCAACTAGATTTGGTTCTTTATTAACAGATACCCACCAGTTTACCGGATCAGTAGATATAACTGGTTCTTTAATTATAAATGGTACCTCTTATACTGCTGCTACTAGTGGAACTAGTGGTACAGCAGGCTCTTCTGGTACAAGTGGTACAGCAGGATCTAGCGGTACAGCAGGTTCTTCTGGTTCATCCGGTACAAGCGGCTCTAGTGGTACTGGTGGTTCTAGTGGTTCAAGTGGTACCTCTGGATCATCAGGTACTTCGGGTTCAAGTGGAACTTCAGGCAGTTCTGGCTCTTCAGGCACATCAGGAAGCTCCGGCTCCTCCGGAACATCTGGCTCTAGTGGCAGCTCAGGTACATCTGGTTCTTCAGGATCTAGTGGTACCTCAGGTTCATCTGGTACATCAGGTTCAAGTGGATCAAGTGGTTCTTCTGGAAGTTCAGGTACAAGCGGTACAGGCTTTGATACTATTAATTCTCCTTCTCAAGGTAGAGTAATACTTTCAGATGGTACAGCTAACGCAGCAACGGCTTCTGTCAATTTAACTTATAGTAATAGTAATTTTAATATTACTGGTAGTACTTTTATTAGTGGTTCTTTAACTGTAACTAATACAATTACTGCCCAAACTTTAAATGTACAATACATAACTTCCTCTATTATATATAGCAGTGGAAGTAATAAATTTGGAGATGAATTAAGTGATATCCATCAGTTTACTGGATCAGTAAATATAACTGGTTCCCTTACTATAAACGGAACCTCATATACAGCTGCTACTAGTGGAACTAGCGGCACCGCAGGCTCTTCAGGCACAAGTGGTACAGCAGGATCAAGTGGCTCCTCAGGAACAAGTGGTTCTTCTGGTACAAGCGGCAGTTCTGGTACATCCGGAACTAGCGGTACCTCTGGGTCTTCAGGCACAAGTGGTAGTTCAGGTTCAAGTGGTACATCAGGAAGTTCAGGCTCATCAGGAACTTCAGGTTCAAGTGGAAGCTCAGGCACAAGTGGTAGTTCTGGTTCTTCAGGAACATCAGGAAGCTCTGGTACAAGTGGCTCATCTGGAACATCAGGTTCAAGTGGTTCTTCTGGAACATCAGGTAGTTCTGGCTCATCAGGTACTTCAGGTTCTAGCGGCACAAGTGGCACTGGCTTTAATACAATATATGATCCTGCTGTAGGCAGAATATTATTATCAGACGGTAGTGTAAATGCTGCAACTGCTTCCGCTAATTTAACTTATAGTGGAAGTGCTTTGTATATAACAGGATCTGTTTATATTTCAGGTTCATTAAATTACACATCAGGATCTATAACTAATGTAGATTACATTGATTTTAATACTAGTGCTTCATTTGCTTCTGCTCTTGGTAGACTAGGATATGATAGTGGTGAAGGTACTTTACAATTTGGATTAGCTGGAGGTAATGTAACTTTAAATATAGGTGAAGATTTATTTCAATATGTTTACAATAATAGTGGTGGAACCTTAACTAAAGGTCAAGTAGTATATATTTCAGGCTCTCAAGGTAATAGAATAGCTGTTAAATTAGCTTCAGCAACTGCTGAACAAGGTTCAGCTAATACATTAGGTTTTATTGCTGAAACAATTAACGCTGGTGATGAAGGTTGGGTACAAACAGAAGGTACTTTAAGAGGATTAAATACAACAGGATTAGTAGGAGGTCAATTAATATTTTTAAGTAGCTCAGCGGGTCAATTCACTCAAACTCCTCCTGTAGCACCACTTCATGGTGTAAGATTAGGATATGCTGAAAGAATAGATAATAATGTAGGTTCAATCTACATTAAGATTGATAATGGATATGAATTAGGAGAATTACATGATGTAGTTGATAGTACAACTACTTCATCATATGGTGATTTATTTATAAAGAGTGGTAGTGTTTGGGTTAATTCTAAAGAATTAATTGGCTCTTATAAATTAACTGGTTCATTAAATACAAGCGGTTCAAATACTTTTATTGGTATTCAAACTATAACAGGCAGTTTCCTAGTAAGTGGTTCTACTACCCAAATAGGTAACAATATATTACTTGGAAATACTTCATTATCAGGTAGTATTACTATTTCTGGATCTAGTGGACCGGGAGCTGCAACAGCATCAGTACAAATATATGGTGATATTAGGCAATCAGGTTATCATAGATTTGATCCTGTAACAACAAATATAGATACTTCAATATCTGCCTCTTACATTTATGTAAGTGGATCTACAAATGACTTATATTTTTCTCAGAATGGAGGAGGATATTCTAATACAACTCGTTTACGTTGGTTAGAAGGTAATTTATATACTGGATTATTAAATGGTGGTGTAATAACAGCTGCTACAGGATCTACTACATATAATATTAGTAGTGGTAGTGGTATTATTGTTGATTTAAATGCAAGTTTAAATGATAATCCTTACCCAACAATTCAATACCTTAACTGGGGCAATTTATCAGCTAGTATTGCTCCTTTAACAGCATCTTACCAACAAGCTTTTGTTGCTGTTGATTCGACTGGTAATATCTTCCAACAAGGAACTCCTTTTAGTAATGGACAGTTTGATACATTAATTAATATAGGTGTTGTATTATTTCAAAATGGATCTACAATTAATGCTGTCAAAACACAGCCTTCTGTAGCATATGGTTTTGAACAATCACAAAATATATTCAATAGAGCGTTTGGTCCATTAAAATTATCAGGATTTACTTTAACACCTAGTGGATCTTCTACAGGTGGTTTAGTAGTAGGTAGTGGTACCGCTTATTCTCCAGGATCTAATTATACTATAGATCCAAACGAACCATCATATGCTGTTGACTCAGGAACTAGTATTTCTAAAATATACAGATATTATCAATCAGGATCTACTTGGGTTTATCAAACTAACGGAGGAGCTGGATTTACATCAATTGACCCTACACAATATTCTAATAATGGTACATTAACAGCAGTACCTCCACCTGCAAATTTAAACTGGACTATTCAAAGAGTATTCTGGTTTCCTAATAGTGTAGCTAAAGCAATAGTTGTTTATTATGGTAATGCTTATTACGGTTCAGAATCTGAAGCTATTGCAAATATAAACATAGAACCATTCGTAGAAGCTCCTAATACAGCTGCTAATGCAATTTATCTAGGTGCTGTTATAATTAACGGAAGTGGTGTATTTACAAATGCTAATGACTTCACGATCGTACCTGGAGGTCTATTTAGATCAGTAGGAGGATCAGGTGGTGGTGGATCAGTAATAACTACTCGTTTAGTAGATTTATCTGATGTAATGATATCAGGACCTACAGACGGTCAAGCATTAGTATATAATTCTACTTCTACTAAATGGGAGAATGAATCATATATTAGTGCATCTATAAGTGGTAATGCTGCTACAGCAACAACAGCTAGTTTTGCTTCAACAGCTTCTTCTGCAAATATATTTGCAATTAGAAACTATTTAGAATTAAAACCTGGAACTGACCCAGGTGGATCAAATGTATCTTCATCTTATTTCTTTGTAACTTCTTCTTTAGATGATACTATACCAAATTTACATTATAGAAACAATAGTGCTCTTTGGGAAACACACTGGTTAGAAGAAAGAACTGATACTGGTATTGTTTGGGGTGGCGTTACCACATTCTCCGGCTCTATACTTTATGTCACACCAGGTGCTGGTCTAATTATAGATCACAATGCTATTACCAGCTCACACAATAGTACAAATCCAACCTATGTTCAATTTGGCCCTATAACAGCTAGTGCTCAATATATAACTTCATCTCAAGTAACTTATCTATTAATTGATTCAAATGGTAGTTTAATACAACAAACTTCTCCATTTACTCCTCAACAATATAATGAACAATTCCCATTAGGTTATATATTTAATTTAACAACATCAAGTATTAGTTCATTTGCTGATGCTCGTGTAACAACATATGGCCAATCAGAACAATCAAATCAGTTTGTTAGAGCATTTGGTCCATTAAAAATAAGTGGATTTGATATTACTCCACAAACAAGCAGTTTAAGAATTAGTATTGCTTCTGGACAAGCATATCGCTATGGTGGTTTTTATAGTCAAAATCCAACTTCACCTTCAATTTATGATTCTACTACTATTGCTACTGGTAGTTTAGTTAGGGTATACAGAGATCCAGGAGTAACAGGGGGATATAGAGCTGCAACTAATGCTGGTGTTCCTTATACAGTTATTGATCCTACTAAATACGACAATGGATCTGGTACACTTCAAACAGTAAGTGCAAGTCAATGGACAATACAAAGAGTATTCCAGGGTGTTGTTAATAATTTATCATATGTCTATTATGGTCAAAATGTTTATGACAATCTTTCAACAGCACTTCAAAGTATTACAACAGAAGAATTTGTTGAATCACCAACTAGTCAATTAGCATTACCGTTTATTGGTTACATTATTGCTAAAGGTGATACAACTGATTTATCTGATACAGCAAATAATAAAATAATCCAAGCTGGCCTATTCAGAAACACAGCCGGATCCTCAGGTGGTGGTGGTGCTGCAGTAACAAACTTAAATGATTTAGGTGATGTAACTATTTCTTCTCCTTCAACAGGACAAGCATTAGTTTATAATGCTGGTTTGTGGGTAAATGGTATTCCTGCATCTGCATCCTATGCTGCAACATCTTCATTTTCAAATAATTTTATAGTAAGCGGCAGCTTAGATATATCAGGTTCTCTTACAATAAACGGAACTTCCTATACAGCTGCTACTTCAGGAACTAGTGGAACTAGTGGCACATCAGGTACTACAGGTACAAGCGGTACTTCAGGAACTACTGGTACTTCAGGCACAGCAGGTACATCTGGCTCATCAGGTACTAGTGGTTCAAGTGGTACAAGTGGATCTAGTGGCACTAGTGGTCAAAATGGATCGTCTGGCACAAGCGGCTCAAGTGGGACCTCAGGCCAAAACGGCTCAAGTGGCACAAGTGGCACAAGTGGCTCAAGTGGCACCAGTGGTACAAGCGGCTCTAGTGGTACTTCAGGTTCATCTGGCACTTCTGGTTCTAGTGGCACATCAGGCTCTACTGGTACAAGTGGCTCCTCAGGTACTGCTGGTACTGGTTTTAATACAATTAATAGTCCTGCTACAGGAAGAATACTATTATCAGACGGTACAGTTAATGCAGCAACAGCATCTGTAAGTATGAGCTTTACGGGTGGTATTTTGAATGTAACTAGTTCAATAATTGCTACTAACTTTACAGGTTCATTATTAGGTACTGCTTCGTTTGCAACAACTGCTTCTTATGCTTTAAATGCTGGTGTTTCTGGATTAAAAACAAAAGCAGGATCAGTAGCTGCAGGATCCTTTGCTGGTAATCCTAGAAAATCAACTATAACTTTTGCTGCAGCTTTTGCTGATGCAAACTATGCTGTAGTTATAACAGGCGAAGATTCAAGAACATGGACTGTAGAAAGTAAAGTATCTGGTAGCTTTGTTATAAATGCAAATAGTAATGTAGGATTAGCAGGAACAACATATTGGATAGCAACAGCATATGGGGAAACTAATTAAATATTTATATTAGATCATGCCAATATTTTATACAGATTCGGGTAGTTTTAACGATTTAAGTGTTACAGGTAGTGTAGTTGTAACTAATACAATTACTGCTCAAACACTTAATGTACAAACAATAACTTCATCTATTGATTTTGTAACAGGATCTACTCGCTTTGGTAGCCTATCAAGTAACACACATCAATTTACGGGCTCAGTAAACATAACTGGTTCTCTCAATATAAACGGAACTTCATATACAGCTGCTACTAGTGGAACTAGTGGTACTGCAGGCTCTTCTGGCACATCAGGCCAAAATGGTTCAAGTGGTACTAGCGGTTCAAGCGGCACTAGTGGCACACGGGGGTCAAGCGGCACCTCAGGTCAAACAGGCTCAAGTGGCACAAGCGGCCAAACAGGTTCAAGCGGCACTAGCGGCCAAAACGGTTCAAGTGGCACCTCCGGCCAAACAGGCTCAAGTGGCACCTCAGGCCAGAATGGTTCAAGCGGCACAAGCGGCCAAACAGGCTCTAGCGGTACCTCAGGCCAAAACGGTTCAAGCGGCACTAGCGGCCAAAACGGTTCAAGTGGCACCTCCGGCCAAACAGGCTCAAGTGGCACCTCCGGCCAAACAGGCTCAAGTGGCACCTCCGGCCAAACAGGCTCAAGTGGCACCTCAGGTCAGAATGGCTCTAGTGGTACTAGTGGTCAAACAGGCTCAAGTGGCACTTCTGGTCAAAATGGTTCAAGCGGCACCTCAGGCCAAAATGGCTCAAGCGGCACAAGCGGTCAAACAGGTTCTAGCGGTACTAGCGGCCAAAACGGTTCAAGTGGCACTTCTGGTCAAACAGGCTCAAGTGGTACTAGTGGCCAAAACGGCTCAAGCGGTACTTCAGGCCAAAATGGCTCAAGCGGCACCTCAGGTCAAACAGGTTCAAGCGGTACCTCCGGTCAAACAGGTTCAAGCGGTACCTCCGGTCAAACTGGCTCGAGTGGCACAAGTGGTCAAACAGGCAGTAGTGGTACTAGCGGTCAAACTGGCTCAAGCGGCACTTCAGGCCAAACAGGCTCAAGCGGCACAAGTGGTCAAACAGGTTCAAGCGGTACTTCAGGTCAAACCGGTTCAAGTGGTACAAGCGGTCAAACAGGTTCAAGCGGTACTTCTGGTCAAACTGGCTCAAGTGGTACTTCTGGTCAAAATGGTTCAAGCGGAACAAGCGGATCAAGCGGCACTAGTGGCACACGAGGGTCAAGCGGCACCTCAGGTCAAACAGGCTCAAGCGGTACAAGCGGTCAAACAGGCTCAAGTGGCACCTCAGGCACATCCGCTCCTGGTATTACATCAGGCTCAAGCGGCACTAGTGGTCAAACAGGAAGTAGTGGTACCAGTGGTATAAGTGCTGGTTTTACTAGCTTCTCTAAATCAATTGTCATAATTAATAATAGCCTTGTTGCTCAATCCGATACAGGCTCATTTGTAGGATGGAGAGCTCCATTTACCTGCACAGCTAGTTTAGTAGCAGGATTTAGAGATAGTGGATCTGGTTTAGTAGTAAATGCATTTAAAAATACTGCTGCAACTACTTTGTTAGCTTCAAACCTTTCCGTTAACATAACTGGATCTTGGGTATCAAGCTCAACATTACAAAATACAAATTTTAATATAGGAGATACATTATATTTTAATATAGTAAACTTTACTGGTTCTCTAACAGAAATAGGTGTGCAAGTTGATTTTATAAAATAATTATAAACAAGTTATGGCAATAGTAAGTTCAGGATCCTTTGCAGCAACTAACAATAAAATTGCAGGTACAACGCTTGCATTTACTTCTTCACAAGCTATACGGTCTGGTGATTTGGCAGTATTGTTTATTGCAGCAGATAACTCAGCAGCAGGTACAGCAACAAACTTTGTTACTAGTGTAAGGGATAACGCTATTAACTATAACTTTCAGCAGGGTACAGGCTTTAATAATACAGCATATTCAATAGTATCACAATCAGATGGTAAAATATTGGTTGGTGGTGCTTTTACTACTTATAATGGACAAGATGCTCCTAATATTGTTCGTTTACATACAGATGGAACTTTAGATACTAGTTTTATTCCTAATTATAGATTAGTTGATGGCTCCGTTTTTAAATTAGCTATACAACCTAATGTAACTGGGTCTTATTATAGTGGAAGCGGAGTGTGGAGTGTAGGAGGAGCATTTATTAATGTTAGAGCAGATCTTACATCCGCTGGTACTCAAAATGCAGCTTTAATTTTTGGAGGCGATCTCAGCTCGGTTGTTTGTAATCTAACTGAAGAATATAATGGATCTGCATGGTCTGCAGGAGGTAACTTAATTACTGCTAGATCATATATAGGAGGAGCTGGCAGCCAAAATGCAGCCTTAGCTGCAGGAGGAACTACTACACTCCCAGCAGTTACACAACAAACTATTACGGAAGAATATAATGGATCTACTTGGGCAGCTGGAGGAGCAATGACTATTGCTAAATATGATGCAGCAGGAACAGGCACCCAAAATGCTGGATTAAGTATTCTTGCTAGCTCACCAGGACTTTCAGAAGAATATAATGGTACTTCTTGGACTACTGGTGGTAGCATAATTAATTCATTTAGAAATTCTGCAACAGGTACAGGAACCCAAAATGCAGCCTTATCTATCGGTGGTGGAACACCAATCGCAAGAACATGTACAGAAGAATATAATGGTATTTCTTGGTCAACTGGTGGTGCTTTGAATACTGCTAGAATTGTAGCGGCAGCTGGTACTCAAAATGAAGCTTTAGCCTTTGGCGGCACAGCCCCTGCTACATGCACAGAAGAATATAATGGTACTACTTGGTCAACAATAAGTGTTACTTTTAACACTGCTAGATCTGCTAATATTGGAGCTGGTATTCAAAATGCAGCTTTAGCTATTGGTGGATTTGTATCTTCTACCAATACCGCATGCACAGAAGAATACACAGCCACAACAACATCCACTTGCATCTCAGACAAAATCATAGCAGTAGGCACTATACCTAATGGTGCTATTCGCCTTAACCCAGACGGTACTGAAGATCCATCATTTAATGTAGGTACTGGTTTTGATAATACTGTATGTACTATAATTGTACAAGATGTTGCTGGTGGATATGTTGGTGGTGCCACTTGGGCAGCCGGAGGAACACTAATCGTTGCCAGAGCAGGCTTAGCAGGTGCTGGGACACAAAACGAAGCATTAGCTTTTGGAGGATCAAACCCAGCAGATGTAACATGTACAGAAGAATATAATGGATCTACTTGGGCAGCCGAAGGAACACTAATCGTTGCCAGATCAAGCTTAGCAGGCACCGGTACTCAAAATGCAGGATTAGCATTTGGTGGAAATAATCCAACAAGTTTGTCCTGTACAGAAGAATATGATGGTACTTCATGGGCAACAGGTGGTACTTTAATTACTGCTAGAAATGGTTTAGCAGGGGCAGGTACACAAAACGCCGCTTTAGCTATTGGTGGATTTGTATCTCCTACCAATACCGCATGCACAGAAGAATACAACGGTACTTCATGGACAGTAGGAGGTACTTTAATTACTGCTAGATCTGGCCTAGTAGGTGCCGACACTCAAGATGCAGCTTTAGTCTTTGGAGGAATAGATACACTAGGAATCCGAATAGGATGCACAGAAGAATATAACGGATCTACTTGGGCAGCCGGAGGAACACTAATCGTTGCCAGAGCAGGCTTAGCAGGTGCTGGGACACAAAACGAAGCATTAGCTTTTGGTGGAAGTACTATAAGTTTAACATTCAGATGCACAGAAGAATACAACGGAACTTCATGGACAGCAAAAGGTACTTTAATTACTGCTAGAAGTTCATTAGCAGGAGCCGGTACCCAAAATGCTGCTTTAGCTTTTGGTGGAGCAACACCAGTTCCCGTTACAGTAGCATGCACCGAAGAATATACTATTACTGGTACAACATACACAAACAAACTCATCTTCGGCGGCGCCTTCACCAGCTACAACGGTATTACCTACAGTGGTAGTGCTCGTATTGATGGAGGTGGAGCTATAGATACATCATTCAATATAGGCGATGGCTTTAGTCCGGTTGATGTAAGATGTTATCAATTTTATAATGGCGGTGCTTGGATAGCAGGAGGAGCTCTAATAACTGCTAGAGATAATCTAGCAGGCGCCGGCACTCAAAATGAAGCTTTAGCTTTTGGTGGAGATTGCACAGGTTTTCCCTCAGTAGCAGTATCCTGCACTGAAGAATATAATGGTTCTATATGGACAGCAGGTGGTGCTTTAATTAATGCTAGAGATAATCTAGCAGGCGCCGGCACTCAAAATGCAGGCCTAGCCTTTGGAGGACAAACACCAACAACAGTATCATGCACAGAAGAATATGATGGTTCTACTTGGACAGCAGGCGGTAATTTAATTGTTTCTAGATTTGCTTCAGCAGGAGCAGGCACCCAAAATGCAGGATTAGCTATTGGTGGATTTACACCTGCTGGGTCTAGTGTAGAAGAATATAATGGGTCTATTTGGACAACAGGTGGTAATTTAATTACTGCTATGGGGTATTTAGGAGGTGTAGGTACTCAAAATGAAGCCTTAGCATTTGGAGGATTTTCACAGGTGGGTCCAACAATTCGTTTATCATGCACAGAAGAATATAATGGTACCTCTTGGATAGCCGGTGGTACTATGGCTTGTGCTAGAACTGATTTAGGAGGAGCAGGTACTCAAAATGCAGCTCTTGCATTTGGAGGATCATCTCAAACACCAATTACACAATTTTCTACAGAAAGATATGATGGTACTTCTTGGGTGAATGGTAATAATTTAATTACTTATAGATTTAGTCTAGCAGGTGTAGGCACTCAAAACACAGCATTAGCAGTTGGTGGGGGATTTTCTGGGGTTCTTACTTGTACTGAAGAATATAACAGCCCCTCCTTATTTGCAGTAGGCAATTTCACCTCAGTCTCAGGCTCAACACGTAACCGTATTGCTCTCCTCAATGCACTTACCGGTGACCTCATCTCAACATCATCATTCAACATAGGTAGCGCAGGCTTCAACGCAGCCGCCAACAGCATCGCTGTTCTACCAGACAACAGCATCGTTGCTGTAGGAGCGTTTACAGCATACTCCGGTTCAAATATAAACCGTATAGTAAAAATTAATACTGATGGAACATTAGATACTGCATTTTCTGCTTCTATTGGTGCTGGATTGAATAACACTGGGAGTGTTGTTGTGAATTATCCTTCTAGTGGTGTTGATGTTTGGACGGCAGGAGGCGCTTTAATTACTGCTAGAGAAGTTGCTGCCGGCACCGGAACCCAAGATGCTGCTTTAACAGCTGGTGGAGGTCCAGGTGTTCCAGCTGGTAATCTTGCAGAAGAATATAATGGGTCTACCTGGTCTTCAGGAGGTAATTTAATTACCTCAAGATATTGGTTAGTAGGTATGGGTACTCAAAATGCTGCTCTAGTAGCTGGTGGACTTCTTGTTGGACCTAATACAGCTACAGGAATTAGTGAAGAATATAATGGATCTACTTGGGCCTCAGGTGGAACTATGGCTACTGCTAGAGCGCTTATGGGTCGTGCAGGAATCCAAAATGCTGCTTTAGTTATGGGTGGAGGTATTGGGGCACCGGCTCCTGCATGCATAAATAACACAGAAGAATATGATGGTTCTACCTGGACAGCCGGAGGGAACTTAATAGTTGCTAGACAATATTTAAATGGTGATGGCACCCAAAATGCTGCTGTTGCTTTTGGTGGATTTGTTTCAGTTGCAGTATCATGTACCGAAGAATATGATGGTACTTCATGGGCAACAGGTGGTACTTTAATTACTGCTAGAAATAGTTTAGCAGGGGCAGGTACACAAAACGCCGCTTTAGCTGTAGGAGGAGGAGATGCTATATCTCCTAGTCTAAGTTGTACAGAAGAATATGATGGGTCTACTTGGACAGCAGGTGGTGCTTTAATTACTGGTAGAATTCAATTAGCAGGAGCTGGCACTCAAGATGCAGGTTTAGCTTTTGGAGGAGGTACTCCAACCATTGTTTCTTGCACTGAAGAATATTTCTCATCTGAAGATACTCTTTTAATTGGAGGTACATTTACTCAATTCTCTGGTTCAACATTTAGTGGTTCTGTTCGTTTATCATTAAGTGGATCAAGAGACACTACATTCAACATAGGTTCTGGCTTCGGCGCAGCAGTAGACGTAGAAGATTATTACATCCACTCCGATGATGATATCATAGCAGTAGGTGGTTTTACAACATACTCTGCTTCATTCTCCCCACAACCAAATCGTATCATCAAACTTAATTCAAACGGTTCAGTTGATGCTGCAGGAATAGGAAATACATGGTCAAAAATATCAGAACGTTCATCAAACGATGCTGCAGGTGCAGGTTCAACATTAGCTTTATTTTATTTAACAGCTTCATACGATATACCTGCAGGCACAGCAATCACAGCTTCTTTTACAGCATCTATTACTGCCAAAGCAGCAACTGGATGGAGATTTGTTACAGATCAGCGGGCCATCGCTTATACAGGTTCTGTAACATCTTCTGCAGCTGGTGGTACTTCCCAACCTCTTCGTATAAACTTAGCCAACTTAACTAGTGGTAGTGGTAACTATTTATTTATAAGAGGGGTTGCATTTGAGAATACAAACACTACTACTTTTACACCAACAGCTAACTATACAACAATATCTGCTGATGGTACTACGGGTGGCGCTGTAATTACTAACCAAAGTGTAAGAGGTGAATTTAGAATTTTAACTACTGCTTCATACTTTTCTAACCCAACATTGGGTGCTGCTTCTTCTCAAGCATCAATATTTTGGACATTCTATGAATCAGCAGCTGCTGCTAGAGGCAGAACATATTTTATTTTATTAGATTAATATTTATTGTAAATAATACAATATGCCTTATTATTATCAAGCTACTAATTGGGGTAAAGGATTCATTACCCATGAAGATAACGAATTAGCTCACGTTGCGGGATATCCTGCCGATATTTGGGTAACTGAAAACACAACTTGGGCAACACGTGTTAGTGCTATTGAAAAAACACAAGCAGAAGCACAAGCTGCTGTTGATGCTGTTGTTGCACAAGCACAAGCAGATTGGACTGCTGAATCTGGAATGCCTTATCCTCAACCAATTGTACTTCCTTAATTTGGAAGTACAAATTTAGTTTCGTATATTTAGTTATAAAAATAAATCTGTTATGTCTGAAAACACAGAAAACAACCAAATACAAGTTACAGAAGATTTAAAGAACATCCTTGCTATCCTTAAACCAAATGATGCACAACAAATTCTTCAATTAAAAGAAGAATTAGCTGACAACTGGAATAAGAAACAAATCTTTAGAACAGAAACCGAAATGCGTGTTTCAGTTCTTAACGATGGTAAATTTCCAACAGTAGCAGCTAAGTACTGGCAATCAGTTAGAGAAATGTCAGCTCACTTTGATGCATTAATGAATCTTTCATTTGATATGAGACGTTCAACTGTTGAACGCCTTAAATTAGAGAAAAAAATGAAAGAAGCTGAAGAAGCTGCTGATCAATTGGAGATTATGTCACTTCAAATTGATTTAGATCAAAATCTATATAATAAAGCTTGTATGGAACAAGTAGCTCACGATCGTGTTCGTGAAATTCAAACTTGGTCTAAATTAAAAACAGAATTGGATGATGGGTCATTTGATACAAAAGAAGTAAATACACATCAAGCCGTTAGCTTACACCATAGATTAGCCTACAGAGCAAGCGCATTAAATGAACACTCAGACCCAACCGAAGTAGCAAATGTAATGGGACAGCTTCAAACAATGGAGCGTTTGAAACAACAAAATGCTTTAACTCACGAAGCAGTTATGGCACAAAAACAGTTACAAAATAAGCAGTAATGCAATTTATATATTCAAACCCTAAGGCTTTAGATCCTGGGTTTTGTGAAGAGGTTATAGAATTATTTGAGCAATCTCCATTAAAGCAACCTGGTGCTTTTAGGTACAATGAAGAAGTTGTACAAAAGCACGATGTGAAGAAATCAATGGATATTTCTTTTGATCCAACCTTTCTACAACACCCAGATTGGGGAAAACCTTTAAGATATCTAGTTGATGTTGTTGAAGAAAATATATCAAAGTATATTTTTAGACACGAGCAAGCATTCCAAAAAATGGATGACTTTAGATTAGATACCTTATTTAATATGCAACGCTATGAGCCTGGGGAAGCATTTTATGGGTGGCACTGTGAAAGAGCAGGCATTCCTGCTTCGGCAAGAGTGCTTGTTTGGATGGTTTATCTTAATACAGTAAATGATGGAGGTGGAACTCAATTCTATTACCAAAATCATGTCGAGCAACCAGAACAAGGCAAATTATTAATTTGGCCTACTGATTGGACTCATACCCACCGAGGAATTCCTTCACCAACACAAACAAAATATATTTTTACAGGGTGGTATACCCATTATAAAAAGTAAGTTATGTTTCCTTTAAAACCATACAACGATTTCAAACCAACTTCTAATTGGAATGATTTTTATTATTTTAAAAATGTATTCAATGATCAAATGATCAAAGAATTAGAGGATATGGTTTATGCTAATTACAAATTCTCTAAAGGCAGAACAGGTGTTGCTGAATTAGGTACAGATACAGATGCTTACAGAACAAACAATAGAGATATTGCCTACATCACCCCAGCAAATCATTCTCAATGGTTATATGAATTATTATTTCCTTTAGCACTACAAGCAAACGATGCTTTATTTCATTTTGATATTGATGTTGTAACTGATCCAATTCACTATGTTATTTATCCTGAAGACGGAGGTCATCTTGATTGGCATATGGATGTTGGAGCATATGGTGTTAATAAAAGAAAACTAGCAATGACAGTTCAATTATCAGATTCAACTGATTATGAAGGTGGTGAATTTGAAATTTGGATGGGTGGTAAAGATGGTTTTGTTACTGTACCAAGAGAGAAAGGTGATGTAATTATTTTTCCTGCTTTCTGTATGCATAGAGTAAAACCAATAACAAAAGGAACAAGAAAATGTTTGGTTTTTTGGACAGGGGGTCGTCCCTTTAGATAATAAATAATAGTTATGGAATTTAAGGTTTTTGAACAATTATGGTTTGCAACACCAGTGTGGGAATGTCCTGTTTCTGGAATTGATAACGATGAAATTAAACAATACTGTTTAAAAGTACGTGAAAAGAAACCTGGTGCTACTATCTCTAATAGAGGAGGGTGGCACAGCAACGAATTACTTTTTCCCGTACCCGATTCACTCCAAACACTAATAGATGATATGACTGTGTTTGTAAATGATGTTTGCTATCGTTATACAGGTACACAATTAAAATTTGGTAATTTATGGATTAATATTAATGGTCATCATGACTATAATTTACTCCATGACCACCAAAAAAGTGTACTGTCCGGAGTATATTATGTAGATGTACCTGATGAAAATATGGGTGATTTAGTATTGCATAGAGGAGATAATGCTGAGTTCTTTTTAAAAGACATTAATGAGCAAACAATGGCAAATGCTCTTAATTGTAGCAAACAAGCTAAAACATCCACATTCTATTTATTTCCCAGTTGGGTTAAACACCATGTTGAACGTAATGAAAGTCATAAAGAAAGAATATCTGTAGCTTTTAATTTTGTTCCTTTAAATGCTTAAATATGAATAAGGATAATGTGCATGTTTTTAGTTTATTTCCTACACCATTATATGTTACAACATATGACGGTGACACAACTGAAATAGTAAAATACCTTGATAGTTGTGAAATGAATGAAGCACACGGTAGTGGCTATGGAATGATCTCTAAAAATAGTTATATAATTGATAATCCTGTTTGTAAACCATTAGCAGATTTTGTAATGTATCATTTCAATCAATTTGCTACTGGCATTATGAGATATGCATATGATGAATTACAGTTTGCCCAATCCTGGCTAACATACAAAATGCCAGGGCAATTTCACAAAGCACACACTCACCCAAACACACTAATTGCAGGTGTATTTTACTATGACGTACAAGAAGGAGACTCAGCAATATGTTTTAGTAAAGAGGTAAGATCATATCATCGTTCCTATTTAGAACCTTCAATATGTGCTGATTATCAAGATCATCTTTATTCACAAGAAGAAATATACTTTCAACCTAAGCAGAATAATCTTATTATATTTCCTTCGCATTTGATGCACGGTGTTCCTCCTAATAATACTAATAGAGTAAGAAAAGCATTAGGTATTAATGCATTAACTAAAGGTACATTAGGTGATCAAGAAACTATTAGTGAAATAATATTTGGACGTTATGCTAAATAAAGAAACAATTGAAGTATTACCTCTATTTCCATCACCTCTGTTTACAGCAGTCTATACTGATGGTGATTTAGATAAAACAATTAAACATCTAGATAGCTGTGAGTTAATTGATGGAGGTAAAGCAAGCGAATATGGTTTTCATTCAAAAGATACTTATATTCTAGAACATAAAGAATGCAAACCATTAGCTGATTTTATAATGCAATCCTTACTCCATTTTGCAAAAGAAATATTGATGTATGCATACGATGAATATGCATTCTCACAATCATGGATCTCACACAAATCCCCAGGCCAACACCACACAATGCATACTCACCCTAATAGCCTAATTTCAGGTGTATTTTATTATGGTGAGGAAGATGAAGATATTCCTGCAATTTCATTTCATAAACCAATTGTAGGAACAAATGTTTCTTACCTAGCACCTAAATATCAATCAGATAGAAGAAAATCACAATACGCTTGGGATTCATTTTCAGTTAATTACACTCCAGGATTATTATTGTTATTTCCCTCTTATGTATTTCACTCTGTTCCTGTAAATAAAAGTAAATTAACAAGGAAAAGTTTAGCATTTAATGTTTTACCAAAAGGTAAAATTGGTGATGAACATAGTTTAACTGAATTATTATTTAATAAAGTAGGATAATGGAAGGATACACTTACCAAGCGAAGAAAAAAGGTAATATTATTTCTGTACCGGAAACACCAAAAACAGAAAAATATTTAGTTTGGCATATTGATGGAGGATTAGGAAAAAATATTGCTGCAACAGCACTATGCCAAACAATAAAAGAAACATACCCCGATAGAAAATTAATTATGGTTGTATCTCATCCAGAATGTTTTCTAAATAATCCATTTATTGATAGAGTTTATTTCTCAGGAAATAAATCCTACTTTTATGATGATTATATAAAAGATAAAGATACGCTTTTCTTTAAACAAGAACCATATAACCAAACTGACCATATTCTGCGCAGAAAACACCTGATAAACAATTGGTGTGATATTTTAAATATACCTTATACGGGACAACAACCACAGATATTTGTCAATATGGCTCAAAAAATGACTACTGGTTTGTGGTTAAGAGATAAACCAACAATGATATTACAAACTAATGGTGGTCCATTAACTGGTCAAAAATATGGTTATTCTTGGGCTAGAGATATGCCGTATGATTATTCTCAACAAATAGTAGATAAGTATAAAAAAGATTACCATATATTTCAAATTACTAGACCTGATTCACAAAAATTAGATGGTGTTGAAGTAATAGATAAAGCAATGACGAATATGGAATTGTTTGCTATGATGGTAAACGCTAAAAAACGTGTATTAATTGATTCTTGCATGCAACATGCCGCGGCTGCTTTTAAACTTCCATCAACTGTGTTATGGGTTGGTACATCACCTGTTGTGTTTGGATATGATATCCATAACAATATTGTAGCAAATCCACCAAAACAAGGTGGTCTTAAATTAATCGATTCATATATGTTTGATTATAATTTAGATGGTATATTACATGAATGTCCTTATATAGATGCAAATGAAATGTTTAATATAAATGATATTTATAACAGTATAAATAAACAATAATGTATATAGTATTAATGCAATTTATCCCTGGAAACGATCAAATTTGGGTTGCCAAATTAAACCCAAATGACCCAGAATATATCTACCCTACTGAACAAGAGGCAATAGATAAAGCAGCTGAATTACAATCAGCTGATCCAACAGAAAGACAATATAAAGCCGCTCCTATTAATAATGAAATATAAATAAATTAGTTTTATAAGTTATGAAAATACTTTTTATTGCTCCTCACCTATCTACAGGAGGAATGCCTCAATACCTTTACAAACAAATGGAGGTTTTAAATGAAAGTTGTGAAGTATGGTGTATTGAATGGGATAACATTACAGGGGGTGTTTTAGTAGTTCAACGTAATAGAGTCGTCAACTTATTGGGAAACAGACTAATTACCCTAGGAGAACCCAGAGAAAAACTATTTGAACATATTGAAAAAATAAACCCAGATGTTATTCACCTCCAGGAAATTCCTGAAATGTTTATGCCATATGATTTAGCTGTAAAGTTATATAATTCAAATAGAAAATATAAGATAGTTGAAACTTCTCATGATTCTAGTTTTGATATATCAAATAAAAAACACTTTCCTGATCACTTTGCAATGGTTAGTCAATATCAAGTTGAAGCATATAAACCATTGAATATACCTTGTGAATTAGTAGAATACCCAATTGAATACAAAACAAAAACAAAATCTAGAGAAGAATTATTAGCTGAGTTAGGATTAGATCCTAATAAAAAACATGTTATTAATGTAGGTTTGTTTACCTCTAGAAAAAATCAAGCCGAAGTTGTTGAATACGCAAAACAAATGCAGGATTATCCAATTCAATTCCATTTTATTGGTAATCAAGCTGATAATTTTAAATATTATTGGGAACCAATAATGAAGGATTTTCCTCCTAACTGTAAATGGTGGGGAGAAAGAAGTGATGTAGATGCATTTTATCAAATGGCTGATCTATTCTTATTTACTTCTAGAGGACATATCAATGATAAAGAAACAATGCCTTTAGTAATTAGAGAAGCTATTAGTTGGAGAGTTCCTTCTTTAATTTATAATTTGGACGTATATTTAAACTACTTTAATAAGTACGATAATATTGAATATTTAAACTTTAGTGATAAAAATCAAAACATAGAAAAAATATTAAACAAACTAAATATAAAAATGAACACAAATAGCATAAGCAATTATTTTGATGTTGATATTCAACCTGAAGAAAATAAAATTTCGATAAATTATAAAAGGGCTGAACCTAATTCCTATAAAATTTCTATTAAGGAAAAAGATTCTAATGCTCCTCTCTATTGGTTTCCCGTTACTTTTATAAACTATAGCAGTTGGTGGGTAATTCCAACACCAACATCATCCATAAATTTTGCTACTGACCCGGCTGTAGGAACTATAACGGTTGAATTTTATGATGAAAATGATAACTTCTTATTTTTAAAGGATTTATTTGTTAAAAATGTTATTAAAAAAGAAGTAAAACTAAATATTGATAATCCATTTGATTGTTTATTCAACAATTATCGAGAAATGTTCCTCCAGAACAAATATGATTGCTATGAGTTAGATAAAATGGAAACTGTTTTTGATGTTGGAGCAAATAGTGGATTATTTTCACTTTTAGCAATTAATAAAGGAGCTAAAAAAGTTTATGCATTTGAACCTAATCAAGAATCGTTAATTAATTTGAATTGCTTAGTAAAAGATTTAAATGTAGAAGTAATAGATAAAGCTATATACACTAAAGATGAAGATCTTACTTTCTATATAGACCCAAGTAATACTACAATCGGAAGTATATCTGAAGATCATATTAAAAATAATGGTAGTGAGGTAAAACAAATAACTGTACCTGCTGTGTCTTTAAAAACATTCTTTGATCAAAATAATATTGAAAGATTATCATTATTAAAGATGGATATTGAAGGGGCTGAATATGATATTATAGAAAATCTTGAAGATGAAATTTTTGAAAAAATAGATAATCTTCTTATAGAATTTCATGATAATGAAGGTGAAAGAGTAGAAAAATTAATTCAAACCTTAGTTAAAAAGGGATTTGATGTTGATCAAATTAGGGATCAAAATACTGAAAACAACAACAGTATTATAGAAGAAGCATATAAATCTTCTCCTATTGGAACTATTTTTGCTAAAAAATCTCCTGAGGAAAAGTTACTAACTGTACTTATTCCTACATACAATCATGAAGAATATATTGAACAATGTATTGATAGTGTTTTAATGCAACAAACATTATTTAACTTCAATATCTTAATATCTGATGATTGCTCTACAGATAATACTTGGAATATCATACAAAAATATAAAGATATTCCAAATGTAATCCTACACAGAAATGAAAAAAATCAAGGAGCTGTCATTCGTAGGACCTATGATCTTTTAAAGAAAATTAGTTCTGAATATGTTACTATTCTAGATGGTGATGATTACTATGTCGATAAAAGTAAATTACAAAAACAGATAAACTTTTTAAAGAATAATAAAGAATATTCTGTTTACAGTGTTGGATATTATATAAAAAATCCTGGTGATGATAATTTCATGAGTAGTTATTATTGGGGTATAAAAGGAGAGGTAATCTTAAGAGATAACATGAAAGCCAATTATATTTCTTTTGGTTTTATGTTTAGAAATAATCTTATTAAAGACATGGAATTCCCTGATTGGTTTTTCCATGAAGATGTTTTTGATGCTTACTGGGCATTAAATACTATACTTTTAGAAAAAGGAAAAGGAAGAAATGATAAATGGGTAGGAGGAGTTTATAGAATTACCCCCAATGGTGCCTATGGAGAAAGAAGCCATGACTGGAAAGTAGAAGTAACTACAAAGCAAAGCCAAGTAATAACCTCTGCTTACCCAGATGTGAATAAAAATTTCCTAGTACATGAATCTAATATAAATTTACAAGACATATATAGTGGACATTTTGCAGTACAATATAAGGAGGTTCCCTATTTAAAATGCCCTATGGATTATGCTCTCTACCAAATGCTAATTATGTCTATTAAACCAGACCTAATCATAGAAATCGGAACCTATATGGGTGGGGGAGCTTTATATTATGCTGATTTGTTGTATTTATTAGGAAAAGGAGAAGTTCATACAATTAATCTCTATAATGAAATACACGATCAAAAAGTATTTAATCATAGTCAAATTAAGTTTTTCTATGGTGGTTTTGAAGAATATGATATAGAAAAAAATACTAAAGGGTTTGAAAAAATACTAGTTATAGATGATGGATCTCACACTTATGAAGATGTATTAAAATCCCTAAATAAATTTAGTAAAATTGTATCTAAAGATTCTTACTTTATTGTTGAAGATGGAGTGATTGATTTTACTGGTCTTTCTGATACTTACAATGGAGGGCCTCGTAAAGCTATTAATGAATTTTTGCAAACAAATTCTGATTTTGTTATAGACAGACATTGGTGTGATTATTTTGGAACCAATTCTACTTTCAACCCAGACGGATACCTAAAAAGAATAAACTAACACTATGCCTCCAGAAATAAAACCTATTATAATAGTAGATGCTTTTTTTCACAATGACAATTGTGTAAGAACTTTTAAAAATTATTTATCTTCTATTAAAAAAACTGGTCTCCCCATAATGTTGGTGACAAACAGTAAATTTGAACAAGCATTAATTGATGAAGTAGATTATCTTCTATACGATCACAATAACAGACTATTTAAAAAAGACTATTCAGATGTAGAAACTATTGCTATGTGGTATAGAGATAACCACAAATATTTTTCAATAGCAATTAAAGCATTTCAAAAACATGGTTTGTCTGTTTTGTCTAATTTATATCATTCTACTAATTTAGCCTTATCTTTAGGTTATACCCATTTTTTTAGAATAGAATATGACTGTACAGTTCCTAGTATAGAAAATGTTAAAAATATTATAGCTGAAACCCAAGAACAAAATAAAAAGGGATACATCTATATAAACCAAAACAAATATATTTGTTTCCAATTCTGGTATTTTGCTTTAGATTATTTTACTGAAATTTTCCCCAAAATAAACAATGAAGATGATTATATTATAGCAAAACGAAATTTCAATAGTGATGAAAATTTCATGATTGCTGAAGAGTTTGTTCTTAATATAGTTAGATCCTCAGAAGGAGGGTTTGATAATGTAGTAAATAAACAAGCAAATATAATATTTGATGATTTCCCTGATTCTTCCTGGAATACCCTTATATCCCCCTCAGAATCTGATCTGATAATAGATGGATTTATATCATCTATTCATAGAGTAGGATATACGGTTGAAGGAGTTGATCCACAATATACCCCTACAGACAATACTAAATTTGCTATAATAACATGGAATTGTAGTTCAGAAAATAATAATAAATCTATTGTTAAAATACTAAGAAATAATCAAGAACCACAAATTATAGAACATAACTTATATAGTAGTAATGATAATTATGTAGAAACGTTTGATTTAACAGAAGAAAATGTAGAAGTACAAATTACTATGAATGATCATCAAACTAGATCTGTAATTATTAATAAAGATAATATACATTTAATAAATAACATACTTGTTTTAAATTAAATTATGTCAAATAATAGAGATCTTGTTGTTATAGGTGGATATCCTTCTACTGATAGTAGAAAACAAATATTAAAAGATACAATATTAAGTTTAAATCAACATTTTGATATATTACTTGTAACTCATTATCCTGCAGATATAGAAATACAATCATTAGTAAATTATTATATTTACGATATTAGAAATGAGTTTTTTATAAATGAAAATGTTTATTTTTACGTTCATACTCCTAAATTTTATTTAGAATATCATTATGGTGAAAATGGCCATAATCATCACTCATACGCTATATATAAATCTATGATGAGCGCAGTTTCGTTTATTAAAGATTATTATGATGGATTTTATTATGTAGAAGGGGATTCTATATTTTCTAAAGAAGACATAGAACAACTAAAAAATACCAAATTAGAAACAATAAAAAACAATAAAGAAGCATTTTTCTTTTTAATTGATAATTGTATACAAACAATATTTTTCTACACTAAAGTAGATTTTTTCAATAAGGTTTTTCCTATATGTAAAACAGTAGGTGATTATCAAAATTTATGTGGTCAAATCGGAAGTTTTGGAGTATTAGAGAATTTCTTTTATTGTAATTTAAAACAAAACAATTATTTAGATAATGCTCTATTAATACAAGGAACTCAAGTCTATGACTATTTTACCAATAGTAAAATAAACATTAACAGACTTAAAGATGATAACAATCAGCTTGATATTAAATTATTAAAAATAAAAAACACATCAGATTTTGCTTATTTTTATATGAATAGTATTGATATTGTTCATGAAAATCAATATGCAGATTTATATATAAATGATGAATTTATTGATACTATAAATTTACTAAGTCAATATGAATCCAATCCACTCCCTTCTCATTTACAATCAAATAACCATCTTACTATAAGATTAGGAAATACTGTTATAACATATACAAAAGATCAAATAATTAATAGCAATAGCTTTGTAGAATTTAAATAATATGAAATTTACTATAATTACTAGTTTTTATAATGGTTCTCATTTTATTTCTAGACTATATGAGAAAATAAAATCCCAAACATATACAAATTGGGAATGGATAGTTACTGACGATTTTTCATCTGATGCGGAAGATGCTAAAGAAATTTTATCATATATTTCTAGTAGGGATAGAAAGGTAAAGTATGTAGAACAATCTTTCAAAAAAGAAATGTTTTATAACCCACAAAATTTTTGCAAAGAAGCAGAAATAATAATACAAGCAGATCAAGATGATTATCCTCTACCTAAAGCATTAGAAGTATACCATCACTTCTTCACCAAATTTCCAGATACAATAGCAATTGCTGGTGCTGGAAACGCATTTAGAGAAGATGGAAACTGGATGAATTTTCACAATCCCGATTTTACAGACCAAAAAAATATGACTTGTGGTTATTTAACTTATTTAAGAGCATGGAGAAATAACCCAAATATAGATTATGATTTTAATCCAAATGGTTGGATGAAATATTATTATAATGATTTAGCTATATTGTGTACTTTAGAGGAACAAGGTAAAATACTTCATCTCCCTAGAAACTTATATTATTATAACTATAGAGAAAATTCTATATCTCATACCTTCTATGCAAATGAATCTGTAGATGAAGGTAGTGAATTAATAAAAAAAGTTAATAATAGGCGTATTAATAAAGATATAGATACATTTAATAGATATTTTGAACCTATTCATAAAGAATCTTTATGTTTAATGGATCATCATTTAAATAATGTAAATACTCAACAAAAAATAGTTTACTTAGATAGACAATTAGATTTTAAAAAATATTCATTACTTAAAGAATTATTTTTTGATCATGAATTAAATATAAATAAAATAGATGGAGATGAGGATGCATTAGTTTGTGTATTAAGAGATGAATCTGATCTAGATTATTTTTTAAATACTGATAGGCAATACAACATAAAAAAATGCCAACTTGTAATTTGGAACCAAGCCGAAAATCCATATACTAATATATTATTATCTAGAATACCTCAATATTATCAATGTTATTATTTTGCAGCTTATCAATCAATTATTAATATAATAAAATGAAAATAATTAATGTTACGCCTGGTTTAATTCCTATTCCCCCAAATGGATGGGGAGCCGTAGAAAAAATTATATGGGAGACACACAATGCCCTATTAGAATTAGGACATGATTCACAAATATTATATTTAGATGATGTAAAAGATTATGATGTAGTACATATTCATGTTGCTAATTTAGCTAATTTAGCACATGAACGTGGAATACCATATTATTTTACTATGCATGACCATCATGCCTTTTTATATGGAAAAGATTCTACTGCCTATAAAGAAAATTTACAAGCAATCAAGAATGCTAAAAAAGCCTTTGTGCCTGCTAAATTTTTAGTTGATTACTTTGAAGGAATACCTGAATATTTTTCACATGGAGTAAATACAGACTATTTTACTCCGGGAGAATTTAAAGAACACAAATTATTATGTGTAGCAAATAATGGATTTATTCATAATCAAGCCGAAGACAGAAAAGGATTTGGATATGCTATTGAAGCAGCAAAACAACTAGATTTACCTATTACAATAGCCGGACCAAGTAATAATAAAAACTATTTTGATACCTTCCCTTCAGATTATGATAAATTAACTATTTTATATGATCTTAATGAAGAACAATTAAAAAATATATACAAAGAACATAGTGTATTTATCCATGCTTCTATATTAGAGGCTGGACATCCTAATTTAACATTATTAGAAGCGTTAGCTTCTGGCTTACCTGTTATTGGAACTTTTGAGGATAATAACTTACTAAAGGGAATGATAGCTGTAAATCGAGATGTAGATGAAATTGTTGATGCTTTTAATAAAATTAAATTTAATTCACATACATTATATTCATCTAGGGCAAGACAACAGGCATTAGATTTATCTTGGAAAAATAGAACAAAAGATTTATTAAAAAAATATGAAGACAATAAAATAAATATGAAAGATCAATTAATATCTATTTATAAATCAACAAAAAAACTAGGAATACCTTCAAAAGTAAACATTCCTAAATTTAATATTAATTTTATTAATGGTCCTTTTGCTGAAGTGTTAGACTCACCTTATAAAAAACATAAAGTAAGCTTTATTAATAAAAAAACAAACACAGTAGAATATTCTCAAGAAATAGAAAGTAATTGTTGGGTTAGAACAAGTAAACAATATTATATAGATTGGAGAATAAAGATTGAAGATGAGAATGGTAATTTATTATATCAACATGATTTAGATCTTAAAGATAAAAGAGTATATATTGCTTTAGATTCTAAATCATTGGGTGATACTTTAGCTTGGTTTCCATATGTTGAAGAATTTAGAAAAAAACACAAATGTAAAGTTATTTGCTCTACATTTCATAATTATTTCTTCCAATCACAATACCCAGAAATTGAATTTGTTAAACCGGGAGATACAGTTTACAATTTATACGCAATGTATGTTATAGGGTGGTTTTACAATAGTGATGATAATGTTGACTTTAATAAAAATCCTTTTGACATTAAACAACAAAACCTTCAGAAAACAGCATCTGATATTCTAGGATTAGATTTTATAGAAGTAAAACCAAAATTAAAAAAGCCATTAGTTGCAAAGAAAAAACAAATTGCTATTGCTGTTCACAGTACAGCACAAGCTAAATATTGGAATAATCCAACAGGGTGGCAAGAAGTAGTTGATTGGTGTAAAGATCAAGGATATGAAGTAGTAATGTTATCTAGAGAAGAAAACGGATATATGGGAAATAAAAACCCAACTGGAATTAAGTATCCTGACTCATTTGATATGGAATCAACTGTAAAAGTACTTAATGAATCTGAAGCATTTATAGGAATTAGCAGTGGATTAAGTTGGCTATCATGGGCTACAGATACACCTACAATAATAGTATCTGGCTTTACTGAAGAATATACTGAACCTACTAGTTGTTACCACATTGATGCACCTTTAGGTAAATGTAGGGGTTGTTTCAACTCACATAGGCTAGATGCAGGTGATTGGAATTGGTGCCCCGTACATAAAGGAACACAACACCAATTTGAATGTTCTAAAGAAATATCTTCAGATAGAGTAATAAAAACCTTAGAGAAAATTTTGGTTGTCTCATAATCTTATTATATATTTATATACGAAACAAAAACAATTTTATGACATTACTTATCATTGTACTTATTGTAGCTGGTATTGTAGCTGCAGTTATTTTAAACAGCAAAAAGAAATCTTCATTCCCACCACAAGATGTTGTATCTGACAACGGCGCTGATCGTCCAACAGTTGTTCTAGCTGAAACACCAGTATTAGTACCAGTTGAACCTATTGCATCAGATGAAGAACTTGCTACTTTAAAAGAAGCTAAAAAAAAGGTTTTAACTAAAAAACAACCAGTTCAACAACCTGCAAAGCAATCTGCAAAAACATCTAATAAAAAATCTTCTAAAAAGACCAAATAATGAGTGACGAATCTAAGTTTATTGCTGAAGAAGAATTACTTCAGATTAAATCATTTAAGGCTCAAAAAGATAATATTACTTTTGCTTTAGGTAAAAATCGCATTGAAAAAGAAACATTACTTGCTTCTTTTAAAAATGTTGCTAATCAAGAGCAGGAATATTATAATAAACTTTCTATTAAATATGGTGATGGTAGTCTTGATTTAAATACAGGTGAAATTATTCCTTTTAATACCGATGAACAAAATATCTGAAATATTTAAATCGTGGGTTACTGCTACTAACCCAACACCTGAACAACAAGCAGTGGCCGAATATCGTGCTACTGTTTGTGATTCATGTGAGAAAAAAACTTACATTACTGCAATTAATTCATTTATTTGTGGTCAATGTGGTTGTCCACTAAGTAAAAAAGTATTTTCCCCTAAACCAGGTCCTCAAGCTTGCCCATTAGCTAAATGGGAGAAATAAAACGTTATGACACAACTAACACAAGAAGAATTACAATCAATTAAAGACCTCCAGTCTAAGTACAACCAAACACTATTCGAAATTGGTGTAGCTGAAGCGCAGCGTTTAGCATTGGTAGAGCAAGCCGAAAAACTTGAAAGCAATAAAAAAACATTGCTAAGTGATCTTGCTACAATTGAACAAAAAGAAAACGACCTAATTAAATCCCTTCAGGATAAATACGGAACGGGTTCTATTAATCCCGAAACGGGAGAAATCACGCCTATTCAACAGTAATCTGCGTTTTATAGTGATTTTTGGATATTTATTATTAGGTCAATCCTATTAAAATTTTCAAAAACAATTATACAAAATGGCAGAAAAAATCTTATCTCCTGGCGTATTCCAAAATGAATCAGATCAATCATTGGTTCAAAGAGGTATCGTAGGTGCAGCAACCGCTGTTGTTGGTCCAACCGTAATGGGTCAACCATTTGTTCCTACCTATGTTACTTCTTATAGTGAATATGTATCCAAATTCGGAGAAACATTCAAAAGTGGTAGTTACTACTATGAATATTTAACTTCTTTAGCCGCTAAGGATTTCTTCCAAAATGGCGGTCAGACATTATTAGTTACCAGAATTATTAGTGGCAGTGCTAATCTTAGTACTTATGCAAGTTCTTCAGTAGCTGATATTGATGATGATTCTATTGATAATTCATTTGTACTTGAAACATTAGCTTGGGGCAATCAAATGAACAGTGCTGGTGGTACTGAAGTTGGTGGTGCCTTACCTAGTGGTAGTGCAATGAATGTTCGTTGGGAAGTTACAAATGTAAATACTGGAAGCGGTACCTTTACTTTAGCAGTTCGTGCTGGTAATGATAATAATGCTCAAAGGAATTATCTAGAAACTTGGGCTAACTTATCATTAGATCCAATGTTACCTAACTACATTTCTCGTGTAATAGGCGATTCAAAACCAGTATATGATGCTACAAACAATATCATCAATTACGTTGGTTCTTACGCAAATGCTTCTCAATACATTCGTGTTAAATCTATATCTAAACCACAAGTAGATTCTATTGACAATAACGGTAATTTTAAAGCAACCCAATACAGTGGTAGCCTACCAGCTCTAGGAAGTGGTTCATTTGGGGGTGCTGTTGCAGCAACAGCTACTGTTCAACTTATGAACGAAAATATTACTACAACTAATATTCAAGGATTTGCTCCGGCTGATTATGTTACTGCTTTTGGTATTTTAACTAATAAGGATGAATACCAATTTAATGTATTGCTTGCTCCTGGTGTTGGTTTAGATTGTAGCGCTGCTTCACAATTAATCTCAACAGCTGAAGGACGTGGTGATGCAATTGCAATTGTAGGAACCGGTGTTTATGGTACTTCAATTTCAGCTGCTGCTAATGCTGCTGCTGGCCAACCAAGCAACTACGCAGCTACTTACTATCCCTGGGTTCAATTATTCAGCTCAGGTTTAGGTAAAGCAGTATGGGCTCCCGCTCCAACAGTAATGGGTGGTGTATTTGCATTCAACGACCAAGTTGGTGCTGAATGGTTTGCACCTGCCGGTTTAAATCGTGGTGGTGTTCCTTCAGTATTACGTGCTGAAAGAAAATTATCTCAAAGCGATCGCGATACATTATATGAAGCAAATGTTAACCCATTAGCTACATTCCCTGGAGAAGGGGTTGTAGTATTTGGTCAGAAAACATTGCAGAAAAAACAAACAGCTCTTGACCGTGTAAACGTTCGTCGTTTGTTGATTGCATTAAAAGACTATATTGGTCAAGTAGGTAATAATTTAGTATTTGAACAAAACACTAACGTTACTCGCAATCGCTTTTTATCTCAAGTTAATCCATACCTTGAATCAGTAGTACAACGTCAAGGTTTATATGCTTACAAGGTAGTAATGGATGATTCCAATAATACACCTGATGTAATTGATCGCAACCAATTAGTAGGCCAGATCTACATCCAACCAACTAAGACTGCTGAATTCATTATCTTGAACTTTAACGTACAACCAACCGGCGCTACATTCCCTGCATAAGGGGATGTAGTTGCTAATATTTATTGATAGCAATAAAAAATTAAAATAAAATGGCAGTATTAGACGCTAACGAAATAATGTTCACCGCTTTTGAACCAAAAGTTCCCAATAGGTTCATAATGTACATTGATGGTATTCCATCATATTTAATTAAAAAGGCATCAGCTCCTGGATTTGAAGCCAATATGATTAAACTCGATCACATCAACGTTTACCGTAAAGTAAAAGGTAAAGTTGAATGGAATGATATGACTTTAGAATTATACGATCCCGTAACCCCATCAGGCGCACAAGCAGTAATGGAGTGGGCTCGTTTAGCACACGAATCAGTAACAGGCCGTGATGGATATTCCGACTTTTATAAGAAAGATTTAACACTAGACATTCTAGGCCCAGTAGGTGATGTAGTAGGTGAGTGGATTATCAAAGGTGCTTATTGCAAAACAGCTACTTTCGGAGAATATGACTGGAGCCAGGGTGATGCTGCAATTACTTTATCCTTAACAATCGCTATGGATTACTGTGTACTCAACTTCTAAAAGATCCTTCATATTTTTTTCTTTTGGTGTCTGCTTTCGCAGACACCTTTTTTCTGCATATATTTATATATACACAAATAAAATAGTTTATGGCCGAATTAAAAATCCCAACAGAAACAGTTACATTACCCTCAAAAGGTTTATTGTACCCCGAGACCTCACCGCTTGCTAAAGGCGAAATTGAAATGAAGTATATGACAGCTAAGGAAGAAGATATCCTTACCAATGTAAACTACATTAAAAGTGGTATTGTTATTGATAAATTACTTCAATCATTAATTGTTACACCAATTGATTATAACGAATTGTTAATTGGTGATAAAAACGCAATATTAGTTGCTGCTCGTGTTTTAGGTTATGGTAAAGACTATAATATTAATTATGGTGGTAAAGAAATTACTATTGATCTATCCAAGCTAGAAGATAAAATAATTGATGAATCTTTATATAAGCGCGGAATAAATGAATTTCCCTTCACTCTACCTCATTCTGGTAACAATATTACTTTTAAGTTATTAACACATGGTGATGAACAAAAAATTGAAGCTGAAATTAAGGGGTTGCAAAAAATTAACCCAAATGTAACTACTGATGTTACAACTCGTTTAAAATATATGGTTACATCTGTTGAAGGTAAGCGTGATGCTAAAGATATTCGTGATTTTGTTGATAATTACTTAATCGCTAAAGATTCAAGAGCACTACGCCAATACTATGCAAAAGTATCCCCAGACATTAATTTAAAATATATACCAGAAGATGTAGATTATGTAGGGGAGGGCATAGATATTCCAATATCTGTTAACTTTTTTTGGCCTGATTCTGGAATATAGACCTATACTATTTTCCCAAATACATGAAATAGTATTTCATAGTAATGGTGGATATGATTGGGATACTGTTTATAATATGCCTCTTTGGTTGCGTAAATTTACATTTGAAAAATTAAGAGAATATTACGAAAAACAAAAAGAAGAAACAGAAAAGCAACAAAATATGTTGAAAAATAAATCAGGAAAAGATATATCTCGTCCTAATATATCCCCATCTAAATCACCAACATACGTAGCTAAAGCGCCTAAAAAATAGGCGCTTTAAATATTTATATGATGTAACATTATATCATGGCAGAACCTACAGTACAAGAATTACAACAACAATTAACAGATCTTAACAAAAAATTAAGAGAAGCAGGTGGCTTAGGTATTGACCTTCAAGAAGCATTTCGCAATGCCGGAAATGATACTAAAAAACTTAATGAATATGTTGATAGATTAAACAAACAATATGAAGATATTGTAGATAATGCTGATTATATTTATAGAACATTTCAAGACATAACAGCTGAATTAAAAAATCAAAATGTTTTATTAAAAATAGGCAAAGGAGCATTTAAAGAATTTACAAACATTGCCCAGGATTTAAATTCTTATCAAAAAGGATATAATGACCTTACTGATAATAAATTTAAAAAATTAAAAAATAATCTTGCTGCTGAAAAAAAAGAATTAGATTTTGTTGTACAGAGATTAAAAGCTAGTGAAGCAAGTCGTCAAAGAGAAGTCGAAGCATTAAATGCATTAGATGAAAGAACCCCAAAACAAAAAGCTAGACTACAAGAACTACTAAAAGAAAATGAACTTCTAATTAATGCTACTGAAGCTATATCTTCGGGTATTCCTATTTTAGAAAAAGAATTAAATTTAACTAAGCAAATAGCTGATACTAGAAAAGATCTAGGAGGATTAGCCCAAGCTGCAGGTAAACTTGTTTCTCAATATGGAGGTTCATTAGCTAGTTTTTTAAATGTAGGTGAAGCAACAGAAGCTGTTGAAGATTTTAATAAAAAGCTTATTCAAGATGCTTTATCTACTGAAAAAGTAAAAAATGACCTTTTAGAAAATGAAAGAAAAAAAAGATTAGCAGAAATAGGTAAAGATGAAGCAGGAAATTCTATAACACAAGAACAAGCTCAAGAACGATTAATAGCATTAGAAAAAGAATCATATAAAATAAAACAAGAAGCCGTTGCTTCAACTGACAATCTAGGTAATAAATTTAAATCATTAGGAGTATTTGTTAAAGGATTGGGGGTTGGCCTTAAAAAATCACTAACAGACCCAGTCACAATACTTACTTTTATTATAGATAAAGCTCTGCAAGCCAATGAACAGGCTGTTAATTTAGGTAAAATTATAGGATATGGAGCTGACAGATCTGATAGACTTAGAGAAAATTTTGCTTTTATAGCAGGGGTTACTCCTAACATTAATGTTAATTCTAAATCAATAACTGAGGCTTTTGGAGAATTAGCCCAATCAACTGGATATGTTTCCCAATATTCTGCCGATCAGCTTGAAACACAAGTTAAATTAACTAAACAAGTTGGTCTACAAGCAGATGAAGCTGCTCAAATTCAACGTTTTGCTGTTTTGAATGGTAAAACTTCTGAAGAAACTTATTCTTCTTTTGTTAGGGGATTAACAGCAGCAAGAAATCAACTTAAAGTCGGAATTAACTTTAAATCAGCATTAGCTGAAGCTTCCAAAGTATCGGGACAATTAGCAGCAAATCTAGGAAACAACCCAGAACAAATTGCTAAAGCAGTAGTAGCTGCTAAAGCATTTGGTATGACATTAGAACAAGTTGCTGCTGCTGGTGATAAATTACTTGATTTCGGTTCATCAATTGAAAATGAATTAAAAGCTGAATTATTAACTGGTAAACAAATAAATCTTGAAAGAGCAAGAGCAGCAGCATTAGCTGGTGATCAAGTTACTTTAGCTGAAGAATTATCTAAAAATATAGGTACAGCAGCTGAGTTTACTAAAATGAATAGGTTACAACAAAATGCCTTAGCTGAATCTGTAGGTATGACCTCAGATCAATTAGCTGAAACATTAAGAAAAAGAGAAGAAGCACTAGCTAGTGGTAAATCATTAGTTCAAATACAAGAAGAAGAAGCAAAACAAGCTCTTGAAAGACAACAAATACAAGAGAAATTTAGTGCGGCTTTATTAAAAATACAGGATGTAGTAGGTAATCTAGTAGCTGGACCTTTTGGTCAATTATTTGATCTAGTATCAAATATAGCTTCTATATTTACTAACATTATCAGCCCTGTAATTACAGGGATTTCTTATGTTGTTGGTTTAATAGTAGAAGGATTTAAAACATTATCTCCAATATTATTAGGCATTGGGGGTTTAATAGCAGCAATGAATGCTAAATTATTAATAAATGCTGTTCTTTCTGTGGCTCAAGGGGCTTGGAAGGCTTTAGGAGGTATATTTCCTGTAGGTCCTATTTTAGCAACAGCTGCTACATTGGCTGGTGTTGGTTTAGTAACAAGATTAGCTAAAGGAACAGCATTTGCTGAAGGAGGTATTGTAACTGGTGAAATTAATAATGCAACTGTTGGTGAAGCCGGTCCTGAAGCAATAATTCCCCTAAATTCCCCCAAAGCTGATAAAATATTAGGTGGGGATGGTTCTCCATCAATAGATCTTACCCCAATGATAGCAGCAATCAATGAAGTAAGAGCAGCTGTTGATAGATTGTATAGTAAAGATACATCAATCAACATGGATGGTAAAAAAGTAGGTTCAACACTAGTACAAGGCTCATATAAAGTAGCATAATTAAATATTTATTCGTATAAAATAGATAAACCATGGGATTATTAGACAAATTAAAAAGTAGCATTTTAGGATTAGGTGGTAACAAACCACAACAATTTGGTGTAAACCCAATCCCACCTGATTCACTTCATCAATTATATTCAGTTGATGGTAATCCAAATGTTGATTGGCGCCTAATTAAAGGCAATTTATCCAACAAACCACAGCCATCTACTCTGGATGAATTAGATACTAAAGCTCCAAATCTTAAACCAAACGGAGTTGTATCACAAGTATACAAATCTAAGCAAGGCCGTAGATATAAGGACCTAGGACCAACTGAAGGACGTTACTAATATAATATAAATGCCCCTACTTGATTTAAAAACCGACTTAAAATCACTTAAGTACGGGATGGTTTAGTTAGAGGTGGTGTTGTAGGTGCTGCTAATGCTTCAATTGTTGATACTTTCCGTATAGGGAAATTTCTTAAGGACTTTCCAAAAGGTCCTTTATTTATTGTTAAACAAATTGGTTTACAATTATCTAATCCTCAATTAGAAACTAAAAAATTATCAACAAATAATCCTACTAAAGGTGGTGGGTTATTAAGAAATGTTGGTAATTTTGTTTTAAATACAGCAAATAAAATAGTTAACGCTGTTGGACCTACCCGCATTTACAATTTAGGTATTAATACACTAGCACAGATTCCTGTCAATGCTTTTGGTCAACATTTTAATAGACATGGTTTATTACCTGTTCAAAATGAACAAACGAAATACCTAGCTGTTGTTCAAAATAATAATAACGAAGAAAACAACAGATTAACTGGATTAAGAAATAGATTTGGTTTAGGTACTAATTATGATCTTAATAAAGGTAATATTAAATTAAGAAAAAAAGAACAAAAAACTCTAGGAGCAATAGCTGCTACTTTTGCTGGAGGTGTCCCATTTGCAAATTCTGTCTACAATGATATTCAAAATAGTAGAATTGCTGATTATATAGGCGGCCCTAATTCAGTTTATGGTATTGGTAGAACACTAATTAAAAGAACTCCTGAGCGCACTAATGATAGTCTTAGAATAGATGAAGCCAAAAATAAAAATTATAATGCTAAACATATTCCTGAAGTTAAAATAAGCAGTAGTTTTGATTTTGGTATATCTTTACTTACTAATTCTAATTTAGCTAGTTCTAGTTTTAATTTAGTAAAAGATACTGATTTAAAAGTTAATGGATCTTTTATAGATAATACTTTTAAACAATATAAAGAAAATAAAAAAGATAATAAAGTAATAATAAGCAATGATATAGAAATATCTAATCATACTTCTTCATCTTTATCTTCTAATAAATTTAAACTACCAATTCCATCTTCATTAATTAATAACCCCATCACTTATGATGGCGGGAAACCAGAAGGGGGATTAACAGCGAGCGCTGATTTAGGGCTATCAAACATAAATGGATCTACAGATATTCCAAAAGATATTAATGATATAAATAAAAGTCTCAATCAGAATGTTATAAATTATAGCAATCCTGCTTTAAAAACATATACTGAATTAAGAAAAAAAATAAATAAAGGTAATACCATTAATCAAAATTACTTTAGTACAGCTCCTATTGATAAAGTAAATAAAAAAGCAAAACAATATAATGTATTTGTTAGAACAAACGATACTATTGTTAAAGATGATACTTTAGCTTTACAATTTACTCCTTTAGATCCATTTACTGGCGATGCTTTAACAGTATTAAAGTTTTTAGGATATATAAATAATTATTCTGAAGACTATAATAGTGGATGGAATTCTACAAAATATATAGGTCGTGCTGAAAATTTTTATATATTTAATGAATTCAAACGCACCGCTAATATTTCATTTAATATACCATGTTATAATTACAATGAATTACTTATAAAACATTGTCATTTAAGTGAATTAGCTTCTACGTTAGCAGGTAAATATAAAGACAATCTTTTATTAGGTGGAATCATAACTAAATTAAAAGTAGGTAATTATATTAATAATCAACCTGGTATTATAACTAATCTAAATTTTTCCCCTATTCAAGATTCATCTTGGGATTTAGATGCGCAATTAGCATTTTACCTAAAAGTTGATTTTGGATTTACATTAATCCATAATTATCTTCCACAATATACAGAATGTGGATTTATTTTTAAAGAACCCGACCCTATAACTCCTCCTCCGCCACCACCACCCTCTCCTCCTCCTCCACCCCCAACTCCACCAGTAACTTCATCTCTTACTCCTTCTACAGGTTCTTACCTTGATCCTATAGGTCGTGTTGATTTAAGAGATAGACCTGATAAAACATATGTAAAAAAACCTTATATATTAGATGATTTAAAAAAAGTAACAAAATTTGGTGGAGGATCTTTTGGTGGTGGTGGAGCAACTGGGGATTTTTAAAATAAATTAAAATGGATCGCTACGAAAATTCAACTATATTAACTAAAAACTACAGACCATACTATAAAGGAAAGTTTTACCCAAACATTCCTTTATCAGAATCTGATGTGTATGTTATTACTACTGTAGGTGATAGACTAGACTCATTAGCATATAGCTATTATCGAGATGCTACTTTATGGTGGGTAATAGCAGCAGCAAATAATAATGCTACTAAAGGAGCCTTATATCCTACACCTGGTGCTCAATTAAGAATACCTACTGATTTAAATAGTGTTTTAAATTTATTTAAACAGTTCAATAAAGCAAGATAATGTTATGTCTATATTTAAAGATACGTTTAAACCTGAAATACAAAATCAATTAAAGGCTAGGCAAGAAGCCATATTTGAACGTACTCCTGATGCTATTCAATATTTTAATGCTCGCAATGCATGGGTAAGAATGTCTTCTGCAGTAGATGTAAATGAAGATAACGGGGCTCTAGCTAAAAAATATATATTACAAGGAGGAGTATTATACGAAAATCAACTCCAATTAAGAGCTGGTGTTTTGACTAAAAATTCCTCATATGATATTGCTACTCCTAATGGCAATCCCCACAGATTGGGTATTCGCCCCATGCCTGGTATTACAGGAGTAGACATAAAACCCAAATCAGCATATGGTTCTTTAAGAGAAGTTGAAGTTAAATTTGTTGCTTGGGATATTAAACAACTAGAAGACCTAGAACTTCTATATATGCGCCCAGGCTATACTGCTTTAATAGAATGGGGATGGGCACCTTATTTAGGTAGTGATAAAAAATTAAAAAGCAATATAGATTTTTCTACTAATGATATCATAAATAAGAAACCAACTAAAGATCAGTTATTTGAAAGCATATATAAAACCGCTGTTGAAACCTATGGTGGTAATTATGATGCAATGTTTGGATATATTAAAAATTATAGCTGGTCTGCCCGCGAAGATGGAGGATATGATTGCACCACCACTATAATATCAGTAGGAGAAGTATTAGAATCATTAAAGGTAAATTATGCTCCGTTTAATAATATATCTGAGATATCTAAAAAAGGATTGATAGCACCTAGAGTAGAAGGAATATCAATATCAAGTTTTCCTGATATAAAGAAAATATATTCTAAAAATATCCTTGCAGGATTATTCTATGAATTATTTACTATAATGAACCTAAAAAAACCAGGCACACAAGATGAAGGAGCCAATTTTGTAATTGCTGATGGTCGCCCCGATGGTACTACTAGTTATTATGATTTATATAAAAAAACTCTTAACATTGCTGGAGGGCAAGGAGAGGCTAGTAGTAATGGAAAAATTGGAGCAAGTGATGAACAAGTATATATTACTTTAGAAGGTTTATGTAATTTAATCAACAATTATGTTACTTTTGTAGATTCTAATAGCAAAAAAGCATTTTTAAAATGCTCTGTATTAGATAGAGAATATGCAATTGGCAATACTAAACCCAACCCATTAACTGGAGACGGCTATTTACTCTGCTCAGCTCATCCCCTTCAATTATCTGTAGATCCAACAATTTGCATTATCAAAAATCCCGTTTGGGCTAATGGATTTAAAGTCAATCCAGATACTATAATACCATCAAATGTAACAGGATCTAATAATTTAATAACATTTCCAAGTAAATTAAGTGATGTCCAATTAGATAGTGTATTAGACCAATTATACTATATATCAATTCCTACTAAAAAAATTAAAGATAAACAAGCAGTTGTAGATTATCTTGAAAGAGTAACCCAACAAGATCCAGATACAATTAAAGCGTTAACTAAACGCCATTACGAAAAGTTAAAAGATGTTAGTTATAAAGTTGTTAAGCCACAATATACAGATTTAATTAATGTTGCTATTGATGAAGGAGATAATATTGATAATACTAAATTAGGAAAATCATTAGCTGCTTCTGGTGTTGGAGGTAGTACCTCATTATTTAGTTTCTTAACAACTAGTCGTCTTACTAATTTAAGTACACAACAAGTTAACGAAGCTTTTGGATCTAATGTTGAATCTACCAAATCAGATCCTGTAGCAGCTCAACGTGCTGAGGATGCTAAACAACAGGCAGAATTAGATAAGCAAAAAAAAGAAATAGAAAAATCCCAATCTACAGCTATTGAAAATATACAATATATAAAAAATATTTCTAGACCCTATTTTTATCAAGACAATTGGGATACAGAACTAGGTATTATTGGAAATATATATGTTAATTTAAATTTCTTATTTAGATTAGCTTTAGATAATAATTTAGAAGCTTTAGATACTAAAGAAAAAAAAGATATTAATTTATACAATTTTTTAAAAAGTGTTCTATCTGAAATTTCATCCGCAACAGGTAATGTAAGTAATTTTGATTTATTTATTGACCCAATTAAAGGAGATACAACATATATTATAGATGTAAATTATGTTGATGCTAAATCTAAAAAGGAGGTATATGATAACTTATTTCAGTTAGAAATGCATAACACTAAATCTACAGTTAGATCATACAAATTAGAATCTCAAATATTTCCTGACCAATCTTCTACGGTAGCAATTGGTGCTCAAGTTGGAGGTGGAGCAATGGCAACTGATAATAATACAATGTTAGATTTTAATAAAGGTTTAGTTGATAGAATTATTCCTAAAAAAGATGATCCAACAATAGATCCAAATCAACCTGATATTGAAAAAATTAAAAGTCAAGCACAAAATGTAGCTGATGCTCTACAATCATTATATGATTTTTTTGGAGACCAAGAATATGGTTGGTTTATTGATGGTAAATTTGATGCTGATAAAGCAGGTGATTATAAAAATTCATTAAAAGATTTAATTAATTTCTTTAAAAATCTAACCAAATCAAAAGCCAAAAATAGAGCCATCATCCCTACTAAGCTATCAGTCACAATGGATGGTATTGGAGGATTAGTAATAGGTCACCTATTTAGAATTCCCGAAGAATTATTACCTAGAGGCTATAAAGGAGATGCATTAGGATCAAAATTAGGACATACAATTACAGGTATTGGACATTCAATTCAAAACAATGATTGGACAACTAATATTGATGCCCAAACAATAATATTAGATGAACCTGAAGGAACCCTTAGCTTCTCAGAATTAATACAAATAAATCCTAATAACGGAAAAATAACAACCCAAGATGCAATGAAAATTGAAGCAAACAAATCTAAATTAAAAGTAGGAAGTAATTTATCTGGTGTAGTTTCAAAATATGGCCAACCTGGTGATTCTAGCCAATTAGTAACTCTTACTCTTCCTTATACTTTATATTATGATAGTACTCCTGTAAATAGTTTTAAAGTACATAAATTAGTAAAAGATAGTTTAGAAAAAGTACTTAAAGATATATTAGCGACTTATGGTTTAGATAAAATTAAAAAATTAAAACTAGATCAATATTCCGGTCTATATAATCCTAGAGATAAAAGATGTTGTCCTGGTAATCCTTCGATTCACTCTTGGGGAATTGCCATAGATTTTTATGCCGCCGAAAACGGATTAAATACCCCAACAGGAAAAGCCCTATTCTCTAAACCAGAATATAAACAATTTATTGATATTTGGTATAAGTATGGATGGAAAAGTTTTGGTAGAGAATTAGGAAAAGATTGGATGCACTTTCAAATAAACGATGCACCTTTTTAATATGAGAATACCATCAAACATAATAGAAACAAAATATACCTCTGGTAATGAATTCGTATTTGATTATAATTACAAATATTATCAAGGATACTATTATGAATTTAATGGAAAATACTTTGCAGGAAAAACATTTAATACTAATGCTCCAAAACTAGTTAAAGCAAACAGTACAGATATAAATCCTCTACTAACAGATCCAAAAACATTTATTTATGGATCTTTAAGTAAAGTAAAATTAAATAATAGTATTCCTACTTCTATTATTAATAAAAGTAATATTAATGGAGGCATAAGATATTTTTCTAAAAAAATTAATTCTAACCCCATATTAATAAGAGAAATTGATAAAAATACTTTTGATAAGTTTCAAAATAATCCTTATTATCAAGTAATTAGTATTGAGTTTCCTGAAGGAGGTTATTTTGGAAATCAAAAAAGTCTAGACGATGCTGAGAAACAAATGCCCGGCATAAAGTCTTTTATTATAAGTGAACCCCCTCCAGATTAAATTTGTAAGTCAAAGATTTTATCTTATATTTAATTCAAAGGTTATGAAATATGTTTTACGTTATAGAGAAACCCTCTCAACTTCCATCTAAATTTGGAGATTGCTTTATTAGGTTTATTCCTAAAAACGACAACTTCCATCCTACACTTACTGATTTAAGCCTTATCTACATCAGACCACTTGATGATAAGAAAGGATACATACTGTGCCTAGATCATACTGAATCATTTAGTCTGGATAAAGATGAATTATTTGGTTGGTTAGTAAACAACACTGATAGAATATGGGTGATAGATAAAAAGGAAGCAATGCATTGGTTTCCTTACCCCAATAAATTATTTGATGCCCATTTAATTGAATTTGTTAATTTAACAGAAGCACTAGGTAATAATTGTATTGATTATTATTATAGACACCACATTAATCTATCTAATATTAATTGTCTAATTCCAATTAGCAAACATTATGAGGAATGTGAAAAAATATTTGCTGCTACATTACCCACAATACAAAAATACACCCTAACTAACACAGCATTTCAATTCCAGAACTTCAGAACAACTGAAATATTTTATCAAATTGAAAAACAAGGCATTAAAGTAGATAAAGAATGCTATATAAACCACTATCAAAATAAAATACAATATCCCGAATTTAACTTATCTAAGAGCAGATTATACACTCAATATAATTTATACAATACAACTACGCGCCCTTCTAACACCTGTAATAGTATCAACTTTGCTGCATTAAATAAAGATAATGGTGAACGTGAATGTTATAGACCAATAAATGATAAATTTGTTGAAATCGATTTTCAGGGTTATCATCCACGTTTGATAGGTGAAATGGTTAAATTTGAATTTCCTAAAGATAGAAACACATATGATTATTTAGGTGAATTACTCGGCGTATCACAACAAGAAGCTAAAGAATTAACATTTAAACAGTTATATGGTGGTGTGTGGAGCGAATATCAAGATAAGCCATTCTTTAAAGAAGTAGCCATGTATGTTGATGATCTGTGGGATACATTTCAATATGGTGGAGTCATTACTACTGAAAATAAAATATTTATACGTGACCAATTAGAGGATATAAACCCACAAAAATTATTTAATTATGTGGTCCAAAGCACGGAAACATTAACTAATGTTCAATTGCTCGAATTGGTATTAGATTATTTAAAAGATAAAAAAACCAAAATAGTATTGTATACCTATGATGCGTTTTTATTTGATTATAGTAAAGAAGATGGTGAAATTTTTACTACCATCAAAGAGCTGTTGCAATATCCGATAAGCATCAAGCAAGGCAAATCATACCATGGTTTAACTAAAATATAAATATTTATGACAGACAATATATTTTTCGATTTGAACAAGCTATTCTGCACATTTACTACACCTGACGAACTAGACACTGTGCTGTCGGACATAAACCGTCGATATACAATATTGTACAATAAAATATTTGTACTTGAGTCACCTCAAAGCAAAGAATTAATGTGCACATATAATATCGATATGGGTAATACTGCAGATACTCCATTGCCTAACACTATATTGTTGCATCGCAAAAAAGAATCAAATACATTATATACAATTAATGCCCTTAATGCATTGATTAGATCATTAAATAATGGTATGTTAGATACTAGATTTATTGTTAATTGGGCTGATTATAAAAATTGTATATTACTCAATACCGGTCCTGAATTACGCAAATTAGACACTTCTATTCATAAAATTATAGATTTAGGTAAATAATGGCAACATATACAGCAGCTCAAATGACCGGACAGGGCGTATTAGGCGAAAACTTATCTGGTACTAAAACATTTGCATTTACCAACTCAGGTGGTTCTGCTTACTTTACTTTAGAAACAGTTAGAGAACCAAATGGCTTTTATACTGGTTCTACTCCTACTAATACTGTAGGAACATGGGTTGTATCATCATCAATGGGTTTTGTTTCGTCCTCGTATATTGCCTCGGTTGTTGTTCCTCCTGGCTCATCTGCACTTACATTTGCTCCTGCTTCAGCAGTAACAGGCACAACATATTATTTAAGAGGAACAGGAAATTTTAGTTTGACTATCTCTTAGTTTGGTGGTCTAAATAAGGGTTCTTATATTTAATTCTAAATAAAACAGTTATGGATTTAAACCTCGTAAAGCAGAAGTTAGCCGCTGCTCAAAATAAAGGGCAACAACGTGAAAAAATCGATTACACAAAAATTTTCTGGAAACCAAAGCCCGGCAAACACCAAATTCGCATTTTGCCTTCTAAGTTTGATAAGGCATGGCCAATTCGCGAAGTACAATTCCATTATGGATTCGCTAAAGGACCAATTTTGTCTTTGACTAACTGGGAAGAAGCAGATCCGATTGTTGATTTTGCAAAGCAACTTCGTAAATCATCTGATAAAGAAGATTGGCAATTGGCAAACAAAATTAGCCCTAAATCTCGTTTCTTTGCTGCTGTAATTGTACGTGGTGAAGAGCATATGGGTGCTCGTTTGTGGGAATTTGGTAAATTGACACACGATCAACTTCTCGGTATCGCTGCTGATGATGATTATGGTGACTTTACAGACATCACTGACGGTCGTGACTTTACAGTTGAAGCAACTGAAGATATAGTTGCTGGTAGAAAAGGTATTAAATGTGCTCTTCGTCCTAAAGTAAAATCAACTTCCATCTCTGAAGATGCTGCGTTGGTAGAAAAGGTACTTGATGAACAACCTGACATTTTGTCTATTAATCGTAAGTATACTTATGATGCACTTAAAGACATTTTGGCTAAATGGTTGAATCCTGAAGAAGAAGCAGCTGCAACCGAAACTCCAATCGCATCTAAGGATGAAGAGGATGATTTTATTGCTGAAATTAACAAACCAGTTACTCCGGCTTATGCTTTGGAAAACAATACTGGTAAAACAAGCAATGCAGACAAATTTAATGACCTTTTTAACGACTAATAATGGCTAAAAGTAAAGACAGTTTAACATCAGTAGTATCGGAATCACTTAAAAAGTCATTCGATATAGATGCCTTCAAGAAATCTAAATTCTTAGATCAATCGGTTAAATTTAAACCGCAAAGATGGATTCCACTGTCTAAAGCTTTTCAAGATGTATTGTCTATTCCTGGTATTCCGATGGGCCACATAACTTTATTACGTGGTCACTCGGATACAGGTAAAACAACAGCAATGCTTGAAGCAGCAGTAGCAGCACAAAAAATGGGTGTATTGCCTGTTTTCATTGTTACTGAGATGAAGTGGAATTGGGAGCATGCCGTACAAATGGGCTTTGAAATTCAACCGGTAGCTGATCCTGAAACAGGTGAAATTATCGATTATAAAGGTTTCTTTATTTATGTTGATAGAGGATCACTAAATACAATTGAAGACGTAGCAGCATTTATGGCTGATCTACTTAACGAACAAGCAAAAGGTAAATTACCATTTGACCTGTGTTTTCTTTGGGATTCAGTAGGTTCAGTACCTTGTCGTTTGTCTGTTGAATCACAAAAGAACAACAACGAATGGAATGCTGGAGCAATGTCTCAACAGTTTGGTAACTTTATCAATCAGAAAATTATATTGTCACGTAAAGAAAATCAACCATACACAAATACATTTGTGGCAGTTAATAAGGTATGGGTTGCAAAACCATCAGTACCAATGGAAATGCCTAAGTTGAAAAATAAAGGTGGTGATACTATGTTCTTTGATTCCTCACTCGTAGTAACATTTGGTAATGTAACTAATAGTGGTACAAGTAAAATCAAAGCAACCAAAAACGGTAAAGACGTTGAGTTCGCTAAGCGTACTAAAATTTCAGTAGATAAAAATCATATTACGGGTGTACAAACCAAAGGTACCACTGTAATGACAGTTCATGGATTTATCGAAGACGATAAAAAAGCAATTGATATTTACAAGAAAGAACATTCAAGCGAATGGCTCCAGATTCTTGGATCATCTGATTTTGATGTTGTTGAAGAAGATGAAATGACTGAAAACGTAAAAGATATAAGTGGTTTAATAGATGTCGAAGAGTAAATACACAGATTTACTCGTCAACATCCAACCAGATATTCGCAAAGAACTTAGTTCAATCTTAATCATAGATGGGTTAAATGCCTTCTTAAGGAATTTTACCATGATTAACCATATAAATCCGGATGGCCACCACATTGGTGGTCTTACCGGGTTTTTAAAGTCAATTGGTTATGCAATTCGAATGGTAGATCCAACTAAAGTAGTTGTAGTATTTGATGGTGTTGGTGGGTCAAACGCAAGACGAAATTTATTTCCTGGTTATAAAGCTAATCGTAATGTTAATCGCATTACTAATTACTCTATATTTCAATCTAAAATTGAAGAACAAGAAAGTATAAATAATCAAATGGAACGTTTGATTCAATACTTAAAATGTATTCCTGTTTCAGTTATAAGTGTAGATGGATTAGAAGCAGATGATATTATAGGTTATTTAGCTAATAAATTCGAAGCACATGAGGAAACTCAAAAGGTAACTATCATGTCTGCTGATAAAGACTTCCTACAATTAGTATCTGATAAGGTAGAAGTATATTCTCCAACTAAAAAGAAAATATACAAACCAAAAGATGTATTTGAAGAATTTAATGTTACAAGCACTAATTTCCTCAATTATAAAATACTAATGGGTGATTCATCTGATAATATACCTGGGGTAAGTGGATTAGGTCCTAAAAAACTAATTAAACTATTCCCAGAATTAACAGGCAATAATAAAGTTACTTTAGAAAGTATCATAGAAAAATCAGCTGAATTAATAAATGAAAACAAATTATATCTTTCAGTTGTAGAGAGAAGACAACAATTATTTGTTAATCAACAACTGATGTCTTTGAATGGAGAATTTCTATCACCAGAGAATAAACAATTAGTTAAAAAAGCATTTACCGATTCTTATGAATTAAATATGCCGATATTCTTACAGTTATATTCAAATGATAAATTAGGAGAAAGTATTCCTAATGTGCAATCATGGTTAACTCAACTGTTTGGTTATCTAAATTCTTTTAAATAAATTTAGGTTATGACAACATTAAATAAATTGAACCAATATGGTCCTGTCTTTCAAGTAAAAGTATTAGGAGCTCTACTAACACAAAGACAGTTCCTTATTAATATTATAGATTCTCTCGATTCAGATTATTTTGAATCATCTGCTCATAAATGGACTGTAGAATATATCCAAAAATACTTCTCAGAATATCATACTACACCTACAATAGAAACAATGTCTATTGAGGCGAAGAAAATTGATAATGAAGTATTAAGAATATCAGTTGTAGAATCACTTAAAGAAGCATATAGATTATCTGATCAAAGTGATTTGGAATGGGTTGAAGCTGAATTTAGTTCATTCTGTAGAAACCAACAAGTAAAAACCGCTATCCTAAATTCAGTTCAGTTACTTGAAATGAATGATTTCGATAGTATTCTTCAATTGATTAGTAAAGCAGTACGAGCAGGTGAAGATAAAACAATCGGTTTGGATTATAATATCGATATTGAAACTAGATACCGTGAAGATGATCGTGGGTGTATTCCATTCCCTTGGCCTACATTTAATGAATTAACACAAGGTGGATATGGCAAAGGTGATCTAGTATTAATGTTTGGTAATCCTGGTGGTGGTAAATCCTGGGCTATTACAGCAATGGGTGCTTATGCTGCTGCTTTAGGGTATAACGTAGTACATTATTCACTTGAATTAGGTGAAGGATATGTTGGTAAAAGATACGATGCTGTTTTTTCCGGTATTGAAGTAGATAAACTTCATTTACATAGAGCAGAAGTAGATGAAATTGTTAAAAAAGTAAAAGGTAAGGTTATTATTAAAGAATACCCACCCAAAAGAGCATCATTTGAAACAATAGAATCCCACCTCCAGCAACTAGAACACCAAAACGATTTTAAACCAGACCTAATCATTATTGATTATCTTGATTATATGCGTACACGCTCAAGAAAAGATCGTAAAGAAGAAATTGATGATGTTTATGTTGCTGCTAAATCGTTTGCTAAAGAAAAAGGTATTCCGCTTGTGTCACCTTCACAAGCAAATAGAGGTGCTGCAAAATCAGATATTATTGAAGGCGATAATGCAGCTGGATCATATGAAAAAATAATGATTGGGGATATAATTATATCCTTAGCCCGTAAACGTAAAGATAAAATTGATGGTACAGGACGTTTCCATATTATGAAAAACAGATATGGAGCTGATGGAATGACGTTTAGGACAAAAATCAATACATCAAACGGATTCATTGAAGTAGATGCTAATCCAATCGATGATGACGACATAGAAACAAGTATATCTAACAATAAACCGGTAAATGATTTCTCAAGTGTAGATGTAGAAGAAAGACAACTACTCCAAAAGAAATTTTTTAAACTTGAAAGTTAATTGAAGTATATACTATATTTATAACTACACAATCAGAAAATTATGGTAAAGGTTAAAAGGTTCACCGCCGTATGGTGTAACCCATGTAGACAGCTTGCTCCGGCATTTAATGAATTAGCAAATGAATTTCCCAATGTTTCTTTTGAAACTATTGATGTAGATACATCTCCTGATCCTGTTCAGGAATATATGATTACTTCTGTTCCAACTGTTATAGTTGAACACGATGGCAAAGCAGTACAACGTTATGTGGGTCTTAACCCCAAAACTACTTATAGCAATTTTATTAAATCACTTATTTAAAAAACCGAATTAGAAATGGATGTAACGCAAAGTATACTTAGCGAGATCACTACTTACATGAAATACGCTAAGTTTAGACCTGAATTTAACAGGAGAGAAACATGGAATGAATTAGTTACGCGTAATAAAGAAATGCATCAAACTAAATTCCCTCAATTAAAAAATGAAATCGAAGAAGCATACAAACTCGTGTACGATAAAAAAGTACTTCCGTCAATGCGCAGCTTGCAATTTGCAGGTAAGCCCATTGAACTTAATAATGCTCGTATATTTAATTGCTCTTTTCTTCCTCTTGATGACTGGCGTTCATTTAGCGAAATAATGTTTCTGCTTTTGTCTGGTTGTGGAGTAGGATATAGTGTGCAAACACACCATATTGAGCAACTACCAGAAATTAAAGTACCAACTAAACATAAAAGATATCTAATTGGAGATAGTATTGAAGGATGGGCTGATGCCGTCAGAATGCTTTGTAAAGCATATTTTCAAGGCGCTCCACTCCCACTATTTGACTTTAGAGACATCCGCCCTAAAGGCGCTCAGTTAATTACTGTAGGTGGTAAAGCACCTGGCCCTGAACCATTGAAAGAATGTCTATTTAATCTCCAGAAGGTATTTGATCGCAAAAAGAATGGCGATAAAATCACCTCAATCGAAGCACACGATATGGCTTGTCACATTGCTGATGCTGTATTAAGTGGTGGTATTAGAAGAGCAGCATTAATTTCATTGTTTGATTTGGATGATGAAGATATGTTGACTTGTAAGTTTGGAAATTGGTGGGAAGAAAACCCACAACGTGGTCGCGCTAATAATTCTGCCGTTGTGTTGCGTCATAAGATCACAGAAGAAGAATTCCGCAAATTGTGGAAGAAAATTGAATTAAGCGGCAGTGGTGAACCCGGTATCTATTTTTCAAACGACAAAGACTGGGGTACTAACCCATGTTGTGAAATTGCTTTACGTCCTTATCAATTCTGTAACTTATGTGAAGTAAACGTTTCAAATGTTGAATCACAAGAAGATCTAAACGAAAGAGTAAAAGTAGGTGCTTTCATTGGCACATTACAAGCAGCATACACTGATTTCCATTACTTAAGAGAGATCTGGCAGAAAACAACTGAAAGAGATGCTTTGTTAGGTGTTGGAATGACCGGTATCGGTTCTGGAGCTGTATTAAAATACAATTTAAAAGAAGCAGCTGATCTAGCTAAAGAAGTAAATGCTGAAATAGCTGAAAAGATTGGCGTTAATAAAGCAGCTCGTGTTACTACAGTTAAACCATCAGGTACATCTTCATTAGTATTAGGAACATCATCTGGCATTCATGCTTGGCACAATGATTATTATATTCGTCGTATTCGTGTAGGTAAAAACGAAGCAATTTATTCTTACCTTGCAGTTAATCATCCTGAATTAGTAGAAGATGACTTCTTTAAACCAACTATCCAAGCTGTAATTTCAGTACCTCAGAAAGCACCAGAAGGTTCTATTTTAAGAAATGAAAACGTAATTGATATGCTTGAACGTACTAAGAAATTTAACGTTCAATGGGTTAAAAAAGGCCACCGTAAAGGAGCAAATACAAACAACGTATCAGCTACAGTATCAGTTCAAGAAGGTGAATGGGAAGTAGTAGGTAACTGGATGTGGGAAAATAAAGAAACATTCAATGGTTTATCAGTATTACCTTATTTTGGAGGTACTTATACTCAAGCACCGTTTGAAGATATTACTAAAGAACAATTTGATGAAATGGCTCAACACCTTCACTCTATTGATTTATCTAAAGTAGTAGAATTTAGTGATGAAACTAATCTTAGTGATCAAGTTGCTTGCTCTGGGGCAAGCTGTGAGATAGTATAATATGGCTTTTGAATTTATAAAAGATGTTCATTATTATATGGATGATACGAGGGTAGTTTTCACTGCCCTCTATCACATCCAACGAGGAGAATGCTGTGGTAATAAATGTTTGCACTGTCCTTTTAATCCAAAATACGAAAAAGGAAATGTGGTATTGGCAAAAGAATTTCTTAACTTAAAAGATAATTTAGAAAATGGAAACAGATAAAATACACGAACGCGTTTTGGAAATACAAAAAAGTATTGAAACTGCAAATCCACAACAACAAGGATTAATGTTAGGAGAGTTACTTGAAATAGTATCTCAAATAGAACAATCGTTAGCTGAAGTAAAATTAGATATAAGCGAAATAGAAAATCAAATAAATGATGAAGAATAGTTTTGAAGCAATTGCTGTGTTTTTAGGAATGGTAGCTATAGTTATAGTAATATTAGGTTATCCTTTGATGTTGTTGTGGAATTGGTTAATGCCTGTAATATTCAAATTACCTGAAATTACATTGTGGCAAGCAATAGGATTAAATCTACTATCAACAATTCTATTTAAATCAACAACAACAATAAAAAAAGAAAAATAATGTTTCAATCAACTAAGTTATTTGACGGTTTTAGTTGTGTGTTCCGTCAATGGAAAGCCGAAGGTACACACTGTAGATTTCTCCATGGCTATGGAATATCATTCAGAGTATGGTTCGAAGGTGAACTAGACGAACGTAATTGGGTTTGGGATTTTGGAGGTATGAAACGTGCTAAAGGCACTATTGACGGTATGAACCCTAAAGCCTGGATGGATTATATGTTTGATCACACTACAATCATAGCAGAAGACGATCCAGGATTAGGTGGATTCAAAACAATGGACCAACTAGGCATTATCCAACTCAGAATTATCCCAGCTGTTGGGGCAGAACAGTTTGCTAAATATATATTTGAAAAATTGAACGTATTCGTTCAAGAAGAAACTAGCGGTAGAGTTAAAATAGCAAGAGTAGAATTTATGGAACACAATAAAAATACCGCTATTTATGAAGAAAAAAACGGCTAAGAAATCGGCTCGCAAACAAATTGAATTACATGCTCCTCCCCCATACACTGAAGGGCATTGGGAAGGTGAATTTGAGTATTGGGAAAACTACCAACCATCAAGTAATATGGGAAAATGGTGGATTACAATCCAGTTAGAAAAATTAAAGAATAAATTAAAGAGTTTCCAATGAAAGTATCACATGAGCTGCCTCTCAGCTTAATGCATCATGCTTATGAGTGGAATGATTATGATTATTGTCTTCCTCACTTATTAGATAAATCACAACAATATAAGTTGTTCTTTACTAAAGCAAAAAAAGACAAACGATTTATTATTATGGATAATGGGTTGTTTGAAGGTGTAAACCATACAACAGAAGATCTACTAGAAAAAATTAACTTTCTCCAACCAGATATCTTTATTGTTCCTGATGCTTGGAATGATTCAATAGTAACTATTCGAAATGCTAAACATTGGATGATTAACTATAAAAATAATTTACCCGAAGGTGTTAATTTAATGGCAGTATGTCAAGGTAAAGATATGGGTGAATTAATGACTACATATCAAACATTAGTTGATTTAGGATATAAACATATTGCTTTTAATCACTCTAGTATTGCATATGAGAAAGAATATACTGGAATGGATAAATTAAAATCTCAAATGTATGGTAGAATGGAATTTATTAGACGATTAGTTCAACATAAATTAATTCGTGAAAGCTACCATCATCATCTTCTTGGATGCTCATTACCTCAGGAGTTTATGGCTTATGGAGATTGGAAATTTATCAAATCAGTAGATACATCTAATCCAATTCTAGTAGGTGCTGAAGGAGAAAAATATAGTGATAGTGGTTTAGCTTGGAAGCCAAAAGAAAAGCTTGAATATTATTTTGAAAAAGATTTGGCTGACAAAATAGAAGATATTAAATTTAATGTACAAAAGTTTAAAAGTTATGTCAGATAAAATGTTATCGCTTTTTGATTATTTAGGTTACCCTGCAGGAAGCAAATTGGGAAAAGAAGTAGCAACTGTAGCTTCTTCTAAAAAAATTAAACACGAAACTAGGTTTGTATCTAATAATAAATATACAGGAGATGTAATGTTATATCCTGAGACATTTTTGAAAGAATATTTCGGTTCTAGAGCTAATCGAGTAACAAAATAATACGCTCTTAATTTTAATTATTAAACAAAATGAGAAAACAAGCAGTATTATCACTGTCAGGTGGAATGGATTCATCAACACTACTCCTCCACCTCCTTGCAAACGGTTACGATGTAACAGCTTTAGGTTTTGATTATGGTCAAAAACATAAAGTAGAATTAGAACGAGCAGCATCATTAGTTGCTTATGTAAATGAAAAAAACTGTGGTTGTGGTGGAAAAGCAATTTATGGTAATGTAACTCACCAAGTAATCAAATTAGATGGATTATCTAAACTACTTAATTCATCACTTGTTGAAGGTGGTGATGATGTTCCTGAAGGACATTATGAACAAGACAACATGAAAGATACAGTTGTTCCTAATCGCAACAAGATCTTTAGTTCATTGATTCAAGCAGTAGCACTTTCAATTGCAACTAAGAATATTGGAGATGATTGTACTACAGGACAACCAGTAGAAATTGCAATGGGAATCCATGCTGGTGATCATGCTATTTATCCTGATTGTAGACAAGAATTTAGAGATGCTGATTTTGATGCTTTTGTTATTGGTAACTGGGATTCACATTTAGTATCAATTTATACTCCTTATCTTGAAGTAAATAAATTTGATATCTTAAAAGATGGAGAGTTGGCTTGTCAAAAACTTGGTCTTAACTTTGATGAAGTCTATAAGCGCACAAATACATCTTATAAACCAATTTGGATTCCTAAAGCTCAAACATTAGATGGAGATATAGTTTTATATGAATCAAAAGAAGGATATTGGTTTTCAGATTACAAATCAGCAGCATCAGTAGAGCGTATTGAAGCATTTATTAGATTAGGTCGTCCTGATCCTGTAGATTATGCTGATGAAACCGGACCTGTTAGTTGGGAAGTAGCTAAAGCCCATGTAGAAAAAGTATTAGCAGAACACAATTCGTAATCAATAATCAGTTATATGAGTTATCAAACAAACGTTCGTGCAAATTACATGAACAGAACAGCAAAGTTGGCCTTCTACAAAGCTCGTCAACGCCAAGGAGACACCACTCGTCTCGCAGAAGAAACAGGTTACACTACACGTTTTGTAAACTACGTTAAAAGTGGTGATCGTCGTGTAAATGACACCCTTGCTAATGCGATGTACAATTTGGCCCGTCGCCGTACCAAAACTAGTGAATTGGCTACTGCCTAATTTCACCCCTAAGGTCCCAACTTCGGTTGGGACCTTTTTTAATTTTTGATTATGATACACGTTATAGAACATACATTAGGACTATGTGGTGAAAAACACCTTAGTCTTCTAGCAATAACTGAGTGGCCAAATATTGGTCTTATCTTTACTTATATAAAAACATTATTGAAATGAGCAAAATCGATCCAAACAAATTATTAATATCTAGTGACTTCTACTCTGTCCAAGGTGAGGGTATCTCCTCGGGAGTGCCCTCCTACTTTGTTCGTTTAGGTATTTGTAACCTAACTTGCGGTATGAGTAGAGCATTTACAAATCAACTCGCTAAAGACCAAGAACTAGAAGACGGAGAAATCTTCACAGGTGACTTACATGCAACAGGTAAAGCAACTTGGACTTGTGATTCTACAAGCCAGTGGTTGTGGAGAGGTGAAGATAAAGAATTTGATTATTTGATTAATCGTTGGAAAGAAGAAGGTGTATATGATGATATTTTGAATGGTGATGTTCATATTATCTGGACTGGTGGTGAACCAACAATCAAAGGTCATCAACAAGCAATCACTAATTTTACTAATTATTGGCTTGCAAGGCACCTTGACAATACCGTCAAGCCATACTATGAAATTGAAACTAATGGTACAGTCTATATTGATGATAAGCTATTTGTGATGCTTGATCAAATCAACTGCTCACCTAAACTAGCCAATTCAGGCATGAGTAAATCTCAGCGCTTTAGCGAAGCCGCTCTTAAACGCATTATGGAACATAAAAACTACCAGTTCAAATTCGTTATTAGTACTGAAGACGATATTAAGGAAATATTTGAAGATTTCGTTAAACCGCTTAATATACCTCTTAAGAATGTAGTTTGTATGCCTGGGTTGGATGATGTTAGAGATTTTGAAGAGCGTACTCAATTCTGTTTAGAAATGGCTAAGAAATATCGTTTCCGTGGATTGACTCGTCTTCATATTGCTGCGTGGAATAAAACACTTAATGTATAATATAATTAATCTAATATTAGGTATAATAGTAGCTGCAGGTATACCTTTAGGTATGCTATGGCTAGCTATTAAATGGGCTAATAAAATAGATAAAGATGGAAAATAGTATAGAGGTAAAATTCTGGATAGAACTTGAAACCACAGTCGATAACATGAATGAATTTACTAAAAGTGAAGATTGTAGATTGGTAGCTGAAATACTTAAAAAATATTCCATTGATGCAACTATTCGTTCTGGAGTAAAATCAAAAACATTAAACGTATAACATGCAAATCAACAGAGACGAACTATATAAACTCTACATGCAATGGGTAGACCAGGTAACAGAAGACTGTGACTGGAAAACTTCATTTGGACCAGAAGAGATCGTACATTCAATAGCAAATATTTTAGAAACAAATCCACAATTAATAAACAATGAAGTTACTAACTAAATCAAATGGTAGTTTAGCTCGCACACCAGAAGAAGTAGAGCAAATGATTGAAAAAGCAGCTGTAGCATACGGCGAATTCCTTAACGCAGTAGGATTTGATTATAAAGCAGATAGACAAACTGAAGATACACCTCGTCGTGTAGCTAAAGCATGGCTGAAAGATCTTATTGTAGGATCAATCACAGATGAACCTAACATTACAGTATTTCCTAACGATGATGGATATGATGGACTAGTAATCCAATCAGGTATTCCTATCGTTAGTATGTGTGCACATCATAATCTTGCATTTACAGGATATGCAACTGTAGCATATGTACCAGGTGAAAATGTAATTGGATTAAGTAAATTGAATCGTATTGTAGAATGGTTCTCTCGTAGACCACAAATGCAAGAATCACTTACTCAACAAATTCACGATTATCTTGCAACTAAAATGGATTGCCCATCAGTAGCAGTTAGTATTGCTTGTAAACACACTTGTTGCTCACATCGTGGAATTAAACATCCATCTGTAATGACTACAAATAAATTCAGTGGTGTGTTTATGGAAAAGGATAATTTGATTCGTGAAGAATTCCTTCATGCAATTGAAGTAAACGGAGCTAAATTTAAATAATGGATAAGATATATTTAGATTGGAAAGATATTGAGGCTGCTGTTGAGAGTCTAGCACATCAAATTAAACAAAGTGATGAATCTATAGAGGCTATCACTGGTTTACCTAGGGGAGGATTAATCCCCGCTGTGCTACTCTCTCATAAGCTGGGATTACCTTATGTTGATTCTCATAATGACTTCGGTGATTATGAAAATATCCTAGTTGTAGATGATATATGTGATTCAGGAGAAACACTCAAGGAACACCATCAATTCTTCACTACAGCAACCATCCATTATAAACAAGCAGCAATCGTTAAACCCGATTTCTATTATAGTTTAGCCCCTAGAGATAAGTGGATAGTATATCCATGGGAACAAAAAGACTCACAAACAACAGCAGATTATGCAACAAAAGGAAAGTAAAACAAATTGGCATTTTAGAATTAGTATAATTAAATCAGTAGTTAGAATACTAGCTGGATTAGCATTAATGTATGCTGATCAATGGTATTTTAATGCTGCTGGTGGTTTGTTAATTGGAGCCGAAATACTTGGAATTGTAGAAGAACTTTAATACATTTATAATATGTTAAACGTAAAACAAATAGTAGATGAAGGTTTACTCCTTCTAGAAACAACACAAGGTAAACCAGCACAAGTTGGTTATGATCTTAGTCTTAAAGCAGTACAGAAAATAGGTAATAAAATAGGTGGTGCCTATAATTTATCTAATAACAGTAAAATTGGTAAGGTACTTAAAGATAAAACCGAACTAACTACCTATACCCCCCTCGAATCTATTAATCTAGATGGAGTAAATGGATGGCTACTTTATGAAGGTGTATATGATATTACATTCCATGAAGGATGTAAAATCCCAGATAATAGAGTAGCATTTATTAAACAACGCTCATCTCTTTACCGTAATGGAGCAATTATTAATAGTCCTGTATTTGATCCTGGTTTTGAAACCCAAAATATGGGTACATTACTTTATGTTTATGAAACAATATTCATTGAAAAAGATGCTAGAGTAGCACAAATCTATTTTCATGAATGTAATACTGCTGAAAAGTATAATGGTCAGTGGCAAAATGACAAACAAAGAAGTTCACTATAAATAAAGCTGCCCATAGAGATGTATATTTATATGTAGTAAATATATATTTTCATGGGATTAATACTGCGTATAAGTTCTGCGGCCAACGCGGGAAACACTATAGCCATAAAAGGCTCAGAGTTAACATGGCCTGAAGGTGATGGTAATTTTGTCTACCTTCTTACTAACATGTCTGGTAGTAATATTAATATTACTGGATCTACCTCTGTACTTGGATTTTTTACAGTTGATGGTCGTGCTGTTCTTAATAATTTAACTGGCTCTTTATATGGTACTTCAAGCTGGGCTAATAATGCAATAACAGCAGTTAGTGCAAGTTATCTATCTGGAAGCACAGCTATAATTGGCAACTTATTAAGTGTTAGTGGGTCATTTAAAATGACAGGTTCTGTAGACATTACAGGAAGTGTAAAAGCAACCCTAACTGAAAACGCATTAACAAATTACGTTGTATTCGATACGACGTCTAAGCAATTATATTATAGAACCACTACCACTAATACTTCTGGTACTAGTGGTACTGCTGGCTCTAGTGGCACCTCTGGTGCTAATGGTTCTTCTGGTTCAAGCGGCACCTCAGGTTCATCAGGCACTGGTGGCACCTCAGGAACATCAGGTTCAAGTGGAACAAGTGGGTCTGCTGGCACAAGTGGTTCATCTGGAACCGCTGGTACTTCCGGCTCAGCTGGTACTTCTGGTACTAGTGGTTCAGCTGGTTCTTCCGGTTCATCTGGCACTAGAGGATCATCTGGTTCTAGTGGCTCATCAGGTACATCAGGCTCTTCAGGGTCAAGTGGTACATCAGGTTCTAGCGGATCTTCAGGAACAAGTGGTAGTTCAGGCACATCAGGTGTATCTGGAAGCAACGGCTCATCAGGCACATCAGGTATATCCGGGACAAATGGATCATCTGGTACTTCTGGAGAATCAGGTACAAATGGCAGCTCAGGTACAAGTGGAAGTGCAGGCACATCCGGTTCTTCAGGAACTAGTGGTTCTTCTGGAACAAGCGGAAGTGTTGGTACATCTGGCACTTCAGGAACAAGTGGCACATCCGGTTCATCAGGAACTAGTGGTACAAGAGGTTCATCCGGTACTAGTGGTAGCGCTGGCACTTCAGGTTCAAGCGGTACAAGTGGTACATCCGGTACTAGAGGGTCATCCGGTACAAGCGGTTCATCCGGTACTAGAGGATCATCCGGTACTAGTGGTTCATCTGGTTCAAGTGGCACATCCGGTTCATCAGGAACTAGCGGTACAAGAGGCTCATCTGGTACATCAGGAACTAGCGGTACAAGAGGCTCATCTGGTACATCCGGTTCAAGTGGAACACGGGGTTCATCTGGAACAAGTGGTATAACTGGAACAAACGGCTCATCTGGTACTTCAGGCTCATCCGGCACTTCAGGCTCATCAGGCACCTCAGGTACATCAGGTACAAGAGGTTCATCAGGAACAAGTGGAGTAACTGGCTCAAGCGGTACTTCAGGTAATGATGGTACAGCAGGAACAACCGGCTCATCCGGCTCCGCAGGTACCTCAGGTATATCATTCGGTACATCAGGTACAGCAGGTTCATCAGGCTTTTCATACGGTACTTCAGGTACAACAGGTACTTCAGGTACATCAAACGGTACATCAGGTACAACAGGTACTAGCGGTACAACAGGCTCAAGCGGTACTTCAGGTTCAAGTGGCACCTCTGGAGTTTCAGGAACAAACGGCTCTTCAGGAACAAGTGGAGTAGATGGTAGTTCAGGTACATCCGGTTCTTCAGGAACTAGTGGTACAAGAGGTTCATCAGGTACAAGTGGAACTAGTGGTACAAGAGGTTCATCAGGTACAAGTGGTGAAACTGGATCAAGTGGTTCAAGTGGTACAAGTGGCGAAAATGGAACAAATGGTTCATCTGGAACTAGCGGCGAAACTGGTAGTTCGGGTTCTTCAGGAACTAGTGGATCAACTGGCACTTCAGGTTCATCTGGTACAAGTGGTGAAACTGGTAGTTCGGGTTCTTCAGGAACTAGTGGCGAAACTGGTAGTTCAGGTTCATCTGGAACTAGTGGCACTAGTGGCTCTACTGGTACATCTGGCTCATCTGGTACTAGCGGAGTAGATGGTTCAAGTGGTTCAAGTGGTACTTCTGGATCAAGTGGTTCAAGTGGTACTTCTGGATCAAGCGGATCAAGTGGATCAAGTGGTACAAGCGGATCAAGCGGTACTAGTGGATCAAGCGGTACTAGTGGCTCAAGCGGTTCAAGCGGCACAAGAGGCTCTAGTGGTACTTCAGGCTCAAGTGGTACTTCAGGTATAGACGGATCAAGTGGCACAAGCGGATCAAGCGGTTCAAGCGGCACATCAGGTTCTACAGGTACAAGCGGATCAAGTGGATCAAGCGGAACATCAGGCTCTACAGGCACAAGTGGCTCAAGTGGTACAGCTGGCTCTAGTGGTACATCTGGCCAAAGTGGTTCAAATGGTACTAGCGGTTCAAGTGGAACAAGTGGCTCTACTGGTACAAGCGGCTCAAGCGGTACAACTGGTTCAAGTGGTACATCTGGTCAAAATGGTTCAAACGGAACAAGCGGTTCAAGTGGTACTAGTGGATCTACAGGCACAAGCGGATCAAGCGGTACAACCGGTTCAAGCGGTACAAGTGGTGTTAATGGCTCAAGTGGTTCAAGTGGAACAAGTGGATCAACAGGTACCTCAGGCTCTAGTGGAACATCGGGAGAAACTGGCTCATCTGGTACTTCAGGCCTATCATTCGGTACTTCAGGTACAGCAGGCTCATCAGGTTTATCATATGGTACTTCCGGTACAACAGGCACCTCAGGTACTTCAAATGGTACTTCAGGAACTAGTGGCCAAACTGGAGGAACAGGTTCTTCTGGTACTTCTGGTACATCATCTGCAGGTGGAAAATATGTTGTTACTTTAAATATAGTTGCAGGAGCTGTAAATTCAATAGCTAGCGCTGTTGGTCCTAATGGAGAAGACTTAACAGCTAATGGATGGTCATTTAGTGTAGCTTCATCAACATCAATTTCAGCTACTAGACCTATATCAAATCGTTCAGTTCCTATATATTATTGCTCTGTTGTTTCAATAGGTACAGCAGGATCTCCAAACCAGGTAAATCTAAGAACAGCAATGTCATCAGGGTATACTACAAATAATGCACTAGCTTCTGTTAATCAAGATCATTCATCTGGAACTTACCCAACGTTTACTATCACTGGAATTGGTTCAGCAACTAGTGTTACTTCAAATACAACAACAGCCTATATAATCTTCCTAATATAAAATAAAGTATGCCCACTGCAGCTAACTCTTCATTAGTAATTAGAGCACTACTTAAACCAGGTTCTGGTTCCCCAACAACCCCAACGTTTTCGGATCCTGGGAGTATATTTGATGGAGCATCATATCTTTTTCAATGCTGTTTTACTATATATTCTGACCAAGCAGCTGGTAGTACAGATGGTCAAATAGATGGACGTGATGTGAAAGTTGGAATGCTATATGCTGAAGGAGGGAATCTAGCATATGGGAAAATATATAGAGTTGCTTCTATATCTCTTCAAACTGAAACTGAAGTTTGTTGTGTTTTAGAAGATACTAATGTTCAAATACTAGCAAATGCTACTGAATATACAGGAGTTGAAAACTACCCAGCTGAAGTTAAAGGAATATTTATAGATCCTACTGGAGATATAACAAGACTAGGATCATTAGGTGGTTGGCTCACTGATGCTGATATATATAATATTCTTGATATTTTAACAAAATATGCCCGCTCTGCTGCTGGTACTTCAGGTACAGCAGGTACAAGTGGTACAGCAGGCACAACAGGTACTTCAGGCACAACAGGCACTTCTGGTACTACTGGTACAAGCGGCACCTCAGGTACTTCAGGTACAACAGGCTCAAGCGGTACTTCAGGTTCAGATGGTTCTTCTGGCACATCAGGTATATCTGGATCTGCTGGAAGTTCAGGTTCAAGTGGATCAAGAGGCACTTCTGGTACAACAGGTACATCCGGCACCTCAGGTTCAAGCGGCACAACAGGCACATCAGGTACAACCGGCACAAGTGGCACAACAGGTACATCAGGTACAACAGGAACATCAGGTACTAGTGGTGCTCGTGGAACAAGCGGTATAAGTGGCACATCAGGCACTTCAGGTACAAGCGGCACAACAGGTACATCAGGTATAACAGGTACTAGCGGCACATCAGGTACAACAGGTACTAGCGGTACAACAGGTACCTCAGGCACGAGCGGTACAACAGGCACTTCAGGCACAACAGGCACATCAGGCACTAGCGGTACTACGGGAACAAGCGGTACAACAGGTACTAGCGGTACTACGGGAACAAGCGGTACTACGGGAACAAGCGGCACAACAGGTACTTCAGGAACAACTGGTACTTCTGGTACAACAGGTACATCAGGCACAAGTGGTACAACTGGTACTTCAGGCACAACAGGTACAAGCGGTATCAGTGGAACACAAGGAACAAGCGGCACAACAGGTACAACAGGCACTTCAGGTACTTCTGGTACTACAGGCTCATCAGGCACAAGCGGTACAACAGGTACTTCAGGTACTTCTGGTACTACAGGCTCATCAGGCTCATCAGGCACTTCAGGTAATGGAACTGCAGGTACAAGCGGTACTAGTGGTACTAGAGGATCAAGTGGTACTAGTGGAGAAACAGGTACAAGTGGTACTTCAGGCAGTGGTACATCAGGCACAACAGGTTCTTCAGGTTCAGCAGGTACATCAGGTATATCATTCGGTACGTCGGGTACAGCAGGATCTTCAGGATACACATACGGTACATCAGGTACAACAGGTACATCAGGTACATCAAACGGTACTTCAGGTACAACAGGTACTTCTGGCACTTCAGGTAATGGAACTGCAGGTACAAGTGGTACCTCAGGTAACGGAACTGCTGGCACTTCAGGCACAACAGGTACATCAGGCACAACAGGTACATCAGGCACTTCAGGTTCAAGCGGCACAACAGGTACATCAGGCACAACAGGCACATCAGGCACAACAGGTACATCAGGCACTTCAGGTAATGGAACTGCTGGAACAAGCGGTACAACAGGTACTTCAGGCTCATCAGGTACCTCAGGTACTTCAGGTAATGGAACTGCAGGTACAAGTGGTACCTCAGGTAACGGAACTGCTGGTACATCAGGCACTTCAGGTAATGGAACTGCTGGAACAAGCGGTACAACAGGTACATCAGGCACAACAGGTACTAGCGGCACTAGTGGAACACAAGGTACAAGTGGTACAACTGGTACTTCAGGTACAACAGGATCAAGCGGTACTTCAGGTTTATCAGGTACTTTTGGTACATCTGGTTCCTCTGGTACTAGTGGAGAAACAGGTACAAGTGGTACAGCAGGTACAAGTGGTACAACAGGTACCTCAGGCACATCTGGTACTTCAGGTACAAGCGGAGAAACAGGTACTTCAGGTACAAGCGGAGAAACAGGTACTTCAGGTACAAGCGGAGAAACAGGATCATCAGGTTCAGCAGGCACTTCAGGTCTATCATTTGGTACCTCCGGCACAGCTGGTTCTTCTGGATACACATACGGTACTTCAGGCACAACAGGTACCTCAGGTACATCTAATGGCACTTCAGGTTCATCAGGAATAAATGGCACTTCAGGTACATCAGGAACTGAAGGAAGTTCCGGTACTAGTGGAGAGACAGGTACTAGTGGTAGTTCTGGTTCTTCAGGATTATCAGGAGTAGACGGAGAAGATGGAAGTTCAGGAACAAGTGGTGAAGCTGGCTCTAGTGGTTCTTCAGGAAGCTCTGGATCAAGTGGTTCATCCGGCTCTGCAGGTACTGCTGGCTCTGCAGGTTCTGCAGGCTCATCAGGAACAGCTGGATCAGCTGGGTCAGCTGGTTCTTCAGGCTCATCAGGTAGTTCAGGATCAAGTGGAACCCATGGTACATCAGGTAGTTCTGGTTCTTCCGGAGTTGACGGTTCAAGTGGTTCTTCTGGCACTTCTGGCTCTGATGGTACTTTTGGTACTTCTGGCTCTTCAGGTGTTAGTGGTTCAAATGGTACTTCTGGTATTTCAGGTACTAATGGTACTTCAGGAATAAATGGTACTAATGGATCTTCTGGAACCTCAGGTGCAGATGGTACTAATGGCACTTCAGGCACAACTGGTACTTCAGGTACAACAGGCTCAAGCGGTACTTCAGGTATTTCAGGAACAAATGGTACTAGTGGTACAAGTGGTACTAGTGGTACTCGTGGATCAAGCGGTACAAGTGGTCAAACTGGTACAAGTGGAACCTCAGGCAATGGTACAGCAGGTACAACAGGTTCTTCAGGTTCAGCAGGTACATCCGGTATATCATTTGGTACTTCAGGAACTGCTGGGTCTTCAGGATATTCATTTGGTACATCAGGCACAACAGGTACATCAGGCACATCAAATGGTACCTCAGGTACTAGTGGTATAACAGGAGACGCTGGTACTTCCGGCGTATCTGGCTCATCTGGTACATCTGGTAGTTCAGGTACATCTGGTATTTCAGGCACAAATGGTAGCTCTGGAACATCTGGCTCATCTGGTACATCAGGTAGTTCAGGTACATCAGGTAGTTCAGGCTCATCAGGAACATCAGGGATTGATGGTAGTTCAGGAACATCCGGCATTTCGGGTTCTAATGGCACCTCTGGTTCATCTGGTACATCAGGAATTGATGGTAGTTCTGGTACATCCGGCACTTCAGGCTCTAGTGGAACTTCAGGTTCTAGTGGAACCTCCGGCACAAGAGGATCATCAGGTACTTCTGGCAATTCAGGCTCAAGTGGTACTTCTGGTACTAGTGGCTCAAGCGGAACATCAGGAAGTTCAGGAACAAGTGGGGCAAATGGTAGCTCAGGAAGTTCAGGTACTGGAGGAAGCTCAGGCTCAACAGGTACAAGTGGATCTGCAGGCTCAGCAGGTACAAGTGGTTCTGGTGGATCATCGGGTTCATCAGGTACTAGCGGTTCATCAGGTACTAGCGGATCAACTGGCACTTCAGGTTCATCAGGTACAACAGGATCAAGTGGATCAAGTGGTAGTTCAGGAACATCTGGTTCAACAGGTACATCAGGCTCTACAGGTACTTCAGGTTCATCAGGTAGTTCAGGTACAAGTGGATCTAGTGGTAGTTCAGGAACCTCCGGTTCATCTGGTACATCAGGTAGTTCAGGTACAAGTGGTACTTCAGTTAAACTCTCAGGAACCAGTACTACCTGTATTACTCTCCCACTTGAAGAATGCCCAATATATTGTTCATTCTGTGTAGGATATACTCCAACATCAGAAACACCAGGTGATTGCTGTGAAGCAGAAGATAACTATGCAAGAGGATGTGTTGAAGGATGTAATTAATTGTATTAGTTGTTAAAAATATTAATAAATTAGTTTTTATATGAGACAAAAAGAATTTTTTTATACAAATGGAACCTTTACAGTACCAGCCAATGTTAATCATGTAACTATAGAAGCATGGGGAGCTGGGGGATCAGGTGGACTTTCTACTCGCCTTGGAGGTCGTGGTGGTGGTGGATCTGGAGGTGCATATGCTAAAAAAATGAATTATCCTGTTAACCCAGGACAAGGATATACAGTTACTGTTGGTCAAGGTGGAGCGGGTAATAGAGATTCTTGGTTTGATAATATTAATGTAGTTTATGCTAAAGGAGGGATAAATGGCAATAATGCTACTGGAGCAACGCCAGCATATGCTACTGGAGCTTCTGGTAGTACAGCAGGGTGTGTTGGTGATATAATATTTAAAGGTGGAAATGGAGGAAATGGAGTAGATGCAGGGTCTGGTGGAGGAGGAGGAGGTGCCGGTTCTACTAATAGTGGAAGCAATGCAGTAAATAATGTTGGAGGATCAGCAACAAATTTTTATGGAGGATTAGGAGCAAATGGAGTAACCCCAGGAAATAATGGAAATCCAGGAGCTAGCTTTGGGGGTGGTGGATCAGGAGGAGCAAATACTGATTTAGGTTCTTCAACAAGAAATGGTGGTGTTGGTGGAAATGGACTTGTTATAGTAACATATTCAACTCAAGCTTTATCACCTACTATATACAGTGATTGTTGCGATCTAGAAGTTGGATGCTTCCTATACACAGACTCTTCTTTAACAACAATAGCAGATACTGGTACTTATTATGATGGTACTAATTGTTTAGTTGTAAATGATAGTGGTGTAATTACTGATCTAGGCTCTTGTACTCCAGTTGCACACTGTTTAGCAAGAAGAGACTCAGCAGTTGGTCCTTTAGTTACACCAGATTGTGCAGGAGCTTGTATAGTATATAAAGCATTTAATGGATGTTTCCAAAATATATTATTATATGCAGCTGAAACAGGATCTTTTAAATATGTTGATTGTAGTGGAACTACACAGTATGGTTTAATAACAACAGAAAATTCAACTTTTGAACCTGAGGGGCAATTATATCTATATACACTTTCAGATTGTGTTAGATATGGTTCTATAACAACACAAAATATACTTCCTCCTATTCAACCACCCGCAGATATAGTAAATAGTGATTATTTTAATGATTACCCCAACTCACAATGTGGAACTTGGAATAATCCTTGTGGATGTTAAATATATAAACTTTAAATAATTATTGTAAAATATAAATATGGGCCCTATTTTTGTTCCAATTTATGGATGTTTTTATAGTAGATCTATAATACTTAATGTTGGTAGTTTTATATACACCGACTCTTCCTTTAATTCACCTGTACCAGATAATTTCTATTCAGATGGTACCTATTGTTATACAGTTTCAGGAGGATGTGGTGAAATAATATCAAAAACATTATGTGATGTTCCACCTTTTTAAAGTAATGTAAAATAAAAATCAATATAGATGTCCCGAATTATAGATGATTGTTGTGTTTCTTCTGGATCTTGTGAAACTAGTAATTATTGTGATTTAACAATAACTACTAGTACAGATCTTTCATTTGGTGCTGGTGATTTTATTCAATTAATCTGTAATGATAATTGTAATGTAATAACAGGTGAAGTTATATCTTATAACCCAACAACGGGAAATCTTAATTTTAAACCATATAGTTTTGAAGGAACAGGTGAGTGTTGTAACTGGTCAATTCGCTTAACAGGTATACCGGGTGCAGCAGGTACTGGACTTGCATGGAAAGGAGAATGGAATGATTATACTAACTATATTATAAATGATCTTACCTACTACAATGAATCTTCATATATAGCAACTATAGATATACCAGCAGGAAGTGCTGTTCCTACATCTAATCCTAACTGGGAATTATTAGTACAAGGCACTTCAGGTACTGCAGGTTCTTCTGGCACTAGTGGTGAATCAGGTACAAGTGGAGAATCAGGTACAAGTGGCTCAAGCGGTACAAACGGTACCAGTGGTACAAGTGGTTCAAGTGGTACATCAGGCTTAAGTGGCTCTAGCGGCTCAAGTGGTACTACAGGTTCAAGCGGCACTTCAGGCTCTAGTGGTACTAGCGGATCAACAGGTACTTCAGGAGAATCAGGCACAAGCGGTTCATCTGGTACAACTGGCTCTTCAGGCTCAGCAGGTACATCTGGTTCAACAGGCACTTCAGGCTCTTCAGGTTCAAGTGGTACAACAGGTTCTAGTGGCTCCTCAGGCACTTCAGGAGAATCAGGTACAAGTGGTACATCAGGCTCAACTGGTTCTTCGGGCTCATCCGGTACTTCTGGTTCAACCGGTACCTCAGGTTCAAGCGGTTCAAGCGGTACATCTGGGTCAAGTGGTACAAGTGGTTCAAGTGGTACATCAGGCTCAACTGGTTCTTCGGGCTCAGCAGGTACATCTGGTTCAGCAGGTACTTCTGGATCAAGTGGCTCAAGCGGTACTTCAGGCCAAAATGGCTCAAGCGGCACCTCAGGCTCAAGTGGAAGCTCAGGAACTAGTGGTAGCTCCGGCTCAAGTGGTACTAATGGTACTTCAGGTAGTTCAGGAACTAGCGGTAGCTCTGGCTCATCTGGTTCCTCAGGCACAGCTGGCTTATCAGGAGATAGATACTTAACATCATCTACAAGTTCTGTAACATTAGGACTAAGTGGAAGTTTAACTGTTGGAATTAATTTAGCATATTCAATTGCTCAAACAGCAATTCTTGCATATAATCTTACTAATTATCAAGAAGTTCCTGTTGAATCTTACAATCCATCTAATGGATTATTAACATACGGAACTCCTAATTTAGTTATAGGATCAGGAACATATACTAGCTGGGAAGTAAACCTTGCAGGCGCTTCTGGTGGTGACGGTAGCTCAGGTAGCTCTGGTACTTCAGGAGCTAATGGTAGTTCAGGTTCATCTGGCACTTCAGGCTCATCTGGCTCATCCGGAACAAGTGGCTCAAGTGGCTCAAGCGGCACTAGCGGATCAAGTGGTTCAGCAGGTACAAGTGGGTTATCTGGAACGAGTGGTTCAAGTGGCTCAAGCGGTACTAGCGGATCAAGCGGTACTAGTGGCTCAAGCGGATCAAGCGGAACAGGTGGTTCAAGTGGATCAAGCGGTACTAGTGGATCAAGCGGAACAAGTGGTTCAAGTGGTTCTAGCGGCATAAGCGGTTCTAGTGGTACTAGTGGATTAAGTGGCTCAAGTGGTACTAGTGGTTCTAGTGGTACTAGTGGAACAAGAGGTTCAAGCGGTACTAGTGGCTCAAGTGGCTCAAGCGGTACAAGCGGTTCAAGTGGTACTAGTGGTCAAACTGGCTCTAGTGGTACAAGCGGTTTAAGTGGATCAAGTGGAACAAGCGGCTCTACAGGTACAAGTGGTTTATCTGGTACAAGCGGTTCAAGTGGTACTAGTGGTCAAACCGGTTCATCCGGTACTAGTGGTCAAACTGGCTCTAGTGGTACAAGCGGTTTAAGTGGATCAAGTGGAACAAGCGGCTCTACAGGTACAAGTGGTTCTACTGGTACTAGCGGATCAAGCGGTACATCTGGATCATCTGGAACAAGCGGTGCTAATGGTTCAAGCGGTACCTCCGGCTCATCTGGATCTGCTGGATCTTCAGGTTCAAGTGGTACAAGAGGATCAAGTGGTACAAGTGGCACAAGCGGTGTAGGATTTGAAACAATCAACACCCCAGCTATTGGAAGAATATTATTGTCAGATGGTAGCACAAATGCAGCAACCGCTTCTGTTAGTATGAGCTTTGTAAGTGGCACCTTTAATATAACAGGTTCTATAATTGCTAATAGCTTTACAGGTAGCCTATTAGGTACATCTTCATATGCTGCTACATCATCTTATGCATTAAATGCAGGTGCTTCATTCCCATATACTGGTTCTGCAACTATAACAGGTAGTTTAGTTGTTAGTGGTTCAACCACTTCAACTCAAGGATTTACAGGATCTTTATCTGGCACAGCATCATTTGCAAACACAGCATCATATGCAGTGTCTGCTTCATATATTGTAGGAGCAACAACAGTTAACTTAACAGGTTCAACTGTATTATTATATGCTGATGAAACAACTAATACAGGCACAGGCACAAATGCTAATATCAAAACATACACTGTACCTTCTAACAATTATTCCAATATTATAGCTGAAGCTGAGATAGGATTAACAGCAACCTCGGCTCAAGACGTAACAATAGTATTTACATTATCATATAGTGGATCTGTTAAAGAAACAATTACGTTAGAACACTTGGCTTCTGGTAATGGTGATACTGCAATATACAGAGCACCTGCAAAATATTCTGAAGCATTAACTTCAGGTGGTAACGTTACAATAGCAGTATCTTCTATTACTGCTGGTACTTGGGCAGTCTATAGCCTACGCGTGTACGGAGTATTAGGAAATGTATTAGTAGGCCAAGGAGCCCCAGGATCATCTGGTACAGCTGGTTCATCAGGTACAGCTGGTTCTACAGGTTCTTCAGGCACCTCAGGTTTATCATTTGGTACATCAGGTACAAGTGGTAGCAGTGGCTCAAGTGGATCAAGTGGCACTTCTGGCTCAAGTGGTTCCTCAGGAACTAGGGGATCAAGTGGCTCAAGTGGTACTAGCGGTTCAGCCGGCTCAAGTGGTTCAAGCGGTACTAGTGGCTTAAGTGGTTCATCTGGTACTAGTGGAGTAAATGGATCATCTGGCTCAAGTGGTTCTAGTGGTTCAAGCGGTACTAGTGGCTTAAGTGGCTCAAGCGGTACTAGTGGAACAAGTGGTTCAAGCGGTACTAGTGGAACAAGTGGTTCAAGCGGTACTAGCGGCCAAAACGGCTCAAGCGGCACAAGCGGCCAAAACGGCTCATCAGGTACCTCAGGAGCTAATGGCTCAAGCGGTACTTCAGGTCAAAATGGTTCATCCGGAACAAGTGGCTCAAGTGGTTCAAGTGGTACCAACGGCTCAGCCGGCTCAAGTGGTTCAAGCGGTACGAGTGGATCAAGTGGCACATCAGGCCAAAACGGTTCTAGCGGTACTAGTGGTCAAAATGGATCAAGTGGTACATCAGGCCAGAACGGTTCAAGCGGCACAAGCGGATCAAGCGGCTCAAGCGGTTCAAGTGGCACAAGAGGCTCTAGTGGTACTTCTGGTCAAAATGGTTCAAGCGGTACTAGTGGAGCTAATGGCTCTAGCGGTTCAAGCGGTACATCAGGGGCTAACGGCTCAAGTGGTACATCAGGTCAAAATGGCTCTAGCGGCACATCAGGCCAAAATGGCTCAAGCGGTACTAGCGGTTCAGCTGGCTCAAGTGGTACTAGTGGAGCCAATGGTTCAAGCGGCACATCAGGTCAAAATGGCTCTAGCGGCACATCAGGCCAAAATGGCTCAAGTGGTACTAGTGGTTCTAGTGGTTCTAGTGGCTCAAGCGGTACTAGTGGCTCAGCTGGCTCAAGCGGTACTAGTGGCTCAGCTGGCTCAAGCGGTACTAGTGGCTTAAGTGGCTCAAGCGGTACTTCAGGTCAAAATGGCTCAAGCGGCACTAGCGGTCAAAACGGCTCAAGCGGCACAAGCGGATCAAGCGGTTCAAGCGGCACCTCAGGTTCTTCAGGTTCATCAGGAACTAGTGGTTCATCAGGAACTAGTGGTTCATCAGGTTCAGCTGGTACCTCTGGTCAGAACGGAGACAAATACGCTACAACTTCTACTACATCTCAATCAATAGGAACTGGAAGTAAAACATTCACTGTAACTACAGCTGGTTTAGCATACACAAATGGCCAAACTGTAATTGCAGCAAGAGCAGCAGATTATGCTACTAGAATGGAAGGAACTGTTACAAGTTATACTTCAGGTACTAATCAATTAATTATAAATGTTACAACAACTTTTGGATCTGGTGGACCTTATACTGATTGGCAAATAAATGTAGGAGGTGTTCCTGGTCAACCCGGTTCATCTGGAACATCAGGTTCAAGCGGCACTTCAGGTCAGAATGGCTCAAGTGGCACTTCAGGCCAAAACGGAAGTAGTGGCACCTCTGGTAGTTCTGGAACATCAGGAACAAGTGGAAGTTCTGGAACATCAGGAACAAGTGGAAGTTCAGGAACTTCTGGTTCTAGTGGTACTAGTGGAGCTAATGGCTCTAGCGGTACTAGCGGATCGAGTGGAACCTCAGGCTCAGCTGGCTCATCTGGCTCTAGCGGTACTAGCGGCCAAAATGGCTCAAGTGGTACTTCAGGTCAAAACGGTTCAAGCGGTACTTCAGGTCAAAACGGCTCAAGTGGCACAAGCGGATCAAGTGGCTCAAGTGGTACTAGTGGTTCAGCTGGCTCAAGTGGTACTAGTGGAGTTAATGGTTCAAGCGGTACAAGTGGTCAAAATGGTGCAAGCGGTTCAAGCGGTACAAGTGGTCAAAACGGCTCAAGTGGTACTAGTGGTTTAAGTGGCTCAAGCGGTACTAGCGGTTCAAGCGGATCAAGCGGTACTAGTGGTACAAGTGGTTCAAGTGGTACAAGCGGTGCTAATGGTGCTCCTGGATCAAGTGGTACAAGCGGTGCTAATGGTGCTCCTGGCTCAAGCGGTACTAGTGGCTTAAGTGGCTCAAGTGGTACTAGCGGTGCTAATGGCGCTCCTGGCTCACCAGGCTCAAGCGGTACTAGTGGTAATACAGGTTCTCCTGGCTCACCAGGCTCAAGCGGTACTGCTGGATCAAGCGGTTCAAGTGGTACTAGTGGCTCTGCAGGTTCAGCTGGTTCTAGTGGAACAAGTGGACAAACAGGTTCTAGTGGTTCAAGTGGTACTAGCGGTACAAGAGGATCAAGTGGCTCAAGCGGTACTAGCGGTAACACGGGTTCTCCTGGTTCACCTGGTTCAAGTGGATCAAGTGGCTCAAGCGGTACTAGCGGTAACACGGGTTCTCCTGGTTCACCTGGTTCAAGTGGATCAAGCGGCACTAGTGGTAACACGGGTTCTCCTGGTTCACCTGGTTCAAGCGGTTCAAGCGGTTCAAGCGGCACTGGATTTACTACAATATCAAATGCTAGTGATAATAGAGTATTAACTTCTGATGGAAGTTCAAATGCTGCTGTTGCTGAAACTAACTTAACATTTAATGGGTCTACACTAGCAGTAACAGGAGCTATTACAGCAACCGGTGACATAACAGCCTTCTCCTCCTCAGATAAACGCTTAAAAGATGATGTCACTCCTATTATAAACGCCTTAGATAAACTATTAAAACTAAATGGTGTTAAATGGAAGTGGAATGATAATGCAGGTGAAGTAACCAAATCAACTCCAAGCATAGGATTGATAGCTCAGGAAGTACAAGAAGTATTACCTGAGATAGTAATAGAAAGAGAAGATGGATATTTAGCGTTAGATTATTCTAAAATGGTAGGTTTGTTAGTTGAAGCAATTAAGGAACAACAAACACAAATTAATGAATTAAAATTGAAGGTAAATGGCATTACCAAATAGCGGACAAATATCATTTAATGATGTAAGGACAGAGATGTCTCAAAGTTCATTATCTAATTATGCCTTTAGTGAATGGGCTGCTGGAAGTCAATTTAGTACCTATTACCCTAATTCTGGTGTTTATACACCTATAAATTATCTTTCCTCTGGTTCTAGATGGTCTCTTTCCGGCAATCCTGTTACTATGAGTAAACAGAATCTATCAATGTCCGCCTGGTATGGGTATGACCGTACACTCTATATTTCCTCTTCAGTAACTGGTACTTTACAATCCCATTTTACTTATGATACTTCTATTATTCCATCAACAATGTTGATTATAGATGCTGGTACTTCAAATACAACATGGTCTATTAATATATCTGGGAGTAATAATTACGGTGTATCGAGAATGTATGTTTTTTATGGAAAACCCTGGAGCAATAATGGAAGTGGCTCAGGATCTGCCACAACAATAACAGAATCTTTATCAACTCCATTAAATTTAAATTTTAATTACAACTATACTTATGATTCTAATAAAGGACAATATCTATATTTTGTAATTTTACCTGATTATACTTAAATTATATCTTTATGCCTTTTAAAATATGGATACAACCTGCTGCTGTAACCTATACTGTGAGCCTATATGGCCGACTAGACTCAACAAATCCTCCAGGCATAGATCCACAATTCTATGTATCTGTAGATAATGGTAGTACATTTAATTTAATAGGTAGTTTAATTAATAACTTTACTTGTACTTTAGAAGCTTCTCAAGGTACTAGTGTAAATAATATTCGTGTTAGAATAGTAGATCCTAATAATACATCAACACAATATGGATTTTATTGGGCATCTGGAAATGATGCTTGTCCTTCCTCCGGTACTACAATCTTTGAATTGTCTAGAAATATATTTGCTAACTCAGGTATATCCTTTAATGTAGTAGATGAAGTTTAATATTTTGGCTTTGTCAAAGTAATTTAGTATATTTAAGGGTTATGTATCAAGCAATCTACTACGACGGGAAACCGAACTACAAATTTCATTTACGTGATGATAAAAATGGATGGAGTGAATTTCAATACACTATCCCTCGCTATCAAATAGATAGTAATGGTACTATTCCAACATTAGACGGTAAACTAGCAAAAGTAGTTACCAAATATGAATGGAATGACAACCATCTATACGAATCAGACATTGATCGTCTAACAGCAGTACTAATTGATAAGTATAAAGATAGTGACGACACTCCTGAGTGGCAAAATGTTATTTACTTTGATATTGAGTGTGAAATTGGTGGTGCTTTAACTACTGAATATATTAAGACAGCACCAATGAAAATTACTTCAATTTCATTGTATGATGCTACAACTAAAGTATATTATTGTCTTATTCTAGATGAGAAAAAGCAACTACAAGCAATAAAAGAAGATAATAGACAAGTAGTACCCTGCAGCAGTGAGGAAGAATTACTATCACTATTTCTTGAATTATGGGAATCAGTTGACCCTACTATTATTACAGGATGGAATAGTGGGTTCTTTGACGTACCATATCTCTACTACAGAATATGTAATGTATTAGGTAGAGATGAGGCTGCTCGTTTATCTCCAATTCGCAAAATTAAATTTACTGAATGGGATACATCTCAACCAATTGAATTAGGAGGTATTAATCATCTTGATTATCTATTATTATATAAAAAATATAATCCTAAAAACGAGCCATCCTATAAATTAAATGATATAGGAACTAAATATGTTAATTTAGGTAAAATAGATTATGAAGGTAATCTTGATAGATTATTTAGAGAAGACCCAAATAAATTTATCGAATATAATCTTCGCGACGTAGAAATTATTATTGAATTAGAAAAGAAATTTAAATTTATTGAATTAACAGTTGCTATTTGTCATTTGTGTCATGTGCCTTATGAAATGATCTACCTATCAACTGTATTAAATGATGGAGCTATCCTTACTTATCTAAAACGCCAAGGTATAGTTTCACCAAATAAACCTACAACTACAAACCCATCACTAAAAGAAGCACATGAAGAATATGCTGGAGGCTACTTAAAAGACCCAGTACCAGGATTATATGAGTGGGTTATTGATTTGGACTTTACCTCGTTGTATCCGTCTATTATTCGTTCTTTAAATATTGGAATTGAGACATTCGTTGGTCGTATTGTAAATAAAGATAAATACGATAATAATTGGACATTAGATGATCTAAAACAAATGGATCCTGAAGATGTAATTACAATTGAAAAACTAACCCCAAAGCAAACTACACAACAAGCAACTGTAAAAGTAGGAACACTAATTGCTCTTATTAAAGAAAACAATTGGTTACTAGCAGCATCAGGTGCTATGTTTAGAACAGATCGCTCATCAGTAGTATGTGATGTATTAACGGATTGGTTTAACAAACGCGTTGAATACAAAAATGCAATGAAAAAAGCATACAAATCAGGTGATGCTGTTAAAGGTGAATTCTATAATCGTAGACAACACGCATATAAAATTAAATTAAATGACGTTTATGGTTGTTATGCTATTAATGGTTGGCGCTATACTGATGGTCATAAAATGATATCTAAAGCCATTACATTAACAGGTCAACGTGTAACTCAAGAATCAATTAAATTCTGTAATGAATGGATGAATAAACAACTAGGTACTGAAGATAAAGACTACGTTGTAACATCAGATACCGATTCACTATTCATTCAAGTTAAGGATCTAGTACTACAACGCTACCCAGAAACTAAAACTAAGGATGAATATATTAAAGCAACACTAGAAATTACTACTGAAATACAGAAAGCAGCAAACGATAATATTAATCGTGTAACTAGAGAATACTTTAATGTAGGTAAACGTGATCATTATTTTGAATTAAAGCAAGAGGTAATTATTGAAAGGGGATATTTCGCAGGTAAACGTCGTTATGCAATGTACATTGTAAATAAAGAAGGTGTTACTGTTGATGAATTAGATATGAAAGGATTAGATTTGATGAAATCAAATATGACTCCAATGTATTCTAAATTTGGAGAGAAACTAATTCAAGATATTATGTTTGGTAAACCCAAAGCAGAAATCGACCAGCAAATAATTGATTTTAAAAAATATGTTAAAACAATGCCTATTGAAGAGGTAGCTAAACCAACAGGAGTAAAGAATATAGAATCATATATTGAGCGTGCTCCTAAAACAGGTGAAATATTTTCAACATTAAAATTAAAATGCCCAATCAATACTAAAGCAGCTATCTACTATAACGACTTACTTAAATTTAGAAAAGTACAAAAACAATATCCATTGTTTACTGTTGGTGATAAAATGAAATATATTCAATTAAAAACCAATCCATACAATATTGATGTAATTGGATTTACAGGCAATGATCCTGATTTCATTGTTAAATTAATTGATGAATTTGCTGATAGGGAAGAGGGATTTGAATCAGCACTACTAAATAAACTAAAAGGCATTTATGAGGATTTAGGATGGAATTTCCCCTCATTAAATGATAAAGTAAATAAATTCTTTAAATTTATATAATGAAAATACTATACGGAATATTACTTGGAACTTTAGCCCAAATACTTACATTTGTCCAGTTACAAGGACAATTAAAAATAGAATGGTTTAAAAATCATCCAATTTTAACTGCATTTTTAGGAGTCCCTATATCATACGTCTTTATGGCATCAGTAAGAAACTTTGTAGAAGCATATGACGGTGCAATATGGCCATCACGTTTAATAGGCTTTGGAATAGGAGTAGTAGTATTTACATTTATGTCTCATTATTTATTTAGAGAACCTTTAACACTTAAAACACTTACTTGTTTGGGCCTAGGAGTTTGCATAATTTTAATACAATTATTTTGGAAATAATATGGAAAAACAACTATTAGTATCGGTTATTGAGAAGTATTACTTGAATGGAATACACGAAAAGGTAAAGTGGACAATTAAAGATAAGAAAGTACAGATATTATTTACATCTGCAACTAAAGATCTAGCAGGGTCAGTTGAAGCAGATAATTTTGATCTTGACGATTGTACATTAGGAATTTATGATACAAATAAACTCCTTAAATTAATTGGTATTACAAACCAATTCATTCAATTAAACGTTGAAACTAAAAACAACACTTCCACTAAATTGAATATTGCTGATATGGAATATGATTTGACTTATCATCTTGCTGATCTAAGAATGATGCCTATGGAAACAATGGTGTTAGATGAATCCCAAATCACATTCGGATATTCATTTAATATTGATTCTGAATTTATTGAGCGATATAATAAAGCAAAGAAAGCATTAGGTAGCGATGAAGTGAAAATACAAGCATTATTTAATGGTGAAGGAGATAAAGGTATTTATTTCACATTAGGAGGCAAAACATCACACGATGATAAAATTAGCTTCCAAACACCAAATGCTGAAATGGAACTCCCATCATCTGAATTCCAGTATAATGCAAACTACTTATTTGAAATATTTACAGAAAATAAAGGTGCAGAAGGAATAGGCTATTTTGATGAGAATGGTATTTTGAAACTAGAATTCAATACAGAAAACTCTATCAAAAGCACATATTATCTCCCACCTAAAAACTAATCCGTATATATTTATTATCGAAGATACATGACAGGTCTTCACCTATTAATTAACCGCATACCTTAGGGATGCACAAAACAAAAACTATGACACAACTAACACGTTGGAACAGTAATTGGACATTCGATCCATTTGATGTCGTTTGGAAAAATATCCTAGACACTAACTCAACATTTAACACAATTGAAAGCAAAATCAACTACCCAGTTGATATTTACGAAACAGAAACAGGTTTACGATTTGAACTCGCAGTAGTAGGACTTAACAAATCAGATATAGAAATTCTAGTAGAGTCCGATATATTAAGAATTACCCACGATAAACAAGTAACAGAAGGAGTAGAGAAATCCTATATACAAAGAGGTATTACTCGTCGCTCTTTTGATTTAGCATGGAAGGTAGCTTCTAAACTTAATTTAGCTAAATTAGAAGCCAATATGGATAAGGGTTTGCTTATTATAGATATTCCTTATGCAGAGGAAAAAGCACCTAAAAAGGTTACAATTAAATAAGTTTTGAAAACCGAAGACCTGTCATTATCTTCAAGTTATGAATAGATTTATAAAAAATTTAACAACAGTATTCAGGACAGAAGCTCGCTATAGTAGGATAGCTCATCTAGATCTTTATGAAGATAAAGTCATATTTGACTGCTCAGATGGCGAATATGGTCCAATTGAATTTCCTATTGAGCTTTTAGAAGATGCTTTATTTGCACACAAACAAAAAATGAAATATGAAGATAAAACCACTTTATAATCACGTTGTGATTAAACAATTAGACGAAACTGAAACAATGTACGGAAACATTGTAGTACCGGATATGGGAAAAGAAAAACCACTTATGGGTGAAATAGTAGCTGTTGGACCTGGAATCTATTCAGTTACGGGGACTTGGCTTGCAACTGGAGTTCAAGTAGGTGAAACAGCAGTATTTCCTGCCTTTGGTGGAACCAAAATGACCGTTGAAGGGGAAGAATACATTGTAATGAAAGAACAAGATTTATTGGCAATTTTAGAAAAATAAAATATGAGTAAAATAATTAAATTTGATCGTGAAGCGAAAGAAAAACTACAAGCCGGTATTAAAAAAGTACACGATGCTGTAACAGTAACAATGGGTCCTTTTGGGCGTAATGTATTGATTGAAAAAGATCATGGACAAGTAGCATCAACTAAAGATGGTGTTACTGTTGCTAAAACCATTACTTTAGAAGATCCAATTGAAAACATGGCTGCAACTGTAATTAAACAAGCAGCACAAAAAACAGTTGATCAAGCAGGTGATGGAACCACTACTTCAACTCTACTAGCATGGTCTGTTGCTGACCAAGCACTTGAGGCAACATCAAAACCATCAGTTAATGTTACTCAAGTAAAACGTGGTATTGAAGAAGCAGTTAAGGATGTAGTATCTGAATTGAGAGCATCATCTGTAGATATCACTGATGAAAAGCAAATTAAACAAATTGCTACACTCTCAGCTAATGGGGATGAGGAAATTGGAGAATTAGTTGCTACAGCAATTGATAAAGTAGGAAGAGATGGTATTGTAACAGTGGAAGAATCTCGTTCAGGTGAAACATCACTTGAAGTAGTAGAAGGTCTTCAGTTTGATAGAGGTTATAAATCACCTTATATGGTGACTGATAATAATACAATGCAAGCAGTACTTACTGATGCCTCTATTTTATTGTTTGATGGTAGAATTAGCGCTGTAAAAGATCTCCTCCCTATCCTCGAACGCATTTCCTCAGATAATAAGTCGTTATTGATTGTAGCTGAAGATATTGATGGTGAAGCACTTTCAACACTCATTGTAAATAAAATGAGAGGTATTTTAAAAGTGGTAGCTGTCAAAGCACCTGACTTTGGAGATCGTAGAACACTTATCCTTGAAGATATTGCTATTGTAACTGGTGGTACTTTGGTTTCACCACAAAAAGGAATGAAACTGGATAAGTTTAATATGTCCTGGTTAGGTAGTGCTAGAACAATCACTGTAGGTAAAGATACTACTACAATTGTTGATGGTAAAGGTGAAACTGAGAAAATAGATGCTCGCATTGATGAATTAAAAGCTCAAATCGATCAAGCAAATTCACCATACGAAATCGAGCGTTTACAAGATCGCCTTGCTAAGATTGTAGGTGGTGTAGCTATTATCAATGTAGGTGGAGGTACTGAAGTAGAAATGAAGGAAAGAAAAGACCGCATTGACGATGCTCTCCAAGCAACTAAAGCAGCACTTGAAGAGGGTATCTTACCAGGTGCAGGTATGGCTCTATTTAATGCTAAAAATGTAATTAAAAATAGAGATAACAGTGATTTTGGATTGGGAGGTCAAATTGTATTTAAAGCATGTAACCAACCCCTCCAAAAAATTCTAACTAATGCTGGTGAAGACTATTATGAGTGGATCCAAGCGCTAAAAGAAAAAAACGCTGTTCCTGACATCAACGAGGAAAGAACAGTAGATGCTTTCAAATCAGGTATTATCGATCCTACTAAAGTAGTACGTTGTGCACTTGAAAACGCAGCAGCAGCTGCGGTTACACTCCTAATGACAGAATGTGTTATCCATGATAAACCAGCTGAGAAAAAGAAAGATGAGGTTGATTTGTCACAATTTGGAATGTAATTTAAAACAAAATAATAGTTATGAAGCAACACTCTCTCTGGATTGAGAAATATAGATCAGAAACATTAGAACAATACATCGGAAATGATGCGGTTAAAAACCGCATCTCCGATTGTATATCTAAAAACGATATACCCCATTTCATCTTCACCGGTACAGCAGGTACAGGTAAAACCACACTAGCAAAATTAATTGTTAAAAACATTAAATGTGATTATCTTTACATTAATGCTAGTGATGAAAATGGTATTGATATTATTAGAGATAAAGTAAAACAATTTGCCTCCACATCAACATTCCAACCGCTTAAGGTTGTCATTCTAGATGAGGCTGATTTCTTAACTCAGCCCGCACAAGCAGCGCTTCGTAATCTAATTGAAGAGTATTCAATCACAACTCGCTTTGTACTTACTTGTAATTACATTGAACGTTTGATTGAGCCTCTTCAATCACGCTGTGAAATTCATATTCTAAAACCACCATCTAAAGGTGATGTTGCAAGGCATGTTTGCACTAATATCCTTGATGTTGAAGGTATAGTATATGATCTTCAAAATGTAGCATTACTAGTTAAGGAATTTTATCCTGATGTTCGTTCAATTATTAAGAATTTACAAGCAGGTGTTAAAGATGGGAAATATGAATGGGTTGCTCTTAATGTAGACTGGACTAAACAACTAATTCAAATATTGAAAAAACGCGATAAAGATGCTTGGTATCAAGCTCGCCAACTTGTAGCTGACGCGCAAGTAGACGATTTTCAAGTTGCTTATCGCTATATGTTTGAGCAATTATCTGAATTTAGTTATGGTCACGATGCTGAATTATCAGTTATATTAGATGACCATATTTGGAGAGCAGGTGTAGTACCAGATAAAGAAATTAACTTTGCAGCTGCAATAGCAAAAATATTAGAAATAACTAAAAAACAAGTAATATGATAACAAAAGAAGAGTTATTAGAAAATGTTGATAAGTATTACGAAGAATTTATAAGCAAATATCAAGCTGATAAAGCTGAATTAATTGCTTTACTTTCTCCAAAGGCTGCAAAAGCAGCAGAACTATTCGAACCGAAAAGTAAAGAAGAATGGTTAGAAGATGAATTAAAAAAATACTAAAAAACAAGTAATATGAGTCAAGAACAAATGAATCTAAATATCACATTAGATAAAACTACAGGAATGTCGTGTGATGAATGCAGTAATGAAATATTTCAAGAAGGGGTAATGCTTCGCAAAGCCTCTCGCTTTATCACAGGTACAGCACAGGATGCTATGATTCCAATTCCTGTATTTGTTTGTAGTAAGTGTGGCCATGTAAATGAAGAATTTATTCCTTTGCAATTAAGAAATAATGCTGAAAATATTTAATAGATATAAAATGAAAGCAAACGAGCTACAACAAGAAAATAGTGCTTTAAAAGCCCAAATAATGGGACTAGCCGAAACTTTAAAAGCATCAGATGAAAAAATTAAATTTCTAGAAACTGAACTCCAAGGTTTATTTAAAAAATACCTAGATTTAAAGTCAGAATTAGATCATTATATTATGTTAACTAATACTGCTAATAAAAATCAAAACGACTCAAGATATTACTAATGAATATATTTGACCATCTTAAAAATATTACAACTAATAAGGGACCATACTTAGGAGATGAAGGTTGGAATAACTGGATGATCAATCGTTATTTAAGTATGGATCCTGATTATTGTGAAGTGGTTAATATAGTACAAAAGAATACTTGGCAGATGAAAGGTGAGTATCTTTATAATCTATATAAAGATCTTATTCCAAAACAGTATAAGTATCTTAAATATATTAAAGCTAAGAACAAAAAGGAATATAAAGTAGATCAAGTAGAAGCAGTAGCCACTTATTATGAAATAAGTAAAAGTGAAGCTAAGGAATATATTGATATGCTTTCTAAAGATGAATTAGAAAATATTATAAACCAAATCAATGGATAAACTAGACTCAATTGTCACTTCAATTATAGATCAGTTTGCTGTTCGTGCTGCTAAAGGTAAAGCAAAATATGGTGTTGATTTAGATCGTACCGATTTAACTTTAATAGAGTGGATTGAACACGCTAAACAAGAACATATGGATGCTATCCTATACCTAGAAAAAATAAAACAAGAATACATAAGTGGCAGCCAAGAAAAAGTTATCTGAGGTCGAGCTAAAAATCAAAAACTACCAACCGCCAGAAATAAATCATAGTTTCCAGCGTAGCGTCTCATACTCTCAATTCTCAATGTGGAGTTCATGCCCTCACAAATGGTATTTAACCTATGTAGAGAATAAACAGCCGTACCAAGCTAGTATTCATACCGTGTTTGGTACGGCTTTTCATGAAACACTTCAATCATATATTACTACAATGTATAATGAGAGTGGAGCATCTGCTGATAAAATGGATCTAGAAGCTCTATTTCAAGAGCGATTTAGAGAAGTGTATGCTGAAGAATATAAAGCAGCAGGATTACATTTCACTAATGCTGAGGAAATGGGTGAGTTCTTCAATGATGGGATTACTATGTTGAGTTGGATTAAAAAGAATAGAAATAAATTATTCACTATTCGTAAAATGAAATTATTAGGTATTGAATTACCTTTACTTTTAAAAATAGCAAATAACATCTACTACAAAGCATTCATTGACTTTGCTCTATATGATGAAGATTTAAAAAAAGTTTATATATATGATATCAAAACGTCGACACGTGGATGGAGTGACAGTGAAAAAAGAGACGATCAAAAAGTTGCTCAAGTCCTACTATACAAAGAATACTTCGCTAGACAATTTGGATGGGACGTTGAACAAATCGAAGTCGAATTCTTCATCGTTAAGCGCAAAATCTATGAACAAGCTGAATACCCTATTCCCAGGGTTCAGTCATTCAAACCCGCTAGTGGAAAAACCAAGCGAAAACAAACAATAGAACAATTTCAATCTTTTATTAGCGATTGCTTTGATGAAGTTGGTAAACCTAAAATAAAGTCGTATCTTAAAAATGTAGGTGAAAAATCATGTAAGTGGTGCCCCTATAATAATAAACAAGAACTTTGTGATAAAATGCATTCTTCCTAATAAGCGTATATATTTATATCAAAATATAATATTATGGGAAACAAAATGCAATTAACAAGCGTGAAAGTTCCTGAAGATTTATTTGAGCAATTCAAAATTGCTTGTGTTAAGTATAAGTTCAGCGTTCAAAAATTAACAGAAAGAGCAATGTATCTTTACCTAACAAATGAAGACTTCAGAAAAAATATTCACAATCAATTAGACACACAATTTACAGGTAGTATTTAAAATTAGTTATATGAAAGAAGGTTATATTCCGCAAGCACAGCGAAAAAAAATAATGTTGCTTTGTGATGATATTAGAATGACAAGTGGTATCTCTACTATGGCACGCGAAATAGTTTTAGGTACAGCTCATCATTATAATTGGGTAAATGTAGGGGGTGCTATTAACCATCCTGAAAAAGGGAAACGATTTGATCTTAATGGTGATACTAACAATATAGCAGGTATTGAAGATGCTAGTGTTTATCTCTACCCAATCGATGGCTATGGCAGCCCAGAACTAATTCGCCAATTAATGGATCTTGAAAACCCAGATGCAATTATGATCTTTACAGATCCAAGATATTGGGTTTGGTTATTTCAGATGGAACAGGAAATTAGAAAGAAAATTCCTTTGATTTATTTAAATATTTGGGATGATTTGCCTTATCCAATGTATAATAAATCATATTATGAATCATGCGATTGTTTAATGGCTATTTCAAAACAAACGGAAAACATTAATAGATGTGTTCTTGGTCCTGAATTAGCAGCTGAAAAAGTAATTAAGTATGTTCCTCATGGAATTAATGAAAATCATTTCTTCCCTATTGATTCTTCCCATCCTGAATATCTTGCACTTAAAGAATTTAAAGATAAATTATTTGGAGGAAAAGAATATAAATTTAATCTTTTATATAATGCAAGAAACATTCGCCGTAAATCAGTTCCTGATTTGATGCTTGCCTGGAAGATATTCATTGATTCCCTCCCAGAAGATAAAGCTAAAGAATGTATCTTTACACTTCATACCCAACCAGTAGATGAAAATGGAACTGATCTTCCTGCAGTACATCAAATGTTATATGGTAATAATCCTAAATACAATGTTACATTTTCAAATGGAAGATACCCAACTAACATAATGAATTTACTTTACAACTCAGCTGATGTTGTTGCTTTAATAAGTTCAAATGAAGGATGGGGATTATCACTTACTGAAGGAATGATGTGTGGTAAACCTATTATTGCTGGTGTAACTGGTGGTATGCAAGATCAAATGCGTTTTGAAGATGAAAATGGAGAATGGGTTAAATTTACAGAAGAATTTGGTTCCAATCATAGGGGTAAATATAAAAAACACGGCAGATGGGCTTACCCAGTATTTCCAAGTAATATTAGCTTAATAGGTTCAGTTCCTACGCCTTATATATTTGATGATAGAATGGATCCACACGATATTGCCAAACAAATTGAAGCTGTATATAATTCAAAAATAAATAATCCCGAATTATATAAAGAGCAATGTGAGGCTGCTCGAGAGTGGGTTACATCAGATGAATCAATGCAATCAGCAAAAAATATGTGTAAGAATGTAGTTGAATCAATTGATGAAACCTTTAATAAATGGGAACCAAGATATGCTTTTGAATTAATTAAAGTAGAAGCATTAAAAGAACCTAAACATTTTGTAAAACACGTTATCGCACAATAATATGAAACCACTAATAGTTATAAGCTGCCCAATTGATACCTTTTCTGGATATGGTGGGCGATCTAGAGACATAGTACTACCAATTATAAAATCAGGTAAATTTGATGTAAAAATACTTGCTCAACGTTGGGGTAATACATCATGGGGATTTTTAGATAATAATAATCCCGATCATAAGTTACTTAAAGATTGTATTTTACAAACTCCTCAACTCCCAAAACAACCAGATTGCTGGATCCAAATTACAGTACCAAATGAATTCCAACCAGTAGGTAAATTTAATATTGGTATTACCGCGGGTATTGAAACTACACTCTGTGATCCTAGTTGGATTGATGGTTTAAATAGAATGAATTTAAATCTAGTATCTTCTAATTTTACTAAACAAACATTTGAAAATAGTAAATTTGAAGAAAAAGACAATCAATCACATCAAGTAGTAAGAAGAGTAGAATTAACTTCTCCTGTTGAAGTATTATTTGAAGGTGTAAATACTGAAATATATAAAAAACTAGATAATGTTGAAGGTGAAATTAATGATGTAATTAATGATTTAGTAAGTGAAGAATTTAATTTTCTTTATGTTGGACATTGGTTACAAGGAGAATTAGGACAAGACAGAAAAGATACAGGAATGCTAATTAAAACTTTCCTTGAAACATTCAAAGACAAAAAACAAAAACCAGGTCTAATCCTAAAAACAAGTAGTGCTACTTATTCAGTTATGGATAGAGAAGAAATGCTTGATAAGATTAGACGCATTCAAGAAAGTGTAGGAGGTGATTTACCTAATGTTTATTTACTTCATGGTGAGTTAGAAGACGAACAAATAAATGAATTATATAACCACCCCAAAGTAAAAGCATTTACTACATTCACTAAAGGTGAAGGATACGGTCGACCACTTCTTGAAGCATCACTTTCCCAAAAACCAGTAATAGCCAGCAACTGGAGTGGACATACAGATTTTCTCGATCCAGAAATGTCAATTATGCTCCCTGGAGAACTAACAAATGTTCATCCATCCGCCGCTGTAGCTAATATGATTACAACTGAAAGTAAATGGTTTACTGTTGATTATAAAAAAGCATCTGATGTGTTTGAAGATATTTATAAAAATTATAAAAAGTATGTTGATGGAGCAAAAAGACAAGCTTACCGTTCACGTACCGAATTTAGTTTAGAAAAAATGTCTGAAAGATTAATCTCTATACTAAATGAACAAGTACCTAAGCCAGTACAACTTAAACTTCCTCAATTGAAGAAAATTGAATTACCTAAACTTAAAAAGGTAGACTAATGAAAGAACAACTTATAGATTGTCCTAGATGTGGAGGTAATGCTTGTCATGAAGTATTTAATGATGTATTAACTATTTGGAGTTGTTTTGGGTGTGGATTCACATCTAATTCAACTCTAACAGAAGATAAATTAGAAGTAACAGAATCAGTAATGCCCCAACTTTATAAAGATCTTAAATTTAAAGATGAAAATGGGTTACATTGGTATCCAAGTACTGTAATTCTAGAAGATAAATCAATGATATTTGCTGACGGCAAAAATAAAGATGAATGGAAGTGGGCTGCAGTACAATCTAAGGATGGAAAAGCAGATATGATAACAGTAAAACATTTTGAGGAAAAAGATTTTATGGAAGCTCTTGATTATATAGGTTTCTTTGAAAAGAAAAAATAATGTTATGTCCACAATTAGTTACGCTATTACTGCTTGTAATGAGCATGTTGAATTAGATAGACTATTAGAAATACTAACTGAATCTATAAGACCTGAAGATGAAATAGTTATTCAACTAGATAAAACAGCAACAGTAGAAGTTAGATCTACATGCTTTGACTTTGGAAGAGCAAATCTTAGAGTAATTGAATTTCCTCTTAATAATGATTTTGCCTCATTTAAAAATAATCTTGCTAAAGAATGCTTAAAAGATTATATTTTCCAAATAGATGCAGATGAATATATTCATCCTTGGTTTATTGAGAGCTTACCAAAAATACTCGCTTATAACCCCAGTGTTGAAGTTATGCTTGTCCCAAGGATAAATACTGTTTCGGACTTAACTGATCAGCATATACAAAAATGGAGATGGAATGTTAATGATAAAGGTTGGGTTAACTTTCCTGACTATCAATGGAGAATTTGGAAAAACATTCCTAATATAAAATGGATAAATAAAGTACATGAGAGATTAGATGGATTTAAAGAATTTTCTCCTTTACCTGAACTAGAAGAATACTGTTTATTTCATCCAAAAGATATTAAAAGACAAGAAAAACAAAATGCTTTTTATGAGCAATTATAAAACTTTAATTACTGGGGGAACAGGAATGGTAGGTAGATCATTACAAAAATATCTACCTCATGCTACTTATATTTCCTCCAAAGACTATAATCTAACAACAAGAGAGGGAATCCAACAAATGCTCATCAAGGAATCCCCAGATGCTATTATACACCTAGCTGCTAAAGTAGGAGGTATAATAGATAATATTGCAAAACCTGCTGAATATTTTGATGATAATGTATTAATGAATACACAATTAGTAAAATATTCCTATCTAAGCGGAGTAAAAAGATTTATAGGAATACTAAGCACATGCGCTTACCCCGATGTAGTCTCTAGTTATCCTATGATAGAAAATGATTTACATATTGGCCCTCCAGCATTAACTAATTTCTCCTATGGTTATGCTAAACGCTCATTAGCTGTTCAAATTGATGCTTATAATAATCAATATGGGACTAAGTATCAATATTTAATTCCTTGTAATTTATATGGTGAATTTGATAAATATGGAGATAATAGTCATTTTATAGCGGCTTTAATTAAAAAGATACATAAAGCCAAAGTTAATAATGATTCCAAAATAATATTGTTTGGGGATGGATCTCCATTAAGACAATTTATGCATTCTGATGATTTAGCGTATGTTATCAATTATTGTTTAGAAAATGAGATTTATGATAACATGAATGTAGCTATTTCTGAGAATTTAACAATTAAACAAATGGCTGAAATTGCTCTTGAAGCATGTAATGCTAGTTATTTAAATATTGAATTTGATACTACTAAACCAAATGGACAATATAGAAAAGATGTATCAACTGATTTATTAAAATTAAAAATACCATCTTTTAATTCTAGAAATTTATATAGTGGGATAAAGCAAACATACGATTATATACTTGAAAACAATGTATTATGATTTCTAAAGCACTTATAACAGGTATAAATGGACAGGATGGTAGTTATTTAGCTGAATTTTTGCTAAGTAAAGGATATGAAGTATATGGTATTTTAAAGCGCAATTCTGTATCTGAAAACCAAACTGCTCGTTTAGATAGTATATTTGATCAAGTCAAATTAATATATGCTGACTTAACAGATCTATCCTCCCTTATTAAAGCAATCCAAGTAATCCAACCAGATGAAATCTATAATTTAGGAGCTCAATCTCATGTTAGAATTTCATTTGATCAACCAATTTATACTGCTAACACTACAGGAATAGGAGTATTAAATTTACTTGAAGCTGTTAGGCTTATTAAACCTGATGCTAAAATATATCAAGCTTCTTCTTCTGAAATGTTTGGTAATTGTATTGATGATGATGGTTTTCAAAGAGAAACTACTCCAATGCATCCTGTTTCTCCTTATGGGTGTGCTAAAGTGTTTGGATATAACATTTGTAGAAATTATAGAAATTCTTATAATATGTTTATTTCAAATGGTATTTTATTTAATCATGAATCTTCAAGACGTGGTACTAATTTTGTTACTAACAAAGTAGTAAAAGAAGCAGTTAAAATTAAATTAAAATTATCTAATGAGCTTAAATTAGGTAATCTAGATGCTTCTAGAGATTGGGGACATGCAAAGGATTATGTAGAAGCAATGTGGTTGATCCTACAACAACCAAACCCAGATGATTTTGTTTGTGCTACTGGAGTTTCTCATACTGTTAAAGAATTATGTGATTATGTATTTTTATCATTGGGTTTAGATTGGAAAGAATATGTAGTTAAAGATGAAAAATATTTTAGGCCTGAGGAATTAGATGTGTTAAAAGGGGATTCATCTAAATTAAGAGCACTAGGATGGTCTCCAAAATATACTTTTGAAACAATGTTAGATGAAATGATTGAATACTGGTTAAATTATTATAATAGTGAAACTAAAAATTGATTTTTTAGATAAAAAAATATTTGAAGAAAAACTAGATCATCTTAAAGATCTTGATTTTTCCTTATTCGTTGAATGTATACCTCAGTCCCAAGAGGAATTATCCCCCATTAATATTATAACATTATATGAACCTAATGAATATTTTGGTAAACACGATTGGGTTATTCAAAATAAAGATTTATTTAATATTATAATAACCTGGGATGATAAAATATTAAATAGCTGCGAGAATGCAATATTTTTACCTTTTGGTCATACCTGGTTTAAGCCGCACCAATATGAAGTAAACCATTCTAAAGAATTTAAAATTGCCCATTTGTGTGGTACTTTATTAAAATCATATGGTCATCAAATGAGGCATGAGATATTAGCTAGAAAAAATGAAATTAAAGTTCCTACTAAATTCTTCCACACATACGGAGACAGAAGTAATATTGAAAAAGCTCGAATTGATAAGGAAGAAATATTTAGTGATTCTATGTTTGGTGTAGCTATTGAGAACTTTTCACATAGAGGGTGGTTTAGTGAAAAAATATTAGATTGTTTCCTACTAAAAACAATCCCAATATATTGGGGATGTTCAAATATAGATAATTTTTTTAATGAAAAAGGTGTAATTAAATTTGAAAATCCAGATGATTTTATTTACCTTTCAAATAAATTAACACCTCAGTATTATGAATCTAAAAAGGACATTATTGAGGAAAATTACAAACTAGCATTACAATATGTTAATTATGAACAAAATATAGTAGATAAGATTTTAGAAATATTTAAACTTAATAAATTAGTATAAGATGAATACAGCAAAACAGGCTATATTAGATGCCATCAGTGCTTATGTAAAAGAAAAAAAGAAAAATAAAAAATGGGAAGCCGGTAAAGACTGGGTGCAATATTCAGGTCCATTCTATGATGATAAGGAGTTTGTAGCAGGTGTTAACTCTTTATTAGATGAGTGGTTTATTTTGGGAGAAAAAGGAAGAGAATTTGAGCTAAAATTTGCACCGCTACTTGGTAAGAAAGACGGTATTGTAGTAAATTCAGGTAGTTCTGCTAATTTGCTTATGGTATCTCTTTTAACAACTAAACGTGGTGGTGAATTACCTAAAGGTTCTAAATTTATTACTCCTGTAGTATGTTTTCCCACAACAATCAATCCCTTGATTCAAAGTGGATTTGTTCCTGTTTTTGTTGATGTTGAACTTCCTAATTTAAACCTTAATCTGGATCAAGTTGAAGATTTACTTGAAAAAGATGTTAATAAAGAAATTAAAGGTATAATCTTTGCACACGTATTAGGTAATCCTCCTGATATGGATAGACTTATGGATATAGTAAAGAAATACGATTTGATTTATTTAGAAGATACTTGCGACGCCTTAGGTAGTACCTGGGACGGAAAACCCCTAGGAACCTTTGGGGATATCTCAACTTGCTCCTTCTTCCCAGCACATCATATGACAATGGGTGAAGGTGGGTTTGTAGCTGTTAATTCAGCTAAAAAGAGAATGGCTCTAGCCTCACTCAGAGATTGGGGTAGAGCATGTTATTGTAATTCGGCTAAACCAGGAAATGTAACAGAAGGTACAGCATGCGGTTGTAGATTTGGTGCTTGGTTTAAAGAACAGGATGATATTATTTTTGATCATAGGTATGTGTTTGAAGAAATTGGATATAATCTAAAACCAACTGAAATGCAAGCAGCAATGGGTCTTGCTCAATTAGATAAGCTTGATGAAATGCATGCTCGAAGAAAATATAATTTTAATCGCTTATATAATATATTTTCTAAATATTCTGAATATTTTTACATGCCTACATGGAATGATAAAGCAGATGTTTCTTGGTTTGGTTATCTAGTAACATTAAAAGATAATACTCCTTTTACTAAATCTGAAATGGTCAATCATATGGAAGGAGCAAAAATCCAAACTAGGTCTTATTTTACAGGCAATGCTCTTTTCCATCCTGCCCATGAAAAACTAGCTAAGGAATATGAAAATCCAAGAACTCAATTCCCAATAGCAACTAAAACTACTCTAGATACATTCTTCCTAGGAGTATATCCCGGAATTACTGATGAGCAGTTAGATTATATTGAGCAGGTAGTTGATGCTTTTATGAAAAGCCATTAAATAAAATGGGATTTATAACTCAATTAGATATATCAATCTCCTGTGATTTTGGCTCACAAATGTCACAATATGCTTCTTTATTAGCTATAAGTGAAAAAACAGGACTAGATATACTATTTGTTAAGGAATATATAGAAAGAAGATGGGGGTTCCCATTAAATGAACCCTTCCAATCCCAAATCAATATATCCCCTATTTCAGATGTTAATAATCTTGACATATATAGTATTGATTTAGACGAAAGCCAATCCGTAGATGAGCGATTATTTTATTTAGATTCAAATCAAAATTATAATATTAGCGGGATTTTTAATACTTATGAAATATTTCATCCAATCCAAAAAAAGATAATAGAAACTTTTACTTTTAAAGATGAAATTAAAGATTTCTGTTCAAATTACATTTCTAATATAAAACAAAAAGATGAAATATTAGTATCAATTCATTTTAGAAGAGGAGATTATTTACAAGTTTCATCTTTAAATTTATCTTTGGAATATTATAAAGAAGCAATTAACGTTATTCAATCTATTTTTCCTAATAAAAAAATAAAGTATTTAATCTTTTCAAATGGAATAGAATGGGTAAAAGAAAATTTTAAATTAGATAATTGTGTTTATGTTGAAAATTTAGATAGATTTAAAGATATGTGCCTAATGACTCTTTGTGATCATAATATAATTGCAAATAGTACTTTTAGTTGGTGGGGTGCTTACCTAAATCAAAACCCAGATAAAAGAGTTATTTGTCCTTATAATTATCTAAATCATCCTTCTTTAAATAATATAATTAATGGAAATTATTTTCCAAAAGAGTGGATTTCTATAAATAAAAACTAAAATGAAAATAGTATATATAACAGGGTGTTTAGGATTTATAGGATCTTATATTACAAGGATCTGTCTAAAAAAAGGGTGGTATGTTAAAGGTATAGATAAAATGACGTACGCCGCTAATAAAACACTACTAAATGAATTTAAACAATATAAAAATTTTTCATTTGTACATTGTGATATAAATGATTTGAAATTTTTGTATGAATGTGATTATATAATTAATACTGCTGCTGAGACCCATGTTGGTAATTCAATAGCTAATAGTGATGAGTTTATTCATTCCAATATTAATGGTGTTCACAACCTATTAGAACTAATTAAAAATTACAGACAAGAAACCTCCAAAACACCAATACTACTTCACTTCAGTACTGATGAAGTATATGGTGACATAGATGAGGGTGCTCATACTGAAACTGACCTACTTAAACCATCTAACCCATACTCAGCAACTAAAGCAGCAGCTGATATGTTAGTATTAGCTTGGGCTAGAACATATAAATTACCTTACATTATTGTTAGACCAACTAACAATTATGGTATTGGTCAATATGTTGAAAAATTAATTCCTAAAACATGTAAGTATTTAGAATTAGGTAGAAAAATACCTTTACATAATAATGGTACACCTATTAGAAATTGGTTACATGCTAGTGATACTGCAGAAGCTATTATTACTATTATTGAAGCAGAAGTAGAAAATGAAATATACAATATTGCTGGTGGGTTTGAACAATCAAATATAGACACAGTCTGTAAAGTGATATATGAATATGGGTTTGAAACACCATCTAAACATTTAGATTTTACATATTCTAGAGTAGGACAAGATGTTAGATATGCCTTAGATGATTCTAAATTAAGAGCATTAGGTTGGGAACCTAAAATGAAATTTGATGAAGAATTATCTCATATTATAAAATATTATAAAAATAAGTTCATATGGTAACCAAGGAAGAATTAATATCCTTTGAAACAGAAATAGGAGATACATTTAATGCAGGTAGTATTAAAGCACCTATTCATTTGTATTCGGGGAATGAAGAATCAATAATAGAAGTATTTAAAGAAATTGATATTGAAAATGATTGGGTGTGTTGTACTTGGAGAAACCACTACCAAGGATTACTTAAAGGCATTCCTAAAGAAATAATAAGAGAAAATATAATGAATGGTAAGTCTATGGTTATGAACTTACCTGAATATAAATTCATTTGCAGTTCAATTGTTGGTGGTATCCCTTCAATTGCAGCTGGAATTGCATTTGCTCTTAAATTGCAAGGTAAGTCAAACAGAGTATGGTGTTGGGTTGGAGATATGAGTGCTGAAACTGGAGCATTCCATGAGGCTTATAAATACAGTCTAAACCACAATTTACCTATTACATTCATTGTTGAAGATAATAAAAAATCAGTTTGCACCCCAACCCCAGATATTTGGAATAGAAATAAACCTTATTATTTAGAAACCGAATATAAAGGTGGGATACTCAAACAAAAGAACTTATATTACTATCAATACAATAATGAAAAATACCCCCATGCTGGTGCTGGTGTGAGGGTTCAATTTTAATATATGAAATATTTTGAAGAATTAAAACGAGCAATGAGTTTTCTAGCTGAGCATCCTAAAACAATGTTTATAGGACAAGCAGTAGAATATGAAGGAACAGGACTATATGATTCATTAAAACACCTTCCTGATAATAAAAAAATAGAACTCCCTGTAGCTGAATATCTACAATCAGGACTAGCAAACGGAATGGCTATTGAAGGTATGATCCCCGTATCAACATATCCTAGATGGAATTTTATATTAATGGGAACAGATCAAATAGTAAATCATTTAGATAAGTTTATAACTATGTCTAATGGTAAATGTACCCCTAAAGTTATTATTAGAGTAGCCGTTGGAAGTGAACACCCAGTAGACCCCCAATGTCAACATAAAGGTAATTTCTCAGATGCATTTCGTTCCATGCTTAAGAATATAGAAGTAATTGAATTAAATGAACCAGAAGAAATAATGCCTGCTTATGAAAAAGCATTAGGTCGTGAAGATGGAGTTAGCACTATATTAGTTGAGTTTGCGGATTATTCTAAGACAAAATGAAAATTCTAATTACAGGAACTAACGGTTATATAGGCAAATCGCTATATAATGCTTTAAAAGATAAGTATGAAGTAGCTACTATTACTAGAAATAAATGTGATTTAACTAATTCTGAAGATGTTGATTTTTATTTTTTAGATACTTGGTTTGATGTTGTAATACACTGTGCTGCTTCCGGAATAACTAATCCAAAAGATACAAATTGGGGTATAATGGATGATAATTTAAAAATGTATTATAATCTATTATCAAATCAAAATCATTTTAATAAACTTATTCATTTTGGTTCTGGAGCTGAAATATATTTCCCTGATACTCCTTATGGTTTGAGTAAACTGGTTATTAGGAACTCCATAACTAATATACCTAATTTTTATAATATAAGAATATTTGGTGTGTTTGATGAAAATGAATTAGATACTAGATTTATTAAAGCAAGTATTAATAGATATATAAATAAAGAACCTATAATAATATATCAAAACAAATATATGGATTTTATATATATGCCTGATTTTATTCAAATAGTAGAATACTATATTAATGAGTCCAACCCTCCAAAGGAAACTGAATGTAGATACTCAATTGCTGTTACTCTAAAAAATATAGTAGAAAAAATAAATACTTTATCTGATTATGAAGTGCCAATTCATATAATGCAAGAATATGGGGAATCTTATATAGGGGCCGAAAAACCCATTAATTTACCTTATATTGGATTAGAGCAAGGAATTGTAGAAATTTATAATAAATTAAAATGATTTATAAAATAAGATATCACATAATGCCCTGGGAGATTGATTTGGCTTTATTAACATATGATCGAATAGCTAAATCACTTCCTTATATTAAAGATGATATTGTATTAGATTCATGTTTAAATTTATCTAGTTATATTATTAATTGGGATGAATCTAAATTATCTAAAGAATTCTTTATAGATAAGTATAAAGATTTAGAAAAAATATTAGCTAAAAAAATTACACATAATTCAAAAATATATAGTGGAGATCAATTATATGGTCATCTTGATTTAGAAAAAGAATCAATTGATAATAATACAGATGGGTATATTAGTATATGCCCCGATATTTGGTTCAGTGAACAGGCATTATATTACTTAATTGAAGCATCAAAACAAATTCCAAATAAATATTTTACTATTACTCCCCAAATAGCTAAACTATGGGATAGTACTTGGGATCCACTTGTCAACCCAATTTATCATGATGTTCCCTATAATCAATATACTGAACAAGATATATTTCGCATTGCATTTAACCAAGCAAATTCAACTCAGGAGGTTACTTTAAGACCTCTTCAACATAGTAAATATGCTGGGTGGTTTGATTTATATAATAAATCCTTTTATAATGATATAGCCCCGGTTGAGAATGACTGGAGTGGATATGGAGGGTGGGATTTATATTCTATGACTGTTGCTGATATATGTAGAAGTAAAGGATTGGATTATCAACAGTATGTTTTAGAAGGACAAACAATATATGAGCATGGTAAAATGGATTATACCTCTTTCTATAAAAACCATATAATATTAAACGATATTCCCTCTCAAAGAGAAAATTTTAGAGAAAAAACTTCCCAATATATTAGTAAACGTATTAATTACCTTATAAATAATAAAACAATATGAAATCAACAGAATCTATCACTACTTATGAAGAACTAATCCAGGATATTATTGGTAATAAAATCACAATGGTTAGTTTAAATGAGTTTAACACTATACTTAATAATTATGAAAATATATCTAATATAGATGGGGATGTTGTTGAATGTGGATGCTGGAGAGGAGGTTTTAGTATATTTTTAAGCCACGTATTCTCAGATAAAAATATCTGGGTGAGTGATTCATTTCAAGGATTTCAGCCTTTAGAAGGAGCTAAACACCAATATGAAAAAGAAAGACATACTCCTCTATTTACATATAATGCAATTGGGCCCCTTGCTATTAGTTTAGAAGAAGTAAAATCCCATTTTGAACATTATGGGTTAGGAGATCAAGACCGAATTAAGTTTTTAAAAGGATTTGTAAAAGATACTTTACCTACATCTGGAATTGAAAAAGTAGCCCTATTACGAATAGATGTAGATGCTTATTCTGCTACCTTAGAAGTACTAGAAGAATTATACAATAAAGTCCAACCAGGGGGATATATAATATTTGATGATTCTTGTTTATATGAAACTTTAGATGCAATTAAATATTTTTTCAAAGAAAAAAACCTACCTGAATTTATCCTACACCCAGTAACTAATGAAAAATTAGACCTTAATAAAACCCATACACTAGATAATTCAGGATTCCCACCAGGTTGTTATATAATAAAATAATGAAAATAATATATAGAATATCAGATGCAGGGTATAATAAGGTAAAACCTAATTATATCAATAATGAAAATTGTTTAAGAAATGCTTCTGTATGTTTTAAAGAAGCTGATTGGTTGGTTATTGCTGATAATACTTCTGAATTAACAGACGAAATAATAAGTAAATATCAATCTAATATTATAAAAGTAAATGTAGGTCACGGAGCTGGGACTTTTAATTTAGCATTAGATGAAGCTTTAAGCTATAATAATGATGAAATAGTTTATTTTATTGAAAACGATTATCTACATCGACCTACATCTGATAAAATATTACTTGAGGCCTTCAATATGGGAACAGATTATACTGCATTATATGACCATCCCGATAAGTATATGGACGGAGCTAATCCGTTTGTAGAGGGAGGAGGTGAATATACTAAAGTATTTCTATCAGAATCATGTCATTGGAAACTAACTAATTCAACAACAATGACATTTGCAGCTAAAGTAAAAACACTTCGTGAAGACGAACCTATACTCAGAAAATGGACCTCAACAACTCACCCTCATGATTTTCAAATGTTTTTGGAGTTGCGAGATAAAGGACGTAGCTTAATAACCCCAATACCAGGTTATTCAACTCATGGAGAAACAGCTTGGTTATCACCTTTAACTAATTGGAATGATATCTGTAATAATACCAGCATATAAAGAACCAGAAGCATTGGATTTATGCCTTCAATCTGCTATTGAAGGACAAATACATAATAACCAAATAATTGTTGTGGTAGATGGTTATTATGATTTAAATAAAGAGGTATTAGAAAAATATAAAGACAAAATTGATATACTCGATTTAGGTGAAAATCAAGGACTGTGTAGAGCAACTAATTTAGGAGTTTATAACGCCTCAAATGAATTAATTCTAATTGTTAATGATGATAATGTATTTCCCTCAAATTGGGATACATACTTAACAAAGATGTATACTCCTAATTCAGTAATATCTCCAAATCAAATTGAACCTACACCTAGTATGTTTAGGCAATTTCATATTAAAGATTTAGGACGTGATCCTAAAACATTTGATTTAAAAGCATTTTGGAAATATGAAGTAAACCTAATTGAAGATAAAATTGAGGAAACAGGCTCAACACTCCCTATCTTTATGTCTAAAAAAGACTACTTAAAAATAGGTGGATGGGATGAGTCATACCCAGGGCATTGGGTAGTAGATTGGGAATTTTTTATGAAATGTGAAATGGTAGGAATGAAAATGTTAAGAACATACAATTGTCATTTCTATCACTTTGTATCACTAGGAACACGATTACCTGAAGATACAGTAAAAAATCAACAAATTGAACAACAATGCCATGAATATTTCTATTATAAATGGGGAACCTATGCTAAACATAATCCTATTAATAATTCAAAATTAATCTTTTAGAGTCTTATATTTATGAGAGAAACTTGAGTATATGGCAAGGCGTTCCGACTACAAACCCAAACTTAGCAGAACACTAACACTAGGAGACATTGATTCAGAAATAATCAATGATATTATTCAGTTAATATATGAAATTAATGAGGAGGACGCTAAAAAAACGCAAGTAGAACCAATTAAACTAATAATCAATTCATTTGGAGGAGAAGTATATAGCGGGCTTGCCTTAATAGATGTAATTGATAATTCGCTGACTCCAGTTTATACTATATGTCATGGTTCAGCAATGTCCATGGCTCTAATAATATACGCGGCTGGACACCAACGAATGGCAAGTAAAAATGCTACGTTTATGTATCATGAAGCTGGGTATCCTGTTGAAGGTAAAGTGGTACATCATAAACAGGAATTAAAAGAAGTGGAACGTATCGATAAAATTTGTGATAGCTATTTATTATCTAGAACAAAATTTACACCTAAGATGTTAAAAGATGTTAAAGATAAGCAAGGAGAATGGTATTTTGATGTTAAAGTAGCACATAAATATGGGCTAGTAAACGAAATTTTATAATATTTATACATAAACATATTTGTAATGGCTGAAGTAAAACCTAAATTAAGAGTAGACGTTAATCATAACCCAACTAAAAAGGGTATCAAAGTACAATTTGTATTGCCACAGGCAATTGAAGGTGATGCTAAAGCAGAAGCAACTCAAAAATTACAAGCTAAATTAACTCAAGGATTATCCCAATATAATTTAACTGTATCTCAGGATACAGATGTACCATATTCAAATGTAATTGGATTCTTAATCCCAATTGCTGATTTTAAATTATTTATTAAAAATGCAATTAGTGGTGGGGGTAGTACTGAAACACCACCTCCTCCTCCTGCTGTGTAGTTATGATTAAAACTAAAAAAATGAGGCGAAAGATACCTGTATTCAGAGTAAGTTTGCTACCAGGAGTATCTTATAGTATACTAACAGAAACTCCTGAAATAATCCAAATTGTTATAGACGAAACTGTAGTTGCTATTAAAGAGGGAATTAATAAAAATAAAAAATCTATTTCATTATTCGAAGTAGCTAATTCAGAATACTATATCGAATTAAAAAAAGATAAGTGGAAATCATCTCTAGAAACAGCTCTTGATTATTATGCTGAAAAGGAAGAATATAATAAGTGTATTGAATGTAGAGATTTAATCAATAAATTGTAGTTATGGAAGAGCATACTCAAGGGATAAAAACGTCGATTGAAAGTATAATTGGTACTGATACAACGTTAAAGCGTAAGAGAAAAACTGAAGACGATATTAGTAGAGAAATGTTTGAAAAAGCAGTTCTGGCTATGGAGGAAATACAAGTACGAGGTAATTTACTTCATACTGAATTAAAGTTAGACCTTTATGAATACGATGAGAAATTTTTTGAGGTTATAGATAGATTATTTACTCTCCATTTTGGAAGAGAAGCAGGTGAAGTTATATTCTTCTACATATATGAAAGACTAAACCCAGATGGGTCAGTAAATCAATTATTAGATCAAGATGGACATCCAATTCCACTTGAAAATCCAACTGACCTTTGGAATTTGGCTAATCATTTAAGGAATAAAAAGAAAAAATAAGTTATGCCTTTAGCAAAAGTATTTAGCAGAGAAGACATTCTGCGCGCAATGCGATTTACAAAATCGAATCGTGCTGCTGCTCGTTACTTAGGCTGCTCGTATCAACATTATAAACCATATGCTAAATTATTTAGACTAGATGAATCCGACCCTCATTCGCCTACTCTATTTGACTCTCATAAAAACCAAAGTGGAAAAGGCATCCCAAAATTCCTCCCTAACCGAAAGCGAGATCCAAATGTTAAACTCATATTTGAAACCGGAACAGGATGGGAATCCTTCACCCCAGAAAAAATCAAATTTAAAGGAATAAAAGAAGGTTACTTAAAGGAAGAATGTTACCATTGTGGCTTCTGTGAACGCAGAGTAACTGATTATAAAATACCCCTATTATTAAATTTCAAAGATGGCAACCGCAATAATTATCTTCTTGATAATCTTGAGTTATTGTGTTACAACGATTATTTTCTACTTGTTGCTGACCCACTTACCCCAGATCAAGTGCGCCATATTGAAGACAATACTGAGGTTAAAGCAGTGGCTCATGAGTGGGACTTAGATGAGGCTCATCTTGAGAATATGAAAGCATTAGGTCTTTTGGATTAGGCAAAATAAGGTTGTATATTTAATCTATAAATAAAAAATATGCGTTACGAATTAGCACAACAATTTTCAGAGTTTCAACTATCAGCAGAAATAAAACAAGCTTGGAGAGCAGGAGTACAGTTAGTAGGTTCACTTGGGTTTACTAAGATGATGATGTTTGCAAATGAAACCCAACTAACTAATGACGACATTGACTATTTTATGAATATGAGACCAATGCGTAGTGAAGATGAAACACCAGAACAATTTAGACAGCGTTCCAAATTTTCTAAAGCGCTCCTAAAATACAGACCTCATTTATATGATTATTCAACATACGAAAAACAATAATAATGGCACAATATTTTCAAGTTAAAGTACAATTCACAGTAGAAGTGAATGGTAAATTAAAAAAGCAAAGTGTAAACTATCTAGTAGATGCTATGTCAGTAACTGAAGCAGAAGCTAGAATAGTAGAATACCTTACAGCTCAAGGCGAACAAGAATTTGAAGTTAAAGCAGCTTCAGAATCTAAAATCGCAGAAGTAATTTTATCAGCATGATCTTAGCAATTTATATAATATCAGTTATTTATTGTATCTATAAAATGTATAATAGTTACAGTAAGAAAAATAACGATCCTCTCTATGCAACTCCAGCCCTAGAAACACTAGCTATTCTAGTAATGGCTCCCGTTTTAATGGCAGTCGATGTCTCAATGACATGGATTAGGTTATATAAAGAGAGAAAACAATGATTGTAAGGTGGTGAAATGACCTAGGTCTGGCAGACACCCCCACTCGTCTCGTGGGCGCTGAAAAACGAAATAGGTAAATAGATATGGGTTGACCACAAAGCCGGCTATTTTGTCCATTACTGAATCGCAGCGTGAAGGTTCGACTCCTTCCCTTACAGCCTGAACACAGTACGTCTTAATTGACACGCACGACAACTTGGAATGGTGCACGCTGAACAAGCTCTGTGAACAACCACGAAGAATACCTCACTGGTGCGTAGGTAAGTTTCAAGTTCTTCTGACTGTGGGGAATAGACCCACTCTTGCCCTTGTGGTGGAATAGGTAGACACGCAGGACTTAAAATCCTGTTCGCCGAAAAAGCGAGTGCGGGTTCGATTCCCGCTGGGGGCACTAATAGTTATAGACATGGCATGTCATTATTTAAATTTAAAAAACAGTGATGAGTTTTACCTTAAACTCAAAGGTAGAGACCCAGATATTGTTTTAAAAATGGCTAAATGTGTGTTAAGTGCCTTTAAACGAGGTAAAGATCAGATAGATATATTTGATATTACCTTCAAAAATTTAGATGGATTAGTGTTTACCATTGATAAATCACAATACAAAGAATTACTTAGTAATTGTATGAATGATTTAATAGTAATGGAAGAATATGAATTGTGTGCTGAAATAAAGAAAATTTTGGAGGGTAAGAAAAGAGGTCGTAAATTGAAAACAGAAGTTCTTTGATAATATGGGGATGTTTGGTATTGATTGCTTTGCGATCGATAGTACTACATGCAGACGTTCGGTAGTGTCGTCTTAAAAAGCTACAAAACAATAACTGACGAAATGTCAACTATGACCTTCGAAGACTTGATGTCTTTCGTAGGCGCCGATTACGCTTTAGCAGCCTAGTCCGCATCGGGCGGTAGAGAGCCTAGGAACAGAACACAACAGCGAGTCGTACGCTATAGAGACGGCATCCGGACGCATATTGCGAGCCGTAGTTTTCCCTATAGTCATAAAATAGGGTGGTGGAAACGACCATAACGGTCAGCCCTACTGATCAGACTTGTTCAGATCTAAGCATGTGAAACGCTAGTATTATAGGTACTTAGTAAGACGTGGGTTCGAATCCCACCATCTCCACCAAATTTAATATATTTATATATACAAACTGTGGCCGAATAAGCTCTTGAGAGGGGCTAAGGCACTGGTGATATAGCTGAAAAGCTATTGAGCTGGGTACTACAGACGGATGAGATAAAACCACCATCACTAAGGGTAGAATGCGCAACCCAACAGTGCTCTGGATACGCCGAAGAAATTCAATGACGATCTCCGCAGGCGTCGCTGGTAGACAATCCAGCCTATCTCAACACATCGACTGATCATCTTTGTGGATAGTGGGTGAAAAGGGGTCCGTTCAGGGGTTATGGGTAATCGTTATTCCCATCAATTTACAGGGGCGACCGCAAGGTTGCCCCTTATTTTTTAATCTAAACCGTACCTAAAATGAAAAAGTTATTGTTATTTGTTATGTTGTTATTGTATTTGTTTGGTTACTCCCAAAATGGAGGTCAATTAAATGAAAACAATGTTTTGAGAATTGAATACGTTGGTTACAATGCTGGAAGTCACATATTCAAAATTATCAACAAAGTTAATTGTGATTTAGGAGTAAAAATAGATAAAGTAGGAGGTACATCCTCTCAAATAATGACTAGTCTACAAGAGACTATAGTTCTAATCACAGCACCTCAAACTCCCCAAGTAAATTTAAAAGTAAAAAGAGAATCAGGGGCAAATTGCAGACAAAACCCAGATAATGGTTGGGTTGAATTACAATCTACTGTTGTATTACCTATTAAATTTGGAGGTATTACCGCAGAAAGAGTAGGTCCTAATCTAATTAAACTTACGTTTGATGTTGAAGAAGATCATACTATTAAAAGTTATGGTATAATGGTTAGTAATGATGGAAAAACATTTAAGCGAGTGACAATTTTATTCCCTAATGGTATTGTACCTTATGGTTCAACAAGTCGTAAAAAATATTCTGTACTCGTAAAATTCTAATCTATGAAATATATTTTATTATTTATGGTAACTTTGTTATTTAATACTTGCACTAAAGAAAATACAACTCAAGTAACAGAGGCTCCAAAGCCGGTCTTGATTAGAGTTGAAGCAGAACATATTGATGGAGAAGTCATATATTCCCCTATTGTACTTGTAAGATAGAGAAATATTTATTGGTAGAACCCATTAAAAATTAATAATGAAGAACCTTCTACCATTTGCATTTGCATTTGTATTTACTATTTTATTATTTGCTACCTGTACTAAAGAAAAAACCACCACACGACCTGATAATCCAAAAGTTGAAGTCTGTGACTTTGGCCCACTTAACAATGATCCATTTAAGACAAGAGATGAGTTTGAAATGGCTAGAATAGGAGGATCAACTAGGTTAAAAGACTCAGATAGAGATGGTATTCTAGACAATGTAGACAATTGTCCAAAGGTAAAAAATGCAGATCAAAAAGACAGTGATAAAGATGGCATAGGTGATGCTTGCGATCCATATCCCTATGGTAATGAACCAACAACAGCGTCTGTTATTTTATTAGACTTCGATGGCTATTATTTAAATAACCCAATGTGGAATAATGGAGTAGCTAAACAATTATCACCAAGTGGACTATACCCAGCAGATATACAAACTATATTAGATAGTGTGTCTAAGGACTACGCCAAGTTTAATGTAATTGTAACTACAGACGAGAATGTTTATCTTAATGCTAGTATAGCAAAAAGAATGAGAGTGGTAATTACTACTTCTAGTGAAATATATCCTGGAGTTGCTGGTGTTGCATATGTCGGTAGTATGTTCTGGGGTGATAATACTCCATGCTTTGTATTCTCTAATACTATGTCTTATAATACATTAAGAATAAGAGTAGCTACCTCACATGAATCGGGACATACTGTAGGATTATATCATCAATCTGCATACGATGCTAATTGCAATCTCTTATATACCTATAAACCATGTGAAGGAATTAGTGGACCAATCATGGGATCTATTGGAGGTAATTGCTTAGCATTATGGTGGAAAGGACCAACTCCTAATGGATGTACATTTATCCAGGATGATGTTGCTGTAATTGCATCTCAAGTAGGATTAAAATAATTTGGTTCGGTCAAAATATCTTTATACATTTAAGTAAATAAAATAAAGTATATGAAAAAAGCAATTATTGCAGTTGCCGCTATGTTTTTGATCTCTTGCGGCGGATCAGGTGAAACCGTTACTAACGACTCAACAACTGTAGTTGACACTACCGTAGTAGTAGATTCAGTTAATGTTGATTCTGTCGGTGTTGGTGGTCAATCATCTCATGAAACCCCAATCAAATAAACTATACTTTTAGTATATTTATTGGTGCAAAAAATTGAGGTTGTATATAGAAATATATACAACCTTTTTTTATTTGACCATTAAAAATTAAAAGTATGAAAAATTTCTTCAAAGCGTTATTTAACGACGACAACAGCATTAATGAAAAAAGTTTTATTGGTTTCTGTGCATTTGTAATGATGGTAGTTTTTGCTGTAGCAGACATTGTTACTGGAACTCTTGGTAAAGAACTTGTAATTCAAGAGTTTATATTTAATGCCTTTATGTGGTTAACTTTAGGTTCTTTCGGTATTGGTTCTGTTGATAAATGGATCAATAAAGGAAAAGAATCTAATGATGGAGAACAGTAAAACATCAAATTTTTTATCCAATAACTGGAGTATCATTGTAGGTATCCTCACAGTAGCATTTGCCGCTGGAGGTATCTTCAGTGAGTTTAGGCTTATGCACAAAGAAATAGAAGAGCTTAAAAAAGAAACTGATAATAAAGTACAACAGATTATTGATGAACGCACTCGTAAATCGGCTTGGCTCGAAGAACAAGAACAACGCATCGATGATTTAGAAGAATGGAAAGCATTTGAAGACGGAAAACACAGTAAATAAAAATAACATGGCACCAAAAAAATCAGCAGTAGATTCAGTAGCAGGAGCAGTAAAACCTCCTATCTCATTTAAAGAATTTAGTAAAGACCCAGTTAAGGGTCTAATGTTTATTTGTATTATAGCAGTAGGCTATCTTTATGTTGATATCAAAATGTCAAATGAAAAGAATGTAGGTAAACAAGACGTCACAATTGAAAGATTAGAAGTAAAAGTAGACACTTTACAAACACAGGTAGTTAAACTTGTAGGTGAAGCATCTGCCCTTAATTCTAAGATTCAAGTATTAGAATCATTAAATAAAATACCCCAATAATGAGACTCATTTTATTATTAATATTCTTAGCTTCATGTAATGCTGTAAGTCAACAGCCGAGTGAAGAAATGAAGAAAGAAGCTGAATTTGAAGCGTTGCTTCGTAAAGCAGATTCTGTTAGGGCTGCAAATAAAGTCGCTATAGAAGCTGCTGATAAGAAAACAGAGCAAATAATAACTAAAACAGCTGAACAAATAACTGAGTTAAAACAGGAAGTAAACCAATTAAAACAAGAATTAAATGAGAATACTGTTAAGCCTAATACTGGCTCTAAGTTTAAATTTTTGCCAATCACAGACAATTCAGAAAATAAATAATAAGGAAGTTATTGTAATGTCTGTTGAGGATGGTGATAAGATAAATAAAGTATTTGTTGATAAGCAAAAACAAATAGATAGCTTAAAATTACACCTTGACTCAGTTAAATATTATCATAATCAATATATGATATTTAATGGTCAGCGTTTACAAAAAGTATATAACAGTTATAATCAAGAATTAAATAATTATAGATTAGCTAAAGCCGAAACAGATAGTATTAAAACACTATATCTAGCAAATAAAAAAATATATGAACATCGTGAGCGTGAATTTAGAAAGGAAAGAATAAATCAACAACTATTTACATTAGCAGTAATGTTTATTACAGTTGTATTGGCAATTAAATAATTTGGTTGTCCAAACAATAGGTTTTATATTTAATAGTTATGTATAAGATAAAACAATTCTTTAGGAATATTCGTAATTTAGTAAGGTGGTTTCCCATTATCTGGAAAGATAGAGACTGGGATGACCACTTTATTTTTGAGATACTTAAATTTAAACTCAAAAACCAAGCCGAATATATTGTTTACCACGATCGCCATGTTTCAGCTAAACGCGATGCTGAAATAATGATGTTGTGTGTTCGTTTGATTGAAAGGATACAAGATGAATTCTATGCGTGTGAGTACCAAAACTATCACGACTCAGAACTTATATTTGTTGATAGTGAAGATCATCCAGGTATGTATGAGATGATAACATTTGAAAAATCAGAACGCTATGATGAATATTTTAAAAAATACCCTAGAATAGCTAAACAATTTAAAATTAAGGATAAAGGTAAAAAAGCATTTAATATAGCTAAAACAAATCAAGAACGAGCTCACAAATTATTATTTAAAATACTAGAACAAAACATTACAAGATGGTGGGACTAATTATATTCATAATCGCATTATCAGCATCAATCGCTTGGCTATGGGTTGGTGGAATTGATTACATGATGAAAAATCACCCAGACTATAAGGGTGAAGATTTTTTTAATGAAGAAGATAAAAACGAAATATTATGAAATACGTACTAATATTCCTTGTGTTTGTAGCTATAGAAGTGATGCTACGAGCAGACCAACAGTATAAAATTATTGTTGCACAATCTAAATGTGATAGTATCCAACACGTTGCTGATTCATTACATTGGGAATTATTTCCAACTCAGGTTGAACTAGGTAGATATCAAGTTGCATATGAAATATTTGCCGAGCGTAATCCTAAAGCTGCTAGTCAATTTGGTGATATTATTTCAAATGAAACTGAATGAATAATCTAGATCGTCAATATAAAGAATTACTTCAACAAATCATCCACTTTGGTGTTGAAAAACAAGACCGTACAGGAACAGGTACTAAATCAATCTTCGGTTGGCAGATCAGACACAATATGAAGGAAGGATTTCCATTGTTAACTACAAAGAAGATGGCATTCAAAACAATGGTAACAGAATTACTTTGGTTCTTGAGAGGTGATACTAATATTAAATTCTTAGTTGATAATAATTGCCATATTTGGGATGGTGACGCTTATAAGAACTATCTAAGTAAAAATATGTTTGAGCATACTAAAACATTAGGTGCTAGACCTTATTCACAAGAAGAGTTCATCAACAAAATCAAAACCGATGATAAGTTTGCAAAAATATGGGGTGAATTAGGACCGATTTATGGTAAGAACTGGAGAAGTTGGGATGGTAAAAATAATGGCGGTGATGATGTGTACATAGACCAAATCGGAAACCTAATCAAAGAACTCAAAACAAATCCAGATAGCAGACGATTGATGGTTAGTGCTTGGAATGTAGGTGAATTAGACCAAATGGTATTACCACCTTGCCATTATGGATTTCAAGTTTATACGAGAGTGTTGAGTTTGGAAGAAAGAATGGACTTATCCCGAGAAAAACGACGTGTCTACTGGGATTGGCAAAATTGGAGTCTCGAAGATATGGAATGGAAAATGAATAATGAATGGAACACTCCAACTAGAGCAATCTCTTTAATGTGGAATCAACGTTCAGTAGATACATTTTTAGGTTTACCATTCAATATTGCTTCATATGGATTGTTACTTGAGATAATAGCTAAGGCAGTAAATATGATACCTGATGAATTGATTGGTAATTTAGGAGACGTACATTTATATAGTAATCATATTGAGCAAGCAGCTGAGCAATGTTCAAGACATCCTTATAAATTACCTAAGTTAAACATTAACACTGAATTCTGGCCTACTGAAAGCGGTTCGTGCGGTGAAGGACCTTTAGACGCTATCGCAGTATTTAATTCATTTCAAAATGATAATTTCTGTAAATGCCTATTAGAAGATGATATACAATTAGAAAATTATCAATCACATCCAGCAATTAAAGCACCACTTTCTAATTAAACTATATTTATGAGCATGATACGTACAGTCTTCGTTAAAGGGAAAGAATATCATGTTATTACAACATCCATTGAAGCCAATGGTATTGTAGCCCCTGTACAAATTCATATTAATATAAGTGGATTAGAGCAAGGAGAAAGGTTATTAATACAAAAACACGCTAATTTGTTATTAAACAAAGTACATAGAATACCTAAACCAAAACAACAACCAAAAAAACCTTGGTGGAAAGTTTGGTAATCCAAATCAACTAACATACTTTTATAGTTATGAAGACAGTAGTATTGGGTGATACCCACGGACGCTCTAACTGGAAATTAGCAATTTATCAAGAAGAACCTATTGATAGGCTTATCTTTATAGGTGATTACTTTGATTCATATGACATTCCTGGTGTTGAGCAAATAGATAATTTCAAAAACATTATTAAATACAAGGAAGATAACCCACAAGTTGAGGTTGTAATGTTGATTGGTAACCATGACCATCACTATTTCCCCGAAATTGGATATACAGGCACAAGTGGTTATCAACATAGAATCGCACCATCAATTACTCAAGTCATAGATGAGAATAGACATCATTTACAAATGGCTTATGGGTTTGATAATTACTTATTTACTCATGCTGGCGTAAGTCCTGTGTTTATGGATCAAGTATTTGGAAAAGATGATTGGTCTAAAGAGAGTGTAGTAGTAGATCTAAATGAATTGTTTAGATATAAGCCTAAAGCATTTGAATTCAATGGATTCGATGCGTATGGTGATAACTCAACTCAAACACCAATTTGGATTAGACCTAGATCTTTAATGTCTTCTAATAAGAAACATGAGAAAGGATTAAAGAAAGATTATATCCAAGTTGTAGGCCATACTCATATGAAACGAATTGATTTAAAAGGATCAGATCAATTTACAGGAGGTAGATATTATTTCATCGATACGATGGACACGTCAGGTGATTATTTAATTATAGAAGACAATAAATTAAGAATAAATTCAGTTAAATAATGATACACATTCAGGTTAGCATTGGTGAATTGATTGATAAATTATCTATTCTCCAAATCAAATTAGATAAAATAAAAAATGAGGAGAAATTACAACTCATAAATAATGAATTCGCTCTGCTACATAACACAGCAATACCATATCTTGAACATCCTGGTATGTCTGATTTGTATTCATCTTTAGTTGAGGTTAATTCTAGGCTTTGGGATGTAGAGGATCAATTAAGAATATTAGAATTAGAACAACGATTTGAAGGTGAATTTATTAGTTTGGCAAGGAAAGTTTATTATATTAATGATGAAAGATTTGAAATAAAAAATCAAATTAATTTGCTATTTAACTCAGAAATTAAAGAAGTAAAAGAATACGTTAAATATAAATAATATGAAAAAATTAAAATATATATTAGATGATTTGAGATGGATTAAAGCATTATTTAGCCCATTTACCCCATTTAAAGTTAAATGGTATATTGGTAAAACACAAGTTGGTACTCCATACTTCCTCCCTCGTAAATGGGTTAAGGCAACTCCTAAGTTGGCAACCGAAGCTGCATTGAAAACAATAGAAGAAAGAATAAAATGGAATGAACGAAATCCTGATTCAAAATTCAAACATACTGTAATATCATTTGATGAGGTATATAAAGAAAAGATGTGCTATTCATTCTCAGTACCACTTAAAGTGGGATTCGGTATGTGTGGTTTAGGCTGGAAGACAAAATGGGATCAATACGATATTAGACATGAATGGAACCCAGTAATATCATTTGTATTCTTTGGTTATCAAATAGCAGCTACATTTTATCACCCACATCAAAGTCATTATTGGGAATCATGGGTGTGCTATGAATATTGTTCAGATAAGAAACAATCTAAACGTGAGCGTATAGCATTTTGTAGACGTAAATGTCCACAAACATGGAGACAATTAGGTAAAAATGGTAAGGATAATATAGTAACTGACTATTGGGATCTAATACTCAAACCCAAGTATCTTAAACCTTGAAAATACTATTAAAAATACTAGAAGTACTAGGAATGATAGTAGCACTCCCTATAGCATTGTTATGGGGAGTTCATGGTTTAGTTATTTTGATTGGCATAATTTGGATATTAATTTCAGATCAAGAACCAGGATTTGAAGAATTTAATGCAATAGCATCAGTAGTATTGTTAGTAAAATTAATACAATTTATAATTAAAAAGATAAAATAAATAAGTTATGAAAGCAATATTAGAATTTAATTTACCTGATGATCAAACAGAATTTACATTAACAACTAACGCATCTAATTTTTGGAGTGTACTTTGGGAATTGGATCAGGATTTAAGAGCCAAAACTAAATATGCTTCTGATGATTTACCTGAAGACAAATATGATGCATATCAGGAAGTGAGAGATAAATTACATGAATTGATGTCTGAAAGTAATATAAGTTTTGATATGGTAAATTAACTTATGAAGAAGAAAAAACCAACTAAACAACAAGAGTATATTGTAATGAGTGAGTATGGTTATTTCACTGGTTTAAAATATGGTGGTGTACCACAGTGGTCAATGAATGAAGATGAGGCTAAACCACTCAATCACATGAATAAATTTGATACATTAGAGTATATTTGTCAAGGTCAAGAACTTATATTTGAACTAATATGAGAACAGAAGCCGAACGTTTAGCAAGTTATAGAGCATTATTCCTTGAAAAAGTAAAGAAATGGAAATGGGATGAACCTGAGGAATGTCCTTATAAGAGAAGAGGCCGTAAATTAAAAGCAACTGGTGTTAGAATTGAATCTAAACCACGAAGCGCAGGTGAAAGACAAGCACTTAAACAATCTAAATACAATTGGATATGAATTCAGTACACGCCTTACATTTTGATAAGTATAAAACAATTGATGGTACTTATTTTGGATTTGAACTATTTGAAGAAATTTTCAAAGTAATCAATGAACGTGGTTATCAACACAATGATCAAATGTTTAAAGCAGGTGTAGCAAGCGCTGAGGCTGTTGTTAGGCGTTTAAGAGAAGAATATTATGAGGCTATCTCCAAATCAATAATGGATATGTAGTGATATTTATAGGTATGAAATACCTATTATCCCTTCTATTATTGATTAGTTTTACTGTTTCAGCTCAAGATACAGTTACAATCACTCACAAAGCCTACAAGACAACATTTAGCAAATCCAAACATTACCCTGTTAAGGTTGAATGGTGGTTAACAAGAGCAATGTTAAATTGTTCAACCAAAGTAAAACGAACAGACAATTTTGGACCTGACCCTAAATTATTACAACACACTAATTTACAAGCTGACTATAATGCCTCAGGATATGATCGTGGCCATATATTTCCAGCAGCAGATGGTGCTTGTGATATAGTCAAAATGACTGAATCGTTTTACTTCAGCAATATGACTCCCCAAACACCACAATTAAACAGGGGTGATTGGAAATCATTAGAAGAAATGACACGTGAAGAATCACTTAAATATGATTCACTGTATATTTGGGCTGGTTCAGTTGGAGTAGCTAAAAAAATAGGTACAACATCAGTACCTAAACAATGTTGGAAGGTTATATATAATAAGAGAATGAATACATACGAAGCATTTTTGTTTGAGAATAATGGTAGTAAAGCAGATGGTTTAAAAAATAATGAAGTACCTGTTAGTGTGGTTGAGCAAATTACTGGATTTAAATTTAAAATAAATAAATAATAAATGCCAATTATTACTAAAGATCAAGCACAAGACAAAGCGAGTAGGAAATTAGATAGATCATTGCATAAAAAAACTAAACGTAAACCATTACACGAGGAAACATGGGCTGAATTAGGACAACGAGGAGCAAGTTTGGCTGAGCAATTTGAATGGCTTAAGTTTAGAAAACAACAACAAGAAAAATTTAAATAGTATGACTACCAACGCTGAAATGTACTTTAAATGTATGCAAATTGAAGCTCTTGTTTCATCAATGGTAATGTGTGGTATTACAGATAATAGAAAATTAGTTGAGGCGGTTAATAAGGAATTCCATCCCGAAACAGAATGGGAGCAAGAAATGTATAGTGAAGCAATTATATATGCTAAACAAGCCGTCCTAAATTAGGTCGGTCAGAATAATAAGTGTAGATTTAGTGTATTAAATAATTAAAAAATCAAAGGTTATGTCAAACGAATTACAAACAAACAACATGATTCTGGGTGAAGTATTTTCACTTGAGAGAATTAAAGCAATCGCTCCATCAGTATTTACAACTGAAAAAGCACCTCACCTAACAGACAAGTATATTCAAACCCCAACAGCACGTGTTGTAGAGGATTTGATGAGTTTGGGTTGGGAAGTAACTAAAGCACAAGAGGTAAAATCCCGTAAATATAAGGGATTCCAAAAACACATGGTTGTATTCCGTAACCCAAATATTATGATTAAGGGTAAAGACGGAGACGATTCATTTCCACAGATCCTACTTACCAATTCACATGATGGTAAAGCAGCATTCAACTTTAGAGTAGGTATCTTTAGGTTGGTATGTAGTAATGGATTGGTAGTTGCAGATGCTGATTTTAACAATGTTTCAATTAGGCACACTAACTACACCTTTGAAACACTACAAACTAAAATCCAGGAAATAATTGCTAAACTACCTAACCTGGTTCAGAAAATTAACTTGTTTAAGTCAACTGAATTGACTGATGATCAAATACAGGATTTTGCTACTAAAGCAATGCAATTGAGAACTAAAGCAAGAGTAAACATTATGGATGTACTTGCTGTTGATCGCCCTCAAGACGCAGGCAATGATATGTGGGCTGTGTTTAATAGGGTACAAGAAAAACTAATTGGTGGTTCATATAGAGCTGGTAAGCGTAAGGCTCGTTCGGTTAAGAACTTCCAAAAAGACATAGAGATAAACGAACAATTGTTCGAACTGGCTGAAAGTTACCTTTGATTTAAGTGAGGTTGGGGGTTCAAAACCCCCACCTTACATTTATTGTTATGAAGAAGAAACAAGAAGAAATATTTGTTGGGCTTGGTTCACATCTAAACATTCAAACATCACAGTTAGTAACATTAAATGAGGTTCTAACAGTGATGGAAAAAAATACTCCAATTGAATTGAGTGTTAAGGTTGAAGCTGATTTTAGTACAATACCTGAAAAATACCATGAGATATTCTTTAATATGATGTCTTCTAAATATCACGGTAAAGTATCGTTTAGTAATAATCCATTCTCAAAATGTTTACCTCAATCAAATAAAAAATGGTGGGAATTTTGGAAATAATAATGATAGTAGTATTAGGATTAGTAAACCTATACTTAATACTTCATATTCGTAAAATACAACAGGAATTAATTGAAATAGATAGGGAACAACATACCCAAAATATGGATATAATTGGTATGCTTAAGAAAATAAATGAATTGATTGAACATGCTAATGATAGTAAACAAGCCCATATTGATAGCCAAAAAGCAATATTGGAAATCATCTCCGTTTTAAATGGAGGAAGAATAAATTTCCCTTATATAGGTGTTGTGGGCGAAGCTTAAGTCATATATTTATTAAAAATTAAATAAAAATGGAAGTTAAAGACATTCTCAGCGAATTGATTACAGTAGCAACTAATGTACTGAATGAAAAGGGTCAACCTGATAATTTCGATTTGGAAGATTTCATTCAAACACTTGAAGATTACTACACTGAATTAGATGAAATTGGGCAATTTTATTTTGAATCCGATATGGAAGATGGATATGATTTTGATGAGGATGATTATTAATTGTCAAAGTTAGAATCATATATTCAATTAAATAAAGGTTATGAATAGAAATAATACACGCGTTTTAAGCGAAGATCAAATCCGAAATCTCACTCTACAGGTAGCTGAAGACCTAAGGAAATATCCATCGGAATCAGCCGAAGCACTTATAAATCTTTACCTTAATGGTGATGCTCAAGGTATGTTTGATACAGTAAGTGACTGGATTGAATATGCTGAAGATGAAATAAAAAGGCAGGAAGATAATTTAGATTATGATGACCAATTCACTCCACACTACAATATATGAAAACACTTGTAATACATCCGTTTGATAAAACGACTCACTTTCTAAGAGAGATATACGAAGATATCCCTACTAAAACAGTTATTACTGGTGGTTATACTATAGCTGAAGTGGAAAATCTTATATTGGCTCATAACCGAATTATAATGTTGGGGCATGGTTCACCAAATGGATTGTTTAGTGTTGGTCAATTTGGAGGTAGTAATGGGTATATAGTTGATTTTAAAACAGCCGAACTATTACGTGATAAACAAAACATATACATTTGGTGTCATGCTAATCAATTCGTAGAAAAACATAACCTAAAGGGATTATATAGTGGTATGTTTGTTAGTGAAGTAGGTGAAGCATTAGTATATAGCCTTAAAGGTGATAAGCGACTAATCGAAGAATCAAATAATACATTTGCATTCATGTTAGGTTCAGTTATTAATAAACCAATGAATGAAGCATATGAACAACTTAAATCAGAGTATGGTTGGTTAGCTGGGAGAAATGAAATAGCTAAATTCAATCATGAACGACTGATGCTGGCAGAATAAAGATATTATATTCATACAAATAAAATTAAAACGTATGAAAATTAATTTTAATGAGCTAAAACTTAACCCATTAGAAGTAGGACGATTTTCGATGCATTATGATGGTGATACTTGTTTAGGTATTACAGATCATTTTCTAAATAATACCTACAGTGAAGATGAATTTAAAGAACAAGTAGGTACTTTATATTATTTAGATGAATGGTTTAGTGTGGCTGATGAAATGGGTATTGAAGTTGAAAATGTCCCTGTTTATGATGTTCAAAATAATTTAACTAATAGAACGTATAGCGATTATGTTGATGGGCAAGGCGAAGGAGATTATATAATGGGCTAAATTCTGGTATTATATTCATACAAATAAAAAAATCAAAGGTTATGTCAAAAAAATTATTTGAAAAAGTTTATCCATTCGGATTCGAAGTCAACAAGTATGAAGGAGACAGGGGTTACACTATCACAGGTAATCTCAAAAGAGAGTATTGCTTTAAAGAGTATCGTAGTAATTACGATGTTGAGGAGCATATACAGGATCATATAGATTGTGATGGGATCGAATTCGATTCAGAGACTTGTCAGTTCTTTGCCTACGCCAAGACTGAGGAGAGAGCTGTAAAATTCTGTTTAGATATCCAAGCTTGGTTTGATAATATAAAAGAATTGGTAGGTTAAAATAGGCAGAGTAAATATTATATATTCAATCAAATAAAAATAAAAAATCAAAGGTTATGACTAAACAACAAACAATCGAGACACTACAAAAGCAACTCCCAGGATTCTACAGCGTAGAGCAAGTAATTAAAATGATCAATGACATTGAGGATTCCGAATCAACAGGAACACTCACTGATGAGCAAATTAATGATTTAGCAGATCAGATCGCATCTGGAATTGTGGATGATAGTATGGATTTGGTTTATAGTTATGATTTAACTATGAATTATAGAGAAGTAGAATTGGATAGTTTAGAACTCAATGAAAGTGATATAGCTGGATTAGCTAAGGATGCTATTAGAAATTTCTTATACAAGTAATAATAGAAGTGGGTGGGCAAAATTGCCCACCTACTTTCATTTCAAATTAAACGTTATGATAAACAACTTCACACTATTATTCGATGCATTCACTGTTTACGGCCGCACTGTAGTTCACGAAGTGATGGAACTAGCCGCGTGTTGTGATATTAAAACAGCATACGATACATACAAGAAAATGGGTATGGATAGGTACGCTGATTGTATTGAATATTTATTCTTCGAACATGAGTAATAATACATTCTTTTGGATATCGGAGTATATAGCGTACATTCCACTTGACAGTGAAAACCCAACATCACCTATTAACTACATAAATTGGAATTAACATGGCAGACTTTAGCAAACAATGGTGCGAAATAAACGATCCCGAATGTCCACATGATTTTGATATCATGGAGGAACATAGCAAATTAGAAACCGGATATAGTATAGGAATAATATGTGAAGGGTTTGGAATATTAGGTATAGCCAAGGGTCATAGTAATGAAGTATTAGTAGCAGTAGATTATCCCGAGGATGATGGTTATGTACATTGGATTGAATATGATAAGTTTATTGAAGATTACCTAAAAAGGTTCAATACAGAATAGCTTGCGGCTCTCACACCACTCCACTTTATACGTATATACGATTATCGGTTATTGGCAGAGTTTAGGTCATATATTCATACAAATAAAAAAGTATGGAAACCAAAATCATCAAAGAAGATATTCAACCTTATTGGGAAGATGAAACGAAACTAATTAAGGAGCAAACAGTAGTAAGTAATTACTCCAAGGATGGGTTTGATATTGAGTTGAAAAAAGAAATAGGGTGGTTCATAGATAGACCTAACGACGTAATGGTGTATAGAACATACGTTAAGATATTTAAAGAGGGTAAAATGCTTAAGAGGAGATTATGGTATGTTGAGAATCCTAACTATAGCGAATTCATAGATAACTTTATTAGGTTGTCAAAGTAGAAGTATTATATTCATACAAATCAAAGGTTATGATAAACAAAGAACAATTCCTCAGCGCAACGATCAATCAAATTTCTCAAGTCTATTCAGGTAAAGACCACCATTGCAGATGTGGTTGTGGTGGTGAATATGTAGCCACTTCATTTATGGAAGATCCACGTTCAGATGTAAACGATTCATTAGTAGCGAAACGCCTCGCACGAGCAAAGCGCTTGATAGAATCGGGTGCTGTTGTGGAGTATGGTGATACTTATGTTAACATTGAAACGGGAGATAATAAGGCACTAACGTTTTATTTTGATGAAATTAAAAAATAAATTATGAAATTCGAAATAACAGACCAGCAAGTACTCCGCACAGCATACTTCACTGTTGAAGGTGAAGATGGAACAGTTTACAACGTTAACTTGCAAGAAAACGAATGGTTTGATTCGTGGCAGGTAATGGATGAGGATGGTAATGAGGTAGAAGATGAAACGTTGAGAAACGAATTGATTGATTTGTGTGGTAACCAACTTGAACCCGATGAAGATGAATAATATAGAACCAGGCGATATAATAGAAACGTTGGTGGGTGGGCCATATAAGGTTATTAGCGTTAATGATAAGTTAATAACGTTTAAAATGAAGGAGGGAATAGGAATGACCATAACCAAACACGTAACTAAAGTAATAAGTAAAGTAAATGACGTGTGTGAGTATAGTGGGTTGCCATCAGTTAAATCATACGAAAATTAAATATTATGTTAATAGAAGCAATTAATTTATTTTGTCTTACTTGTATGGGCATAGCAGCAGTAATAGTGTTAATTCAAGAAATGATTAAATACTATAAAAGTAAATAAGTTATGAATATACGAATTAACGATATTGAATGCAGACAAACCACTTATAAACCTAAAGAGTATGAATTTGTAAAGTGGGAAAAGAATATGTACTATGGTACAGAGAAAGAATTATTAGATGAGGGATATGAAAGAATAGAATATGATAGTGGTGGTTGGGCAATGACACGTAGTAATCACACTATTGATAGTTCATGCTTTAAAAACCCGGAAACGTGTTATGTTATTGCTTGGTTGGAACCAAATCGCCGTGAACCCGATGTTAATTTGCTTAGCGTTGGTAGTAGGTTATTGGATCTTAGTGAGGAAGATATGGATGCGTTCTTTAGAGTGTATAAAATAGCAAATGAAATGATAATGGATATGATGAAAATGGAAAGTTTATGAAACAGAATATAACAGCAATGGAATGGTTTGTAGAGCAATTACCTATAAGGATAATCAACTCCTACTTGGCGGAAATAGCCAAGGCTAAAACAATGGAGAGGGAGCAAATACAAAAAGCATTT